GCGGATAACGCATCAGCTATAAATATCAAAGTCTTCTACCCGTCTTAGTAACGGCTCTTGTCCACGCACACCGTTAGATTCACCAAGTCTAGAAGTTAATTGATTTTTAAAATTACCGAATATCATGCCTTTGTTGTTGACCGTATCCAGTGAACGAGATCGCGGAACTTCTCCTTCTAAAAACACAGACTGCATTGGCTCAAACCCTTGCGGAGTTTGTAATCCAGGAATAACAATATTGTGTCCAACGGTAAGCATCAGCAACAAATTATTGGCTATGGTATCGTTGCTGCCCGAACCTGTACCGGGAGCAGAACCCAAACTAGGGGCGGGCTCTTGCTCTAATAATCGACGCTTGAGTTCTGCGACAATTTTATTGTTAGCAATCTTAGCCAGTACGGCTTTCGTACTATCCACAATTAACTTTAGCGGTAGCTCATAAATCTGTCCTAATATTCGAGTAATCTCTGCTTCTTCCATCCACGCCACATCGTCAATCAAGGCGCGACTAACAATTTTTTTACCGTAGTAATCATGCGCTTCATCCCCATTAAATTGTGCTACCCCTTCTAAGTACAAATGCGGGAGCATATTGGCAATTTGCTCAATGGTTGTGTATTTAAATTGATAAACCATCAGCGAAATCCCCTCCTCGCTCGACCTGCTATTGCACTCAACCTGTCTAACCGCCTTAAGCTAGAATCCGTTCGTCCTATCTTTTGGGCATACTCTTTTGCTGCGGCTAAGCTTCTTACACCTCCTGCATAACTCCTAAATATCTTGGCTACAGACTCACCACGCCTTAAGTGTTGGTCAAGCTTTCCTTGCCCCCGTAAAGCCGCGCTGATATTGGCACGATGTGCCTTACTAAGACGCTTCTTCTTGAACACCGTAAGTCGTCGTTCGCCTGCAAAAGGGGTAGGAACTTTTGGAGCCATCACGCTTCTTGCTTTACCCCAACCCGCAGCTAACGCCCCAACCCCCGCTGTCTGAATTAATGCGTCTCGAACTTGTCCACCCACGTGACCTGCCGCCCCTCTCGCACGCCGACCTAATCGCCGCATTCTCCTGCGGTTTTTGAATCGTTGAATACGGGCGCGTATGGGATTCATAAATTACGCACCCTAACTTTTGGTTGTTGTTGTCGTAGTCTTAGTGACAGCCACGGGCGTTACTTCAGACGTAATTACTGTGCCGCCACCATACATAGGTGGAGTCCAGTCCTTCTGAACTTTAGGGACAGGTCGCTCCCTTACAAAGTCCGGCTTCCGAAAGTCAGCAGGGATTTGCCCCAGTCGGTAAGTAAAATAGGCGTCGCTGGGGTAGTAGTTGTACGACGAACCAGATTTAGCGTAAAACCCTTTTTGAATGATAACTATTGCGTTTTCATCATTTAAATCGACCATTGCAATACTCCGCTACAAATTAAGCTGCACGACTTTGCCGCATTTCAGGCAGATTTAAGACTTCTCTGCTGTACAGTTTTTGGGGCTTCAGGAACACCGGTAATACGCTACCAATCCCTTCTGTTTGATCGCGCACCGGACGCATTTGTTTTTCATAGGTAATCACATTGAATCCGGTGGCAAAGTCACCCTCTACCGTGGGACCAATGAGCTGCTCACCCATTCCCTTCATCAAGAAGATGATGCGTCCATCATGGGTGAATCTCACCTTGCGCTTCTTCTGTCGCTGAACACCGTTTTCCATTACCCAATGGGTTTCGGTGAACTGCTCGTCATTTTCTATATAGCCAGGAAGCTCCAAGCGTTCCATCAAGTCACGTAGCTGATTTTTGGTAATCATGTCTACGCCTTGGATTACCAATCCCTGCATGTTAACTGTGCTCATCTTTCTCAAGACTGAGCGGCAGTTCATGATTTTGGTGGTAATTCCCCCACTCCACATATAGGAATCAGGCTTGCTACCGTCATTGGAATCTTTATAAATTTCATTCCACTCTTGGAGGTCTTCTAGTGGCGTCGCAGTTTCAGACTGATCCCATGCCTTAGCTGTACCTGCAAGGCTAGGAGGAAAGTGCGCCAGACGCCCTTGCGGATCATGCCCCCAATCCGCCTCTGGGTCACGATAATCAATGCTTTGCGAAACGTTAGTCAGAGGGGACACGTACCCGGTAATGTGTCCATACTGTAGGCACTGATACGTGAGAAACTTTAAGGCATCAAATAAAGATTTGGTAATGGTTTCGTAATTGCCAAACAACATCTTGGCAAAAGCTGGAGCGGAACCCCGAATTACACCACCATTAGCTGCCACTTCGTCGAAAAACTCGATACCCTTGGCTTGTGCCATTTGCAGGGCTTTTCGCATTTCGATTTGCTTTTGCTTGTCATACGCGATCGCAAGGGCTACTTCAAATAAACTGTAGGTTAGTTTTCGTAGTTCACCTTGTTCGATGAGAGGAACTTCTTGACCAACGCCTATCATCTGCGCGATCGGCGCTAACTGCTCAATGTAGTGTTGAAGTTCTTCAAAATCTTCTATGTAGCGAATATCTACAAATCCAGAAAGATGATCTTCCCGTTTCATGATGGCAGATGCCGTCTCATCAACGGTAATCTGCGACATCCTGTGGGCTTTATACTCTTCTAATACTGTGGCGATTAAGCCCATTTTTCTTTTCTCCTCTCTCCTTTATTCGCTATTTGTTTTAGTTAAAAGCAGGGATAAAACTGGTATCCGGTCGCAAATTAGACAAATGGTTAATACGAATTCCTTCCCGCCAATAAGGCATGTCTTTGACGTAAATACTGGCTTGCTCAATGGCTGTTAACGCTTTAGAGTCTGCGTGCATCCAATTTTCTGCGTGGGGATGATAGCCAAGTATTCGAGCAACGGGCATTCCTACGTTGACGCCCACAGGAACTGGGAAAGGCACATTCGCTTCTAGCGTTACTGTTCCATCACGCCCGATACTGGCAATCTTGCCAATTCGAGTTAACGGTGCCATACCTTGGGTTGGAGTCTTGGTAACAGTGCCAGTACTCACTGTTATGACCAAGTTGTAATTCGCTTCAGTATCTTTTGCGAAAACATAGAGTTCCGCGTCTCGGTTGGTCACCATCAAGTGACTACCCAAATACGGGTCTTTATGGATAAATTCCCGTAAGTCAATCGCTAACTGAGCAGGGGATAAACCGAAAGTTCCTTCCCACGTGTAAGTAACGTCGTAGCCATTAACTTGGAATCGGAAAGTAGCGTTTTGAGTAACACCCGTCAACGCAAGCCGCACCATCGGTTCGATGAAAAAAAGCTCATCACCCTGGGCGAATACTTGCTCTAATACAAGCTTTCCAGTTTTTTCTAGGAAGGCTTCCTCTACTTTCGATTCAGGTAAGTATGCTCCTCGCCCGTCTTTGAGGAAGCAGACGAATAGGTGTGACGGGTATTCCCAGTCTCCTCTGCGATTAAGCGAAAGACGATCATCCCTCATAATGGTGACCGCATTGGGGGTGCGCCAACCTTCTCCACGTGCAGCGGGAGGTGGTCCAGAATAACTATTGCGATGACGAGAAAACGACATAATCTAAAAGTTGAAAATTTAATTGCGACCTAGCATGTGCAAAATATTGCGACGCGCTTGAACTTCTAGGGCGTCTATTTCGCTTAGCTCCTCAGCGCTAAACTCAGCCTCATGACTCAGCATCTGAGGCGAGTAAAGCGGTGTACCACCTTCCGCAAACTCAGCAAACATCTCAATCGTTCGCGCTTTGTGCGCTAACTCCGAGGCATAATCTGTGCCATTTTGCTCACAGCACATCGAAAAACCCGCAAAGCGATCGCGTTCAGATTCCCAGCGCCCAAATTCCCGTTCAAACACGGCATAGGGCATAACGCCCATTTGCACTAAATCTGAAGCCTGCCGCTCCAAATCATCTAAAGCTTCACTGACATCTTGAGTGGTACGGGCTTGACTGAACTCTGCTTGCAGACGCTGATTTTGGCGGCGCTGATATAAGACTTCTTCTTCTAGAGCACCCACCGCGTCAACAATGGGGTCATCGTAGTAGTCTTCATCGTCGCCTTCGTACCCGCCCATCAAGACGTAGTAGTCCTCTTCAATGCCTTGATATTGCAGAGCAATTTCATCAAAGAGTTCTTCGGCTTGTTCCTCGGAGATTTCTCCGTTTTCAAAGAGTTCCTCAATGGCATCGCAGTCATTTTCTAGTTCCGCGATCGCGACATCGACGACCTCATCAAGTTCTTCAGGAGAAAGCTGCTCCAAAATAGCAATACCTTCTTCTTCAACTTCCTCAAGATCGTCTTCGTCTAACTCTTCGTCATCATCAAGAAGTTCATCTTCCGGGATATCTTCTAGGTCGGCTACTTCATCAAGAAGTGCTTCTAAATATTCCCGTTCGCTTTGGTAAAGGTCTTCGGCTTCCTCTTGAGTAAGAATACCTTCCTCTACGTCATCCAAGAGAGAGGCTTCAACAGTTCCAAGAATATCCTCAAGGGCTTCAATATCTCCCTCAAGCGCTAGTTCCTCAATGATGCTGTCGCCTTCTTCCTCTTCTTCGGGACTGAGTTCCTCGTAATACTCATCCTCAATCTCTTCGTATTCTTCCAGATTAGGACTGACAACAGCGGCATCAAAATTAGCAGTGCGAGAGAAAGTAGCTAACTTATTTTGCAAATGAGTTGATCGTCTATCGTGAAATTGCATAAAGCATCACCTTAATCAATTGGAATTGAGCGAGGTGCTCCTACTGATGCGCCACCCGTGATAGGAATGTTTCTTCTCGCTCGTTTACCAGCATTTCTACGACGCTTAGGTGCGATTCGTTCAGCCGCTCTATTCAAGCCAATTGCCGCTCTGCCGCCCACATTGGCAACGCTGTTACCCGCACCAGTCATCCCCCCAGCAATGCCTCTACGCACATGTCCAATATCTGCACCTAATCTGCGCGTGTTAAGCCCTATACGACCTCCTGGCAGGCGTCCATAACGAGAAGCTGCAAGTCCTGCGGCTGCTACACCAGCTAAACCCCCAATCCGAGCTGCACGACCTGCTGTAGTGCGACCTAAAATTGCGCTACCTTTCCCTTTTCCGCGACGACCACGGCCTCGTCTCCGAGCAAAATTAGCCGTACCGCCACCGTACATCGCATACGCAGCTTGCGCCATTGTTATTGCCACAAAGCATTCCTCCTAAATTTCCGTTTAATTTGGCAGCGTTTAAATGAGGCAAGGGTTGACGCCCTTGCCATTTGGACAGGCTTTTGCACTAATGCTTGTGCTTTACTTTTTGAATCGGGTGCGCCTGATGCTGGAGCCTGTTCCTCAGTCATGGGTTCAGACAAGCCCACTGTGTTTGAAAGCTTTGCCATCAACCCTTCCAATGCCTCAACCTGCAATTGTTCTGGGTCACGTCCCTGCAATTCTTCGTCTGATGCCATCGAGATTTGAGATGCCATCTCCCACCACATATTGAAGTGTTCGCTAGCCTCCTCATACGCAGCATCTTCATCCCAAGACTCTTGTTCTGCTTCGTCCCAAGTCAGGGCAAACTTAGCGGACTGTGATGTCTTTTTTTTGAAAATTCTCAAACCCGGAATTGCCGGCGTTGGTGTCGCTGAGATCTCTTTAATTACATCAACAGCAACGTCTAGTCCTGGTGATAGGGTAGAAATAACACCATCTGTGATTTTTTGGACGACATCTTTACCCTTCCCTACCAAGCGATCCGCAAAAATCCCTAACTTGCCAACAAGGTGTGGTAAGCCGGGAACATCTTTTGGACGCACTTTGCGAACCTCTAAGTGCCCGTCTAAGTCGCCAATGGTTGACCACTGCGTTTTCTGGTGGTCGGTAAGCCAAGGAATTCGATTGCCTTTGCTAAACCATGTATTTGTATTTTCAGCAATAGACAGCACCCTATCTTTCGAGAAAAAATGAGGGCGTCCCATTGAATCTTCGTGGTGCCCTTCGACAAGAACCAACGCCTTTTTGACCGCGATCGCGTCCTCGCCTTCTGGCTCAAATGCAGAGGCGTCTAACAATGCAGACTCAAAATAGCGAACGTCTTCTCGTCGTCGCGGCGTAGAGACGGATATCCGATCTCTACCCTTTCCGCGCTTGGTAAGGGTAGCCACAATGGTTACTTCATAAGGATTACACCAGCTATGCTACCTTTGTGTATAGGACGACGAAACTGTTAGTGTAAAGACTCTACCGTTTGTGCAAAATACACACCACTTGTGCAAAATGCGCGGCATTCAAAACCCTTTAGTCAATGAACAGCAGAGAGTAGACTTTTTGCAAAAGGTATCTCGAAACCTAAGAATTGCTAGAGTGTCGGCAAAACTAGACTCTCAATGTAAGGCGGCTGAAGTAGTAGGTTGCTCTCGCGATCGCATCACTAGAGCTGAAGGGGGAAAAGACATTAAAATCTCAGATTTACTGGAGTATGCGATCGCGTATGGTTGTGATATCAAAAAGTTTTTTGAGTAACACTAAGGTAATCGTCCTCGGTCGTAGTGCCTTGTGTTTCTCAAGTTATACGCTCCTTGATGCGTATCTCGATAATGATCCCACGCATTCCAGTTCTTGCGCGATCGCGATCTTCCTCCGGGCTTTCCTAGCCGAACCGTGCGTTCAACTAAGGGAGAAGCAGGGTAGTACTCACGCCCTTTACCAGGTACGTGAACAATAGCACCGCTATGCACGACTCTTGTAATAGGCTTGATGCTAGAAATACGGGTAGATTGAACAGACGCAAAAGGTTGTGACTGAATACTGGAAGCTTTGAGATGCGATAGTGGCAGGGATTTTCGCGCTAAAGTCACGCTACCAGCTACTAGCCCAAGAGCACCGACACCAATTCCTAGTAACGGTAAATTCCGCCGTTTGCGTTGTTGTTTTTTATGATTCCGTAGTAGCGTCATAGATATATATTTTTTGTCAATATGCTATCCAGTCCTTTCGCTAGGCAACGAGTCCGACAATTACAACAACTAGCTCGATACCATCAAAGAGCAGAGTTTGCCTTTGGTAGACGTAAACGCCAGAAAGCAAAAACCAGGCGTCGGCTCATGGTAAGTGCAGGGATACTGGGTGGGGGATTAGGGCTGACAGGTCTAATCGGAACGCTAGCAAAACGAGGCAGTAAAAGCAGTTCGAGTATTTCATCCCCTACAATATCCAGTGTAAGCCCAAAGAATATAACCAATCAATCTTCAGTATCTAGTGTAGGTACATCGAGGCAAAAGACCCCAAGTCTACCAAGCCAAAAATCAAAATCTATAGAATTTGAGCCTATAGCAATCAAACGAGCAACAGGCGCAAGAAAAAGAGAGATTAAAGCCCAGATTGTTGCAGAGCGAAAAGCTGCTTATTTAGGCGGAAAAACAGTAGCTGACATTAAAAGGAACAAGAAAAAATATCGCAACACCCAGAATGTATTAAAGCGTCGAATAGCCTTAGGCGGCGAAGGAAATGCATTAAGGAATTTACAGTCAGAACGTCAAGATATAAGGCGCGCTATTGCCAATCGAGAGTATAGCAATAGAAAAGAACTTAGGAAACTAGGACGTAATTATGCAAGAACTAGCGAAAAAATTACTAATGCCAAGACAGATGTCAGTCGAAGGCGCAATTCTGATTGGCACCGTCGCCTAGACGCCGCCGAAGCTTATTTAATAGCCAATGGGAGAGGCGCGAAAAAAACCTATTAATGACATATTCTTACTTTCCTCACAGAGCGCCTCGAAAGGGTAATGTTCTTCGGCATCCGACAAGCAGTGCGATGTCGGCAGGTTTGTATAGCAACCCGATCGCGCGACTCACCGCCGAAACCGTACAAGAGCTAAGCTGGCGTCCGGCAAAGGATAAACTGCGGGGGAAAGACTTCAAAAAACACACCTTGGATGATTACGCCGAGGTGCTGTTACTGGATGAAGTTATTAAATTTTGTTTTAAGTTAGTTGAACTGCGGGCCCGTGAAGCGTTTGGGACATACTCTCACGGCGATGAGAAAATTACTGAATTTATCCGAGGAACCATCGCTGACATGGATGGAACCTTAGAGGAATTCGTAGGTATCGCCTGTGCGATCGCGTTTTACTTCGGTTTTTTTACCGCAGAGATTGGTTGGAAATATAACACTCCTGGGTTTTACAAGCAGATGCGCTTAAAGCAGTTGCTGCCACATTCACCCTTAACCACACGCTTCAAGGGTAATCGTGATGGTTTGTTCAGGGTTGTTGATCGATCTGGTGGCGGGAAAGCAATTGAAATTCCTTACCAGAAGTGCATTCATTTGGTTAATCGCGACCCAGTTGACCCGACCAGTCCTTATGGGAATGGTGCAGGAGCAACGACGGTAGGCTTATTTAAAGCCAAGAGAACTTGTCTTAGTGAGTGGATTGTTGCTGGGAAAAATCAAAGCTCTGGTTTGTGGATCGTTCAAGCTAACACGTCTGATAGTGTTGTACTCACTGACCATAACGGTCGAGCACTGCAAGAGAATGGACGCGATCGCGTAGTCAGTGCAATTGAAAATGCCCGTTCTCAGCTAGAAGACTTTGACAAAAACAATTTTCTTGTGATGGACAAAGCTTACAGCATTAATTGGCAGGCAATGCCCACCGATACAGCTTTCTTTCAGACGGTGCTTGATGGTATTGACAGGCGACTATTTATGTCGATGAATGTGCCATACCTCGTGGCTAACGAAGGTGTTGGAGGTGGATTTGGGTATTCAGGTGTAGCTTCACTACAAAGTATTAATTTAGATAGTCAGATTAGCGCCATTGTTAAACAGGTGCGCGACCAGATTCTTGAAAAAATCGTCAAGCCTTTACTATTTAGGAATTTTGCCCTCAAGCCTAAGCAAGGCTGGGGCAAGTTTGATGTGGAGAAAACTAACGACCCAGGTCAGGCCGGTGCGAAAATTCAGAATATACTTGCGGCTGTAGGTGCGGGCGCGTTGCCGCTCGATAATAGCGTTAGCAATATGTTGCGTGACTTACTGGGGCTACCTAATCAGACCGAGGAGGAACGCCTCATCGCCATTCAAAAAGCCGTGGAAGTTCAACAAGCACAGCAAAACGGTGGTCAGCAACCTGCGGAACCCACCCCAAATGGCGATGAAGCGACAAAACAAAATTATCCCTGATGTACACGAAAAGTTTACACGCCTCTAAATGTCCAACCTCTTTGCTCCTAAATTAGTGTTCTTGTGTGCCCCAGATTTTGGGCAGTTTTGGCGCAAGCAGGGGTTAGAGGACTTGTTCTTGGGAGATACCCAAATTGTGTTGCGGTGCGATCGCGAAGACTATCAAACCCCAGTACAAGGGGAGCGCAATGTCTTTGTAGATTATTTTGGTGGGGTTCGAGTACAGGTAGGAACGCAGCGGCTGACCTTTAAGGCGTCGATTAAAGACCCGCGAGAAACAGCACTCATTATGATGACAGAGCTTGCCAAACCACCCGGCGGCAACCAGCAGGTTATTCTTACCTGCTACGACTACCACAGGCGGGTTGACCGAAACGATATGGTACGAGGCTTCCGGATCAGGCAAGGTATATTGCATGTAGACAGCGGGACGGGCACCTTGAGTCAGGGGTATATTCATTGCCCTAGTCGAATGGAAGTCGTGCCTGCTAATCGACAGTACTACACGCAAGGGTTTGGACTAGAGTTTATCGAGAAAGAACGAGATATTTGGAACCTTGGAGGCTAAAAATGACGCATCCCCTTTATTTTATTGACACCGAATTTATTGAAGATGGGCGTAGGCGCACCATAGACTTAATCAGTATTGGTGTTGTTAGTGCCGACGGACGCGAGTACTACGCCTGTAATGACGACTGTGATTTATCAAAAGCTAACGATTGGGTAAAAGCAAACGTCATTCCAAGCTTACCTTCAAAACACATCGGCACCAATCCAGGCGATCCAAGCGTGCATCCAAGTGTCAGAGACGATATTTTGAAATGGAAAACACGAGACGCGATCGCGCACGACATTCTAGAATTTTGCTCTCCTGAAAAGTATGGAAACCCTATTTTTTGGGGGGAATGGGCGAGTTATGACTGGGTCGTATTCTGCTGGATCTTTGGCAACATGATAGATTTGCCCAAAAACTTCCCTATGAGGTGCAGGGATGTTATTCAGTGGGCAGAAGACCATCTTGGTATAAATGCACAGGATCTACCGTCTAGTCTAGAAACCGAAGGCAATCACAATGCATTATTAGGTGCGCGATCGGTAAAACGAAAATGGATGTACTGCTTAGATCTTGAGGTGGCTAAAGCCGAAGCGAGGGCACAGTCCAATGCCTGATGTCTCTCGTGTACAGCGGCTAAGGGGAGGACGAATTCGGTATCGGGGACGTGTGTTTCCTGGTTTCAACAAGCCTCGACGTATCTCTCATCCAAAACATAAGGGTGAAGTTTTAGCAAAAGTAGACAACCGGGTTGCACATCTTCGCTTTGGAAGTAAGTCTCACAGACACAATTATTCGCCAGATGCCAAGCGAGACTATCTAAGACGCTCTGGTGGTATTCGAGATAAGAGTGGGCAATTAACTCGCAACAATAAACTCAAAAAAAATTACTGGTCGCGTTCGTTTTTGTGGTCTAAAAACACGCCAACAACTAGCGAAAAACGGTTAAAAAGACGAGCCGCTAACATGGCTCGATTAAATCGATTAATTGCGTTTAGATCTCGTAGATGGTAAAATATTAATGTCAAAACGATCGCGCTCCTCGGCTAAAAGTTCGCGATCGCCTTACCCAAGATAAAAAATGGGCTGTATTTATCTTATCAGAAACAAGGTAAACGATAAAGTTTACGTCGGACAAACGAAGTATGATTCGGTAAAAAAACGCTATAGAAACAAGAGGCTACAATACTTTGGCGGAAATGACCGTCCATTAGTCAAAGCGATAAAGAGTCATGGTATTGATGCTTTTGAATTCATAGATATCGAGACGAATGTACCAGATGAGAAGTTAGACGAAAGGGAGATACACAACATACAGCTTTATAAAGCAACACAAAGAGAATATGGCTACAACGTAGAAAGTGGTGGGAAAAGAAACAAAACCGTATCTGAGGAAACAAAAAAGAAAATAGCGCAATCCAGAATGTCTTCTCTAAACCACAGCTATAAATCAAGGAGCTGGTATCATCATATACATGGTTTCTTTGTGGGCGGTGTTTCCGACTTAGTACGAGCATTTCCAAATGAAAAGCTCAGTGCGGCAGCGCTATCACAACTTGCTTTACCTTATGGGAAACCAAAAAGTCACAAAGGATGGATCAGCCTAGATACACCAAAAGAAATAAACGTAGTAAAAATTGAAAGATTCCATTGGGTTCACCAACTTTATCCAGACTTCTATGGTTCTCCTACAGAACTCAAAAATAAATACCCGGAATTAAATTTATCGACTCGGCATTTATGGTCTATCGCACGGAAAAAAGATAATCGAGTAATACACAAAGGATGGACTACGGAAGGGTTAGAGTGTTCCCACACAAGAAAAATAGTTAGAGTATGGGAGTCACCAGAGGGGGAAAAGATTAAATGCTGTGCAACACAGCTAACGGAAAATTTCCCTATATTAAAAAGACACCAGCTTAAAGAACTCGTAGATGGAAAGAAAACAGAATTATATGGATGGAAGTACCTAGGAGACTTTAATATAGAGAAATTAAAAACAAAAGACCAAAACGAAACAGTATAGATAAACCCCGTCGCAGTTTTCGTTTTTATGCCGAAATCTCCGTATACCAACAATTTGTTGCGCGATCACGTAAAGAACGAAATCCTCAACAGCAATAAAGGCGGGCAGACCCGGACAGTGGAGTGCTAGAAAAACTCAACTAGTTGCCCAACAGTATCGTGTGGCTGGCGGTGGATACAAAAAAGGTGGTTTGCGGCAACGGCAAAGAAACTTGAAGCGCTGGACAAAGGCGGGGTGGCGCACGAACTCTGGCAGACCTAGCTTGCAGACAGGGGAGCAATATCTACCCGATCGTGCATGGTGGTGTCTATCTCCTGCCCAAAAAGCTGCAACCAACAGGGTCAAACGTGATCGCATGAAACGCGGCAATCAATTCGTCCCTAACCCAAGTGCGGTAAAACGCGCATCCCATCGGGCGAGAGTTGAGCGACTGAAACGTTTGCGACGATAGTACACTTAGAAAAACACAACGTCGAAAAAAATATGCTAACAGCCGCATACGAAAACTTGAAAGTTAGTGTTGCACCCAACGTCAAACAGCATGTAATTGGTATTGGGGATACTACCCGTGCCCTTGCAGTAGAAATTTGCAACCTGGGGAGCCAACCCCTTAAAAGCCTCATCATAAAATACCAGTCAGGTGCCGAAGGGCAATGGTTTGACCTAATCACGGAAAAGAGTGGTTTTACCACTCAGACTACGGTATTGCGGAAGTGGAATGGCGACAATCCCTACGATCTAGCACCTCAAAGAAAAGCCGCGCTGTACCTCGACGTATCTGAAATTTGGGCCCTGAAACTGGAGATGCAGTGCGTAGGAGAGCGTGATGCTTTTCCCATTCCCGAAACCAAGGTCAGTATCAGCTACTCTGCGTTGAAGAATTTGGGTATTGTTGGCGGCGCGATCGCGCCCATCAGCACGCCATCAGACGGTACATCTTCGGGCAAAGTTTACGAACCTGGGATCGAAAGGGTGACAGGCATTTGGACGTTGGCGACATCCCAAAGCATGAGCATCTATAACAAAGGTACAAAAGACGGCACACTGAAGGTAGGGACTAAAACTTACGTGATTCAGCCAGAAGAAACGCATTCATGGTCACCGCCTGGTGATAATACCTTAAGTGAAGTGACAATAGATGGTACTGGTACAATTTTGGTAGTTGACTACTTAGCTACTCTCTAACAATTGCCAACTAGCTATAGCTACAACCCACCACAGACAGGGAAAATCTCCAGCCAAGACGGGTATACCCGTGTGGCTATTCTTTGCTATTTGTGGCGACTTCCATTAGATAGCGCAGACACCCGCATAATCCGGGAGTACGACGAAGACCTAAACCAAACAACGTTTACTGTAAGTGGTTTACCTGTAGGGTCACGCCCACAGAAGTTATGGACGGATGGGGTTGAAGCCTTTGGAGCAAAACTTGCATTCAAAGACAATGGAATAATTGTAACTATTGCTCTCAAGAAATTAATCTTATTTAATCCTGGTTGGGAAATTGAAATAATTTCTCCAGCCTAGATGTACACGAAACGTTTACAAATTTCGGTGCGTTAGACCGAACCAAACAAAACCAAAGTTTCATCAATAATCGCGTAGTCAACTACACGACCCTGCTGCCGCCCGATCGAGACACGAAGAGACAAGCCTGAGTTAGCGGAAAGAATTGCTAAGAGGTCATCGGTTGTAAGCTCTTTGAGCTGCACAAGATTTGTCATGTCAATACGAAGTGCTGACGCGATCGCGTGCAGTTGTTTCAACCCGTCAATTTTTCCGTTCTCTAGTCGTGAAATAGTCGATCTTGAAAGGTTTGCACATTCTGCTAATTTTTCTTGGGAAAATCCCTTCAACGTTCGATAGCGTTCTACACGCCTACCGACGATTGCTGCTAATACCTCACCGGAAACTTGCATCAGTTTTGATTCAATTCTCAAATTTTGGACAACTACTGATGCTGACATATTAGCAATCCTAGAATTGCCTTATAGCAACAAAGGGCAAATATGGCTTTAAATGATTTGACCAGGGTCGCAATTCCTACTATCCGACAAGAAACAGCTATCAAGCCGCATCATGATATTGTTTACGACTTGGATCGGATTAGTATTGGTCCACCAGCTATTAGAGAAGGTCGTATTCATTTAGAGCAGCATGTTGTTGGCGCAGACCTTGACCAAATCATTTCAGACTACACCAGTGGTATTGGTGCTCTTAGAAGTGAAGTCAATAATTGGCAACGTGGTGTAACACGAGATTATACTGTCGCGGCATTAGCACCAACCCTAGCAGACGTAGCCACCGCTACAGTACCGACCTACCCCGCTCCTGCGCCTACTTACGCAAACTGGGTGTTAGTTCCAATTGGACCCGACGCGGGGATCTATGACCGAACAACCGGAACCGCTATTACACTCGACGGCTTCCCTGTAGGGACTCAGGTCACCGTTGATACATTAGCTGGTGATGGTGCGTCAGGAATTTTTCAAGTTAAGAACGAACCCACTGTTGGTGGCGTACCTCAGTTTGAGCCGTTTATTCGGTTCACACCTTATGATCGACGACTCGCGATAAAACTGGATGCCGATCAGCACACATTTTATTTAGATATTTCTCCTCGTTTAACTCAGGCTGGTGACATTCTCAGCTTCTCGCCAGCAACTGAAGCTGAATTAACTGGACTGCACGATACAGACAACACCATCATTCAAACCAATACCCAACAGCAGGGGCAAATTGATGGCAATGCACGTGATATTACGACTGAGCGGCTGCGTAATGACACTCAAGACACGCGACTAACAGCAAATGAAACGTTAGACACTCAGCAGAATACACGCTTAACGACGAACGAACAGGCAATTGAAGCAGAGCGTCAGCTCAATCAAACCCAAAACGGCACTCTTGATATCCACACGCAGCAACTGGGCAGTTTAGCAACGCGGACAACCCAGCTAGAGGGACGCCAGAATCTTGATGACGAACTCAATACCCAACAGCAATCTCGATTGTCGGGAATTGAGCAGCAATTGCCGACGTTTGATACACCTGAATTGAGAGATAGCGCGATCGCGCAGGCAATTCAAACGTTCTGGGCGAGCAAGTTCCCGAAAGTTGCTTTAATTTCTGGAGATTCCAGAGTTCAGGCGAATTACGATGCCGTGCGAAACGAGACAACGTTTGTTGTGTCTGGATTACCAGCAGGTTCGCACATATCGCGTGTTCGTGACCCGGAGGGTTATGCTGCTGAAATTTTAAAAGATCGCTCGATTAACAATGGCTCAACGCTGAGCTTTGCCGTCAAAGGTAATGTTCCACTCTCGGCAACTGCGGAAGGTGCTTGGAAAGTCAGTATTTCTGGTCATGTCCCACTGAACTACACAGAAACCGCCACAACGCCCCAGCCAACGCTCTAACCCTCCTGCCACCAATAGATGAAACCTTTTCAAAATATTTCATTTCCAGGAGATTCAAGACATCCGTGGGTGCAAGACCCTAGGGACAAGCGTTTCTTTTTTATTTCACTTACCAGGGCTTGGAATCCCCAAAAAGATACCTACTATGAGAAAAATCCTCAAACAGGGGAGTTCCAAGCTCTGGTCTTCGATCCCGATTTCTTGAATAAGCGGTTGAAGGGCAACGTCATCCCGGAGGATTCAATAGGTATTTCCAGTGATGGCTTAACGTTGTGGCGTTTTTCTTTGGATTCAACAGCAACGCTTGAGATCGAGAAAATGGCTTTCGATACAGCTGAAGAAAGCGGATATATCACCAGTAGTGGTCAGCTATACACTGACAAAGAAGGGAGGGTGCTTTCTCCGGCATGAATATCAAGCTAAACGACTCTAGTTTTCCTCGTGTCTTAGCAGAGCAACTGGCTGGGAAAGAATTTAAGTTAGGCGATGACTCTCTCGCTTTAGCAACCGAGCTAATTGAGTTTATTCGTAGCCAACTTGAATTAGAACAATACGTTAGGGTCGTAAATGGGCTTATCCCATCAGCTACCCTGCCCGCCAACTTCAGTACCCGCTATACTGCTGCTTCTCAGACCGAAATGTTTGCCCTAGGTGCGCGTATCGGTGAGACTTGCATTCGCACAGATCTGAATCCAAGGCAGGTGTTCACAGTCATTAACGAACCCAGTAACGTTCTAGCTAGCTGGGATAATATTACAGATCAGGTCACTGCAATCTTAATTAATGGGCAGCAAGGTCCCATCTTTAATTTGGCGGCAGTTGATGTTGGTGCTGACCCTGTGGGCAGTTCTGCTACTGTTAGAGCACTTCTTGACTCCCACGCAAATAGTCGTAACAATCCTCATCAAGTCTCTTTGTCTCAACTAGGAGCCACAGCTTTAGGACGGAGCTTGGTTGAGGCTTCTACAGCTACTTCTGTACTAGCAATCTTAGGTTTAGGGACAGCAGCGACAGCTAATGTTGGGGATTTTGATTTAATTGGTGCAGCTAAAGCGGTGCAGGACTTACTCACCAAGCATGTAGGCGATAGTAATAATCCTCATACCGTAAGCCTAGCTCAGCTCGGAGCAACCGCGTTGGGAATCGCGTTAGTTCAATCTGCCAATGCTGCGGCGGCAATCTCTCTTCTAGGTCTAGGAACTGCGGCTACCCGTAATTCTAGCGATTTCGATCCTAGTGGTTCAGCCGCGTCTGTATATGGGCAATTAGTAACCCATGCTCAAGACATCAATAACCCACACCAAGTAAGCTTAGCTCAACTGGGGGTTAGTACCTTTGGGATTAATTTTACCAAAGCCGCCACAGCCAAAGCCGCTAGATCTATCATCTCTCAAGGATACGACTACTATCAAACTTCTGTTCCCACTGCACCACTTATAGGAGAGTCTTGGGGAGAATTAGATGTTAACGGTGTATTAATTGACGAGTGGGTGTTTAACGGCTTGCGGTGGATAGGAAAACAAACTCTTGCAAAAGCATCAGCCCAAGCTAACTTCTCAACTTATCCTGGTGCTGTATTTTTTGGTTATTTTGGTTCATCGCGAGATATTTTAGTTCAAAGAATTTCATTCAATCATAACCAAGCCTCAGGGTTTGTCGCGGGATCTACTTATTGTTCAGCAAGATTTCAATTAACAGGTGTTCAGTTAGACCAAACGGGTAGCGGTACAAATTACCGGGAAATTGGCGTTGTCAATCAAATCTCCACAACCGCTTGTAGCGAAAAAGATATTAATCAGATTTTTACAACGGGTCTTCAACACTATGCTGTTGGTGTCCACGTTACAAAAGTAGGGACTGGAACTACTTCAACGATTTTTACTAGTTTTGGAATTCACTACAAGTGGGTCAGAAAATAAATGCAGTATTTAAAAATTGATGATAAAGGTTTTTTTCAAGATGTAGAAACTTTACAAGAAAACCCTAGTAGTCCTAATTATGTAGACACGCCTTGTACTGAAAGTTTTTTGAAGACACGTTGGATAGGCGACTGGGACACCGAGACACAACAATGGAAGCCTGGTGGCAAATGGGTTGAAGGGGCAACGGATGAGGAACTCAGCGTTTTCAAGGCACAATTCCCAACGGAGTCTCAAAGAGACTGGAAAAACCTCGCGATCGCGTTCCATACTTCAAATCTATACAACATCCACCTTCGGGAAGTAACAGCCGCCGCCGATCCAGAGTGGTCTGATAAACTTTGGTGGATTGACAAAGATATTACAGTTGTTTTTACGGCTTGGCTAGGGGATGAATTATCTAGAGTAACTCAACTAGAAAACGTGTTAATTAACTTATTTGAAACACTTAATAACGCAAAATTTTCTGCGTCTAGTGATGATAAAGCACAGATTATTAATGCTCTTAAAATGCATGGATTCTCAGATATTTCAGAAACTATCAGTAAGGAATATAAATGACTGGAATTAAACTCAACGATTCTAGTTTTCCTCGTATCTTAGCAAGACAGCTAGCTGGGAAAGAATTTAAGTTAGGTGATGACTCGCTTGTCTTGTCTGCTGAACTAATTGAGTTTGTTATCACGGAACTTAAATTAGATCAGTACGTTAAAACTGTCAACGGACTTGTCCCATCTAGTGTTCTACCTGTTAACTTTAGTACCCGATACACCGCCGCTTCTCAGGTAGAAATGCTGGCACTGAAAGCACGGATGGGCGAAACCTGTATTCGTACAGATTTGAATCCAAGGCAGGTGTTCACAGTCATTAACGAACCCAGCAACGTTCTAGCTAGCTGGGATAATATTACAGATCAGGTCACTGCAATCACAATTAATGGTCAGTCAGGTCCCATTTTTAATTTAACGGCGGCGGACGTTGGAGCAATAACCCAAGAACAGCTTACTACAGCACTGCTGGCGCTACGAAACACCCCTGACTTGCTACTGCCCGCCAGTGAAGCTTTAAGCAGCAATGCCCAGGTCAGTATATTTCAAGATACCGATGGTATCTTGAAAGCACGAAATGCTGACGCTAGGCTAGGGTTCGCTGGAATGGCGCATGGGACGACGAAAGCAGCAGCACCCGCTGGAGGAACTGCGGGAATCTTCAGGCGAGCACATGCAATTCCTGGAGAAAATCTTGACCCAACAAAGCCCTACTTCCTTTCGCATACTGAACCTGGAACGTTCACCTCTACATCCGTACCTGCGGGTTCTGGATATCTACATCAAGTTCTTGGCTTCCCAAATTCCAGTTCTGAACTTTGGTGGTTTTTTACTGTACCAACCTTACGTGTTTAATTAATTATTATGCCAACAGCAACTAGAAACGATGTAGATCTCGCTTCCGGATTTAATGAAACTCAAGTCATTGAAACTTTACTAACTCAATTTAGGGCAGCGGGTTTTCCAAATCCTTTTGACTATCAACCCGCTTCGTCTACAGGGACAAATCGATACATTGTCTATGAATTCATAAACGATGCAACCAAGACCAAAGGACGAGTTTATCTTCGCATTAGGTGGGTAATTAATGCCACAACGGGGGCAATTACTTTTTACTCTCAATTACTTGATAGCTGGAATTTAGGTACAAAAACTGGGACAAATGGCGGTACAGAAATAACATGCAACCTGGTTGTGTCTATGACGCCAGTACCTTTAGAAACAGTTGCCATTAATCACCCTGAGGTTCGAGGTGTTTGGCTAAGACAAGGTACTACCTTGGGGTGGCTTGTATTTATTAAACCTCTTAATTTAATAACTTGGGATGGTGTTCCGCTATTAGATCAAAACAGACAAGCTGTAGGCTATATACCAGCAGCTACTGACGCAAATACCGTATATTCTACAGCGGATACGTCTGGCAGTACAGACATAACGGGAACTTGGTACGTAGCTACTAATTCGTCTTTAGCTAATAAAAGTGTATCTTTAAATCGATATTCGATTGAACCTGCGCCCAGTGTTTATCCCAGTTCAGCTACAGGCGCTTTCTTACGCTTTAGCAATGACATTGCTACAACCGCATCTTCTGGACTTACAGTGTTTACTTTTTTTTCTGGAACAGGATACACTTTAATTTTCCCAAGAAGTAATTCAGGTCTAGCCATTCTTCTTCCTGCAAAAATTTAACAATTATGGCATTTTCTCAAGCAAAAGTTGATTCAATTTTGATTGAATCTCGACCGGATCATTTAAAAGGAAAAATTCTTCCTGTCTCTGTTAGAGGATGTATTAATATTGCGCTTGGAATCCCAGTGACCCATAATGTCAACGCGATCGCGTATGATAGTAAGGGCAGACAAGTCGAAGTTAAACCTGATGTCTTAGACTCAAGCATAGCTAAATCTTTAATTAAATTAACTTAGCGATCGCGTCTGTCATTTCTTTCGTCTACGCGATCATATAAGTTGCTTACCTGGACTTCAAGCCACAGGGTTTTTTGAGTTAGTTCGGTAATCTTTTCTTGCTGCTCAGACTTAATTTTAGTTAAGTCTTTAATATTTTCTTTATTTTCTTGAGCAACAGCCCACACAATTTTAAGCTTATCAAATAACCATTTAGCCGCGCCAGCCACCATTGGTACGGAACCTAAAATAGGCTTCCAATCAACATGGGCTGCTTCTTTATCTTGTAAACCAGACTGTAACACCCATGCAATAATAACAGCTATACCTACGCCAATAAGCAATAGGATTACTAAATCAATGTAGCTAGAATTCCGTACTGGAGGTTGCGTCATCTGTGTCTGGTTTTTTTACTTTATACTCCAAAAAGACATTTGGGGCTATTTGAATTTTTTCCCCACCTTTTAGTTCAATCACACCATCAACCCTAACCCCGTCTATCCACAGCCCATAGTTGCATGGCTGCGGCGTTTTTCCTATAGTGCCATCAACTAAATAGCACCCTGGTGGTTGTTGTGTAGGACGTTTTTTCTTAAAAGTACAATGAAATCGAGAAACAGCTTTGTCATCCAATTGTATCTGACACTCTTTACTGCGACCAACTAAAGTTATATCTTGTAGTTCAAATGTTGCACCTTCTGGATGAGCTGGAGATATAACAGAAACAAAATACCGTGTAACCCGTAAATTCGAGTTTGTTGAAGATTGATGAGTTTGTTTTAATCGAGCATTTACTGACTCTAATAATTCTTTTCTGGTAAATGGTTTCGTAATATAATCTTGTGCCCCAAGGTTCATGCCTTGACGTGTATCTTCCCTTGCTATGCGCGCCGTAAGAAGAATTACAGGTGTAGCTGCGGTATTTGGGTCACGACGAACTCGCTGTAGTAAGACAAGACCGTCGTCTTGACCCTGCATCGCAATATCACTAATTATGAGATCTGGCTTTGTATCACCACCAAATACTAAGCGCAATGCATCTGAAAGGTTAACGGCTTCTGTGACAACGTGTCCTTCATCTGAAAGAACTTCTACCAGATTCTCTCGAATAGCAGCGTCGTCTTCAACTACCAAAATTTGAGCAGCCACACAATTAATGGTTAACCTCTAACGGTACTTGCTTAAAACCCGCTTCGCGAAGCGCGTGCATACAATCCTCAATTCGTCTAAAAATACGGCTGCTCATTGCGACAATGCACCCAGCACTTCCAGGAGAGTAGCCCCGGTTCGCGTCATCATGAACAAAAAATTCTCCCCTACTTACCCCACTGATCATCACAGGGTCGGGAGTCATGTAGTAAGCATTCCCGTCTATGCCCTTAACCCCTCTTCGATCGTCAGGCAAAGTTCGCACCCAATAATGCGGAATCCCTACAGCACGATGTCCAGGTATGGGGCCTAACCCTTTCATTTTAGTCCCTCCGCTGTACTGGTAGGCTCTTTGCCCAGATGTACATTCAAAGGTTAGTTCTTCTCCTCGAAAACCATGTAATCTTAAGACGCCAACAATCAAGACGCCAGGCGGATGATCGTTTAAAGGCATATCGAAGGTAAAAACTGGCTTTAATGCTGTAGACGTGGAAATAGTAGGAGTTAAGGGCAAAGTACGCCACCGTTGCGCTAGCTCAGTTAAAACGTGAGGAGAGTTCCGCTCAAGCTCATCTTGCAGGTACGCGATCGCGCTGTCTTGATGCGGCAAACTTTTATAGTGGCGGCAGATATCAAGCAACTGAATCATGGAGACTTGCTGTCGCTGAAACAATTCCCCTTGTCGCAGCCACCAAGAGTCCAGTACCTCTGATCGCAGTTCAACAATACCTTGCTTCCACAACAAAGCTTCAGCAATTCTTCGACGCTTCAGTCCCAGTAACTCAATGCGTCCCTCCCCTCGGAACCACAACAACATCCGTTTTAATGCTTCATCGTGTTGTCCTTGATTAAGGAGTTTGAGGAAACCCGATTCTAAGAACTGCTCCTCAACGGCGTTGTAAGCAAAGCTAAGAATTGCCTCGTACTGGTTCTGGTCTAAAGGAACTTTAATCGCATTTTCAATAAAATTTTGCTTTGCTGCTATAGTTCTCAGCAAATACTGCTCTGCTTGAAGCTCAGTAATAGTCAGTCCCGGAGTGACCCAACCCCCTGTGGAGCCGTAACCAATGGTTAGCCAAGACTCATGCCTCCCTTTTCCCAAAGACACATGCTCGGCTTTAGGCGAAAATCCCTCAAAATACTTTATCAGCTTGAGCGCACGACTAATATCTCTCATCGGGAGGCGCGATCGCTCTAGCGTGATACAAGTCAGGTTGCGTAATCGCGTACTCTACTTCAGAAATATTATCGTCGCTAGCCTGAGTAACAGTCTGCGTCTGTATTTGATGAGGAGTTACTACGTTGGTAGTAGTTGTCCGCATCTCACCGTCCGCTGAAGCCTTCTTTGTTGCCGATGGCGGAGAGAACCAGTAACTAATCACTGTCCCTAAAAGCAAAAAGTAATTACTCTTGTCATCGACTTGCTTGTCTTTGGATAATTGGAAAATACAAAATCCTAGAACAACAAACGTTACAACGGCTTGAATGCAAAACTGCGGATTCAGCTCTGTGAAGCGAAACTTGGTATCCACTATAAAATCGGATAAAAGCCCTGAAAGCTTTATTATAATCGCCTTTTATTCTCGCCGACATGCTTAAACGTCATTGCAATCTCCGTATATTTACGGTGTTACGGATACTGAGTTTTGCTTAAAAATAAAGTATTGATTTGTAACAATCATGCTTGTTTGTTCTGTCCTATCCAAAACGCATCTGCCTAAAGATAGACAAATGGAAACATATAGAAAGCTAGACAACAACCAGTCAAGTGAAATTCTCTATTTCTTAGAAGGTCTGATTGAAGTTGTCAACGTCGAAGGTAAGTTCACATTTGACTTAATGTGTGATAAAGAGATTTATAATGCTCCAATATGCTACCAGCACAAAGAACAAGCACTTAGAGCTGCGAAATTTCAAGCCTTAAAAAGTGTATTAGTTGCTTCTCCCTATTGGGTCGTATCTTGCATGTGGGGTAGCGATCGCATACTCCTTCAGTCAGATGAATCCTTAGAATTCTTTGATGATTGTCGCCTTCAAGAAAATAAAAACTACTTTGAAAATCCAGTAATTCGACAAGAATTACTACGGAATCTCAAATGGCGACCAAAAGGAATTGAAACAAAAATTCGCTTGATTAATAAATCAGGCGAATTTTTGGAGGGTAAAGATACGCTTCAATTAATTGACTTGGGTCTTGATACCTGGGTCACGCTTGAAACGCTTGTTCCGACAGACTTCACAGCAAGCTAGGTCACGCTTAAGACCTGCCACATCCCCTCGGTAGGTAGAAGCCGAGGGGGCGTAATTTGGCTCATCGCCCAACCAAGGATTAGCTTCATTAAGTCTAGGACATAGCGCAGCAATCACAATCCAGTCATCAGATTGAATTCGCCACCCTTCTTCACCTGAATAAACTCCATGCAAAGCTCGCATACCTAGCTCTTTAGGGTGAAACCCAAGACCTACAATAGCAGCACGAAGTGTGCGGTAACCTGCGTCTGCAACACCACGCTGCAACAATTTTGATAAACGCTCTCGCTCTAATGGCGTTAAGCTATCTCCCATCTGCGACATATCTGTATCACCCTTACTTACGGTATCGGGTAATAGTTTATGTCGCAGATGACTCTTCCTAGTTTTGTTTTGCTTATCGCTTTGGTGGGGATTTATTACGGATAATGCCTGCAAAGCGTCACTCTTCCTCTGAAGAACGTTTCCCATCGCGTCTGCGCGATCACGCAATATCAAGGCAATAGCAATATCTTTTTCAGTTTCTGGCAATGACGCATAGAGGCTATAGACCTCGTCCAGTGAAGCGATTTTTGGGCGAATTGCCAGAAGCTGTTCCAAGCTCAGCTCATCATTAAAATACGCCTCTAACTCCTGCTCGCTGACTTTAAGGAGTTTTTGAGCGATCGCACGAAGCGTACCCGGTTGGGGCATAGTTTGCTTGTCTTCTGACGCAACCCATCGGTAAAAGGTTTGGTACGCGACGCCAAGAATTTGTGTAATCTGCGTAACGTCCATTGCGGGTCGAATCATTACGCCATTTATCTCCCCAGACCTGATAGTCTCTAGAAGCCTACTAATTTTTCTTAAATTTTCGGGTGACGTTTCTATACGCACAATTTGTTACAGGTAAACACACTCTATATTATCCATGATCGTACAAGAGTCTGTTGCTTCTGTTACAAACAATTAAAAAATATATTTTCGCATCTGCGACTGTTTTTTTCTCATCTGTGACATACAATTCTTTTAGAAAGAAAACACGACTAATCGCTACAGCACATTTGTACTATAGCGATCAATTGATTCTGTGTGCTTAAAATGGCTCAGTTTTTGTGCGGAAACGATTTGCGGGTTTTGCAATTTATTGCAGAAAATCCAAATATCCAAAACCGCCAATTGACCCTTACTTTTGCAACAACCTGCGACATCGCTCACGTTGTTGCGGGACTGCGCGATCGCGGATTAATTCGCCAACGTTGTTGCCGTCGATGGTCTAAGCATGTTTACAACATCACAAAAGACGGCAAGCGCCAGCTAACAAAATCTCAAAATACAATTGTAACACAGCATGCTAACACGAACAACAGAACAGACGATCAGCAATCAAGACAAAGAACTCTCAGAGTTGTTGGATAAATTAATAAACCTAGACTCTACCTTTGTCTGTTTTGACAATAGCGGAGGTAATTACCTTGTTCGTTTAAAAGAAAACTGGCTAACGATAGCGTGGCAATATTCAGATGACTTTGATTATATGCGTCTTGATCGTGCTTTGAGAGCACGCATCACTGAACGTGGCTGGTTTTATGGCTTAGGTCTGATGTCCAGTGCTGTTTTAAATACAAAACTCGCGAGAGTTTGTATACCAAGCTCAAAAGACTTATCATCCTCACCCTATATCCCTCGCCCTCTTTGGATTTGGGGGAGTCATGAAGAGGAAGACGCGATCGCGCTATTACGGTCGTATTGCAGAGCTGTTGAAAAAATAGAGGAGCTGATGGCTCATGCTAACAACCAAGTGGCATAGTTACAAAGCCCTCCATAAACCCAACCAGCTCATTTATGGTACGGGTAGTGTTGTGGTGATAATTACCTTGTGGAATTAGTGGAGAACCAGATTAAGGTTTCTCGCATGGATAAGCAAGGAACTACCGTGCGGCAATACTCAGGGCGAAATATACAAGCGTTGATGGACGCGATCGCGCTTGATGCTCCAGCCATGCGCCCGGATCATGCGTTGTACTTGGGTGTGATGCTTGAACGTGCTTGGAATGCTTTGCGATACGGCGAAAAGTTTATACAAGGCTAAAAACATTGATCGAAATTCCAAAATACACAGCCGTCACCGGCAGAATCGAAAGCTGGCTAAAAAATCCAGAAAGCAAGCTTCCTGTTTCTTGTACAGTACTCGAAGTACAAGACAGCATGGAAGGACGTGATGGGATTGAAGATTCTTGGATCTTTGCCTCTAAAGCATTACGGTACGCGGCTGGGGTGGCTTTAGATCTATCAAACCTCCGACCCAAAGGCAAAAGTAACGGACGCGGCTTAGTAGCATCGGGTCCAGTGAGTTTTTGCCAAATCTACTCCAAGCTAAACGAGACTATACGTCGTGGTGGGTGGTACAAGAATGGCGCGCTCACTGTTTATGTCGATCATCGACATCAAGATGCTGAAGAATTCTTAAACGCTAGCCGCAATGAACTCCCTTGGGTAAAAAGAGCGCTGTACGTTGATGAAAGTTTTCTGTCTTCCCCTTTGCTGCCCCTAATTAAAGCCAAAGTTGACGACGGAACTGTATGGCTTGCCAAGAAGCGCTGGGATAAAAACGGGAACAGACTTTTTTCTCAGGTTTGCTTAGAGATACTACTGCGATCAAGAGGCACATGTCTTCTTGCTCATGCCAACTTAGGAGAGACACCTATTGGGGCTATACCTTCAGCATTCAAAAACGCCATGAGGTTTTTGTGTGAAATACACAAAGTAACTGGTGTAGGAGAGTCCGAAATTTATCTATCACCTGAAGAAGACCGACAAGTTGGTTTGGGTGTACTGGGCTTAGCTAATCTGCTAGCCATTGAAGGGGTTAGCTACGCCGAACTCGTCCGAGCAATGGAAAAAGCCTTGTCTGCTGGCTACTGGGCTTGGAGCATGGACAAGGCCGAGCAAATTGCGCTAGCTCTGTTGGAAGGTTTCCAGCAGGCAGCGGCAGTAGCCAAAGCTTACGGCATGGATCGCGCCTTCACGGTAGCGCCAACAGCTAGCTGCTCTTACAGATATCGCGATCGCGAAGGCTACACCACAGCCCCTGAAATCTCGCCCCCAAACTGCCACCCCATTACGAAGGAAGTAGACCGGGACTCCGGCACGTTCGGCGTAATGACCTACCAGTATCACCCCAGCACGGAAACAGCGGCATCTGTGGAGTGGGATGTGCAGTGGCGGCTATTAAAGGTATGGCAGATGTATATGGAAAGTACCGGACTGGCACATTCAATTAGTGCCAATATCTGGGACAAGCAGGCAATTACAACCGAGTGGTTAAAAGATTGGTGGGAGTCCCCTTTGGTTACAACATACTACAGGCTTGTCACTCAGCAAGCTGCCGTGGATAAGAGTACAGTCTGGAACCAGTGTAACGACGAAGTTTGTTCAGCGTGTGCGGAGTAAGTAGTAAGAAATGTCGTTTTACAGCAATTTGCTAGCAAAAAAACGTTTGTGGTCCCCAACAATGGGGGATAAACAGCCAGTAATGCCAGGAAGCGAAGGAACTATTGGTCGCTGCTTGGCTTTGCGTGTACTGGAGATTCCCGTTGGGGACTGGGTGAACGAAACCCAAGAAAAAGGAACATTACCAGAAGACGCGATCACGCTCCTCAAATCCAACGCCGAGGACGAGCTTAAACACGACAAACTACTACAAATGGCGCACGACACTTATGCGTTGACTACGGTAGAGATGCAACAGGAAGCTAACGTGATCGCGCTCGAATGGTTCAAGCATCCAGACCCCCCAATAGTAAAAGCCTTCGTACTGGAAAATGCCGTGTTTTTTATCATTTTGCCCATCCTGCGGAAGTTTGGTGGACAAGGACTGAGAAATGCAGCGTTCGATATTAGCTCAGACGAAAGTATTCACGCGCCATGTAACAGAGCTGTAGCGAAACGTATGGGATACTCGTTCAGTCCAAGTTTGGATAAGCTACGTGATCGCACAGCCCGGTTTTTAGTGCGTGACTTAAATGCCCCTGGTAAGCTAGGTCTTCCTCAGCCTTGGCTAGATGCTTCAGAAAGCTTGTTGCATAAGGGACTAGCCCCTCAGTTACAAGAGACTCAAAATTACATAATGCCTGCGTTTTTTGAATCTCACGCTGCCGACCTCCCGCAGTACTCCTAGTTTGTACACGAATCGTTTACAGTGTCCCAACTAACACTTGCATTTGATCGCGTACCCATCCCTAACTATCCCAAGTACGCGATCGATTCTTCAGGAAACGTCTACGGGCGCAAAGGACAACCCCTCAAAGGTAACTTTGTTGATGGATACAACAAAGTCCACCTAGGTGATAAATACCATTACGTTCATCGACTCGTATTGCTGACATTCGTTGGTTCGTGTCCAGAGGGGTATGAGGCATGCCATAAAAACAGCGATCGCGCAGACAACCGCCTCTCAAATTTGTGTTGGGGGAGCAAGAAACGGAATGCGCGTGACCGAAAGAAACTAGGTTACCACCGCCCAGGTCTTAGCCCCGCACAGAAGGAACGTGCTCGCTATCTCTATGAGGTTGAGCGCTGGTCGTTTGATAAATTGCATAAGGAATTCAAATGTGATGACCATACCATCCGCAGATACGCCAAAAAATACGGCTGGCAACGCCAACAAGCCGCTTAGTCTTGTTAGGGCTGCTGGCATCCTGGATGAAGACTCCAACAGAGTGTTAGCGATTGCTGGTGAGCTAGAGCCTAAACCTGTGTGCCTTCAGCGCCTAGCAGGACGCATCGAGCGCCACACTCGCTTATCGCTAGGACAGAAAGAGCAGGCACTACACTTTTTGTTCCACCCTGCTTATACAAAGGATGGGTACGCGATCGCGCTCCAATACCTGCGATTGTGCCTAAACCCGCGATATACCGCCAGAGGTACGGCTTGGAAAGCCCGATAGTTAGCCGTGTAAACTATTCGTGTACTTCATCCAAGGTTTGATCAAGCGCTCGTGCTACTCGAATCAAGGTATTTAATCTTGCTCCAGCATATCTACTAGCTTCAAGTTTTTGAACTTGCTGCTCCGTTACACCCAGCCTATCTGCTAACCTCTTTTGAGTCCACCCCAAATCTTTACGTGTCTGAATCAACTCTAGACCAACATGTTCTAGAAATACTCTAACCCCAATTGACATACCTGTACGCAACTCAATTGCTGTGTTACTCTATCAGAGTAGCAAGAAAAACTGCAAAACAAAAGACAGCCGTCGTAGCCGTCTTTTGAGTAGTAAATATTTGATTAAGGCTTGATAATTGTGAGCAGTATTGAATGGACGGATGCCACATGGAATTGGTTAACTGGTTGTTCTCGTACCAGTCCGGAATGTGACTTTTGTTATGCAGCAGAGGCAGCCAAGTCAGCTCGGTTGCAACAGTTTTCCCAATATCAAGGGGTAGAGAAGTGGGATGGAACCGTCAATTTTGCGGAGAGTCAGCTAGAGAAGCCACTCTCATGGCGCAAGCCAAAACGAATATTCACCTGTTCGATGTCGGATGTATTCCACGAAAACGTTCCTGATGAATGGCGCGATCGCGCTTTTGCAGTCATGGCGATCGCGAATCACCACACGTATCAAGTTCTAACGAAGCGAACCGCAAGGATGGTGGAATATTTTTCTCAACCTAACCTCGGCAAGCGCTGGGCAAAGATTATTGAGAGTAATTTTATGTCTAGTCCATGCCTTGGGCATTTATTGGACGAGCTAAAAGAGGACTGCTTTTTAGGTAATGTGTGGCTTGGAACTACAGCTGGGTGCCAAGAGTCTGTACGTGATCGCGTACCTCTAATATCTGGGCTAACAGATAAAGGCTGGACAACCTTCATTAGTGCAGAACCACTACTTGAAGAACTGCATTTAGGTTTTGCCTTTCCTGGGTATCGAGTTAGTTGGGTTATCACTGGTGCTGAGTCTGGTCGTAGTGCTCGTCCAATGAATGAAGACTGGGTAAGAAATTTACGCGATCAATGCGTAGAGGCGGATGTAGCGTTCTTCTACAAGCAAGATTTTAAAAAAGGCAAAAAAATCAGCTTGCCAGAACTAGACGGTAAGCAGTGGGCTGAATTTCCACAAAAACAGGAGGTGGCAGCGTGATTGTTGCTCGTGTCGAAGAATCAAAGCGCGGAAACTGGTTCGGTCCTATTGTCGCGATCGCGTCCATACCATTCGACGACAAAGCTCCCGAACTCGCTCGGTTACTCAAAGGTCGAAAAGGGCAGCTACGGGATTCCAAGATGATGTCCAAGATCGTTCGCCAGAAACTTCTACCTCAAATTCAAGAGTCTATTATCTGGCGTATTGGCTACGCTACAGCGACTGAAATTGAGCGAAACGGTATTTACTGGGCTTGGGCAAAGGCTTGTGATAGAGCCGTACAAAAACTCCCCATTGTCCCAGATCGCGTACTGGTTGATGGCAACCAAAAGATTCCTTGCCTCGAAATTCCCCAGACAACTTTGGTTGATGGAGACAAGCGAGATTTCTGCCTTGCTGCCTCCAGCGTGATCGTCAAAGAATGGTCCGACGGTTTAGTAGAACGACTAGGAAAGAAATACCCTCATGCATTGGACAAGCATCACGGATATGGCACGGTACAGCATCGCCAAGAACTAGCACTACACGGGCTAACTCCTCAGCATCGTAAAGGCTTCTGCCAGCGGTACGCCTAGTATGTACACGAATCGTGTACATACTTCTCTACTGGAGAAGCTTTCAAAGCCTCAAGCATCTTCTCCAGTAGTTCCTTCCCTGTCCCGTATTCTTCTAATTCAGGGTGCTCAATCAAAAAGTCTATGTACTCGCGAAGGACATCTGATTTTGTAGCTTTTACGCGATCGCAGTACTCGCTAAATTCTTCTAAAAGTCTTGGCTCAATCCAAACTGCCATCGGCTTGGACTTAACTCGCTTCTCTAATCTCTTCTCTCGTTCTGGCTTTACACAAAATCTAATATCAACATGCGGCTTTTTCTCTCGGGCAGTACGCAATATAGGCATCGGAACGCCATTCAAAGGAGGCTTAAAGTGACTAATCAAAGCCTTCTCTATTTCCAAGAGCAAAGCTGGATCACTCACTTCTACCCAAGCAATTCGGACATCACCAATTTCAACCAATTCTTGAAAACGATGGTGCTGTCGCCATCTAAAGCGAACTCGTATCGACTTGCCTACGTACAAAACAATCTTGTCTTTTGCTATAGCCAAGTAAATACCTGCGGAATCAGGCAGCAGCTTTCTGTCTTCCAATGGAACACTAGGAAGACTATCTACAAATTCATTTGTGAAATACATCTAAGACTCGTTATTCTTCTTAACAACCTCTCTCGCAAGGTTCATTCCGCCAGATCGCAGCATAATTTCCAACAATTCCGATCGCGTAAGCCCCAATTCAAACGAAAGATTGTCCAATTCGTCCGAAATCGTCTCAGTCAGAACAAAGTTATAACGCTTCTTTACTTCACCGTATTTGAACACTTCCGCTTTTTTGGGGCGTTTGACCATGGTATGGGGTGTATACACAATTCCACAACTTTAACTTACCTAACTAGCTTACCTTGGTGTTGCATAATTAAACAAGTGTGTATACAATTATATTATCCCAAAACGGCGAAACACCTCATGCCGGAGGTGTTTCCAATTGTTCTTATTGAATTCGCCAAACTAATTAGCTTCTTAGCTTTTGGCTTGCTAATTAGCCTTCTACCTTACAGCCCAACAAAGGGTTCTGTTTGCTTATGAGTATATCTGGTAATGTACCCCCACTGCAAGGGGGGTGGTTCGTACTTATCGAGAGTTCTTCTCCCTCTCCTCTTCACTGGCTAGGTTGGACGGTACTACTTTGGTCAAAACCTGCGGATAAAATTTGTGTCGAGGAGAACCGCCGTGACGTCGCAGAATGACACTACTGTCCCGCAGCCATTCGACGCTGTTTTGGGGGGTATACCCCTGCAAAAGCTGATTAAGCTCACCCAAATCGAGGTGATTACAGGTGTAGGAAAATATAAGGTTCCGGCTATTGTGACAGGTCAGCTAGCCGTTAATCGTGACCCTCTAGTAGAAAAATGGGTAATCACCCATGTCAGGTCTGGAAGACGAATAGCAGACCGCAAACGCAGCATTCAATTCGATACTGAATTCTCACTCTTTGGTGCCTTATATGTGGCGATGTCTCTAGAAAAGCTTGATTTTTCTTGGTTTACCCAAGATGCGAAGTTAAATACGAAAAAAGCACCGAATGGGTTTCGCGATCGCATTGCAGAAATCCTACAAGAGGCTAGGAACTGGGAAGTTAACGCACTGACAACAAGCCTAGAACCAATTCAGGAGGAAGAAAGATGAGCAGTACTACCGACTAGAGATCAATCACGAAGTAGCCCTAGTAAGAAAAATTCGCCGCGATCCACTAGCCGACTTAAAGGTCAAAGTGCTTCAGGTCAATCATCTTGTCCTAGAACCAGAGGGCAGACCTTATACCTCAACATCCTGGTTGTTTGCAGGGTATCTAAAACATGACGGAGCGCTATTCATTCCCGCTACAGCAACGTACGATCCAGCTGGTTGCGAGAAACAATTACGCGGTAGAGCGTACCAAGCACTAATCACCAAGGGCAGAAGTTAAACAAATTTGTGCCTTTGGTGTAATAAATGCGACACAACACTTATTCATTTGCAAAAAAGATGGACGACCTATTAGAGTACTACAAAAACAAACTTGAGAATCTTGCAACACATTGCAGAGTGGAGACAATTCATTATTTTGACGAATCCAATGGACCACAGGTATGGGGCGATTACTGTGGAGACTGCGCGGAATGGATAGTTAGCCTAACCCGTTGCAAGCTTGTAATGGGTTGCCTCGCACTCTTGGCGCATCCATTACTCAGACAACGCTATTACCAGTTTTATCAACCGTGGTGGGAGTTTAGCTACTGGGGGGAAAGCGAAATTCACCCTCATATAGAAATTTGCGCGGAAAAAGACAGCATGTCTTGCTGTGATCGCTGTGGCGTAATTCTGTCCTACAGCCTTACTGAATACGGTGTTAGGACGGAAATTGAGCATTTTGAGTCTTTGGATGTCAACTCAGTTAATTCACGTAACGCTTACCAACTTTGGCAAGTATTTCAATCAGGCATAGACCTTGAAATTGAATACGAGCGATTAGCGGCATTAGGAGAAAAGTTTCTAGGGAAAATCGCGTACCAAGCACTAATCACCAAGGACAGAAGTTAAACAAATTTGTGTCGCATTTATGTAACAAATGCGACACAAAACTAACCCATTTGCGACATTATACTACGATGATGGCTATTTCACGTCCAGCCTTACGTTATCCCGGTGGTAAATTTCGGGATGGGTATTGGATTATCAACCACTTCCCCAAACACATGACTTACTGCGAACCATTCGGTGGTGGTGGTTCAGTCCTACTACTTAAGCAACCTTCGACCTATGAGTTCTACAATGATCTCGACGGAGAGGTTGTTAACTTCTTCAAGATGCTGCGTGACAGAGGAAGCGCGTTAATTGAGAAGATTCAACTCACGCCTTACAGCCGAGTAGAACAAGAACTCAGCCGTATTCCAGAAGGTGATGAATTGGAAAGGGCGAGACGTTTCTATACCAGAAGTTGGCAGACCATAAATGGTGCAGAAAAACGTTATGCCTCTGGCTGGCGAAATATATATAAAAGTACTCGCGGGACTGATGTGATTCGCGAGTGGAATAACACTGAACACTTGCAGGCAGTTGTTTGGCGGCTTCGTCAAGTTCAGATTGAAAACCGTCCAGCCTTAGATTTAGTTAAGCGCATTGATACTGAGGAAACTCTGTTTTATTTCGATCCACCCTATGTAAAGAGCACTCGATCTGAAAAGCATAGAGATTTGTATAAATTTGAGTTGAACGACGAAGAACATTGTCAACTAAGTAAAGTCATTCATTCGCTCAAAGGAATGAGCATCATCTCTGGGTATGACTGTGCGTTATATCGAGAACTCTTTAAGGATTTTTACTTAGTTAAGAAAAAGACAACCAAAAATCATGGCAAAACAGCCATTGAATGTCTTTGGCTTTCACCAAATGTCATAAAAAGTCAACAACAATTAAACCTATTTGAGGTGCAGTAATGGGTAAAACATCATGCGTCAGACACTCACCAAACGCTAGATACGTGAAATTGAGAGAAGACTATATCGCAATTTGTGATGGACTTGATTGTGCAGCAAAAATACTCGATTTATTTGAGTATTGGACAAACTGCAAACTTGAGGCAATCAAAGAGGTTCGCTCATACAACACGATGGCTAAAAAGCTGAAACAGCCTGAGATGAACGAACCCACATTGTGGTTATACGAAAGAGTTGCAGATTTTCGCGAAGGTTTACTCAATGATCCGAAATTTAGAAAAGCCGTTGGACGCCCAGGGACAGGTTCTGCGGATACACACATCAAAGCTAGTCTTAAGTTTTTGCACAAAAAAGGCTTTATCAGCTGGCGGGCATCTAGACAAAAGTGTGACAACACAAAAGAGTACCTATTGAATACGAGCGTTGTACAAAAAGCCATTGACGCTTGGTGGGAACATCAGCAAAGCGCTGAAAGCCTTGAAAAATCAGATGAGTCAGATTTGACTGACCATGAGTCAGATTTGACCGACCATGAGTCAGATTTGACCGACCATGAGTCAGATTTGACCGACCATGAGTCAGATTTGACCGATATCTTTACTAATAGTCAATCTATTAGTCTTCCTAAAAATTCCTACTATTCCTCCAACGAAGCGCCCCCTAAACCCGGCGCACCCCCCACCCAAGAAAGCGTGTGTGTGGCAGACCCGGAGGTCAGTCAAGAGGACAAAGGCAATAGCAACAACCTCAAAGACTCTCAAACAACCACCCTGGCTACGAAACAGGATTTAATCAGCATCCGGGAAGAAAGCATAGTTTCTGGTAAAGACAAAAATTCCGCTGCGACGAATGAGAATGATTATCAAAAGAGCTTGTCTGATGCAGAAATTGCAAAAGCCAAAGCAAAACTTGAATCTAGGTACACGGAAGGCAGATTAGCTAAGCAATGGTTAGAGGACAAGACTTTTCACAAGTTTATTGCTGAGCACCACCTAGTAAATACGTCTCATTGGCAAAAAGCATCTAGACCCCCGCAAGGAAATGATGCCAAAAGCTGGGTCAGAACTAAGCTCAAGGAAGATGCTGGGATTATCCAAGACAAGTGGGAAGCTTATCAGCAAGAGCTGGCGCGACGTGTAGAAGTTGAGCAAATCAAACAACCTGCTGCTGAACCAGCAGTAGCTGAGCAGGCACCGCCCCGCAAAAACAACCAGTTTCAGTTTTACAGGTCAGCCATCAAGTCCAACGTACCCATACTGCGTCCCCATCGAGAGCGTGGGATTGAGTGGGCAAAGCAGCAGCCAAACGTGGCTCTAGTCTTCGATGACAACGGCGAAGTAATCGACATAGAGGAATTTTAAATGCAAGAACTTAAGCAGCAACTAGAAGCGCAGTTCTCATCTGCGCCCATGCTTCCACCGCAAAACGTTGAGGCTGAGGAAGCTGTCCTAGGGGGAATACTTCTCGACCCAGGAGCTATAGCTCGTGTAGCAGACCTTTTGCCGCCAGATGCGTTTTACATCGCAGCCCACAAAGAAATCTACAAAGCCGCACTAGCGCTTTATCACGCCGGACGTCCCACAGATTTGTTGCATCTTTCCACTTGGGTCTTCGATCATCACCTGAGCGACAAAATTGGTGGGAATAACAAGCTTGCCGAATTGGTTGACCGGACGGTATCCGCTATCAATATCGACCGATATGCGGCACTGCTTTTGGATAAGTGGCAGCGGCGGCGCTTAATTCATGCTGGGAACGAGATTGTTCAGTTGGGGTATGACACGAGCCGTGAGTTGGAGGAGGTAACCAACGAGTCAGAGCAGAAAGTCTTTGCCTTGTCTCGTCAGTCTCAAAACAACACGGCAACATCTGACCTCTGTGACACGATCGCGTCATGTTATGGACGAATTGAGCAAATTTCTTCTGGTCAGACAGCACCGGGTATACCTTCAGGCTTCTACGACCTGGATGCTAAGACTGGTGGTTTTGGGCGTGGTGACTTGATAGTTGTTGCTGGGCGGCCGGCGATGGGAAAAACCGCTTTTGCCACGGGCTGTGCTCGCAACGTGGCTGACAAAGAGCCTACGCTCATTTTCAGTCTGGAGATGAGCAAAGAGCAGCTAGGCGACAGATTTCTCTCGACTGAATCTGGTGTTCCTTCCGAGCGGATGCGGACGGGGAAGCTCCAAGACAATGACTGGGCAGCACTGTCAGACGCATTGGGGACACTAGCAAGCCTTCCAGTTGTGATCAACGACCAAAGCATCATCACGGTTGCTCAGATGGCTAGTATCGCCCGCCAAGTCTCTATCGACAAAGGAGGGCTTGGGATGGTCTTGATTGATTACGTACAGCTTATGGGGGAGGGTAAGGATAATCGAGTCCAAGAGCTATCACGAATCACCCGACAGCTCAAAATAATGGCAAAAGAACTAAAAGTTCCAGTAATCCTGCTTAGTCAGCTCTCGCGAGAAGTGGAAACTCGGACAAACAAGCGCCCGATGATGAGCGACTTGCGGGAGAGCGGCAGTATCGAGCAGGACGCAGACATAGTGCTCATGTTGTACCGAGACGAGTATTACAACCCAAACACGCCCGATCGCGGCATTGCTGAACTGATCATTGCTAAGCATCGCAATGGTCCAACCGGAACAATCAAGCTTTTGTTCGATAGCGAAGTCACGCAATTCAAAAACTTAGCGCAGAAGGGGTTTTAAGATGCTGTATACAGCTAGTTATTTCCAACCAGAAAATCATCATGGGCAGTTGCTGAGCATCTCGCGATCGCGCCCCGCGAAATTCCAACAAGCTCCTACGCTAGACTTCTTCGCTCCCACTCAAGACCTGCTGGATTTCTGGCACAGAGAAACCAAGACAGCACAACGCGAAGCTATTCCCCAGTTGTGGACGCAGTATCAAGATCAATTTTTTGAATTACTTGACGACCGGGCGTCTCAGATTGAGGACTGGATAGCTCAACTAAATCCAGTAGAGGACTACACTCTCTGCTGTTGGGAGAGAACCACCGACCGGATACCCAACTGCCACCGCAATGATGTTGGTGCGTTATTAGCGGTTCGGTGCAAAGAACTATGGGGTGGTTTTGACGTCATTGTCACGCCCCAGGAGCGTGCTTGGAATTCACCTGAATTTGAAATTTGCGACGAAGAGGGCACAAAATCAATTTGGTTTTGGGTTGATAAACCAACCGATTCTACAGCCCGACAGCTAACAACAAAATGGGGGACTAAAATTGTTCAGCTGAAAGAGATTAAAAAGGTAATCTCAGAATCTTGCGAAACAAACCTGCCGCCCCAAGCTTGTTTGGTTCAATCAGAAGCCAAACCTTGCAAAGTTTTTGTTCAACCGCAAAAACCACCAATAGATTTCAATGATCCAGTTGTTATCCTCAACCCACAGACACCGGACTATCAAGCACAGCTAAAAGCAATAGCACAAGCTGACTTATTAGTCTTGGACTTAGAGACGTATGGAGAAACCAATTACAAACATGGGGGCTTGCACCCTTGGGATGGGCGGATTCGTTTAGTCCAGTTGTTTGACGGCAAAACCGTTTGGATTGCGGATTTAGGCGGACGTTCGCTCAACACCTTACCGTTATTCGCTACTTGTGAATCTGAGCGTGATGTTAAGCATCAGCAGTTTCAGGAATTCTTTGAGGTACTGCGCGATCGCGTATCTTCCCCAGAGTGTCGAATTGTGGGTCATAACATACACTTCGACTTGAGGATGCTGGCTACACAGCTAGGAATTAAAGCCCAAAATATAGCTTGTACTTTAGTTGGCGCTAAAGTATATTTTGGTGACTACGGTAAAGGCGACGATACTGATAAAAAAGGGGCATCAGACCCTATTTTATCTGGGGGTTATGGTCTAGGAAATTTAATCAAGCGTTGGTTTGATATGCCGCTTGATAAATCTCAGCAAAAATCAGATTGGGGCGGGTATCTTACAAACGAGCAAATTGAATATGCCGCTAGGGACGTGATAGCTACATGGCATCTCTATCAGACGCTACAGGGCTTGTACTCGAATAAAAAATCTCCACTCTACAGTTCAACTTTACTGGAGAGCTGGGAAGTCGAAAATCGTTGCATTCCGGTTGCAGTTGACATCGAATGTTGGGGAATGCCCGTGGACTTAGAGTTGGTCGAAGTACAAGGGCAACAAATTGAAAGTATTCGGCAGCAACTTTTACAAGAATGGGAGCAAATCAGTCCCAATGTCACTTACAACCAAACCGCTGAATTGACCAAACTGTTAGCCGAACAGTACAACATTCACCTAGAGAAGTTGGATAAAACTGAGCTAGCGGCACATCAAGATAATCCATTGGTTAAGCTCCGGCTTAAACTCAAGGCTTTGGATGTGAAGCTCAACAACCTAAAAGCATTTGCTCGGTCGGCGGTGCGTGATGGGCGTGTGCACACAACCTACCGAACGCTTACGGGATTTGGTCGGTTTAGTAGTGGCGAGTCTAAAAACTTTGACGATTTACCCAACTTACAGTCTATCTCCGCTAAAGACAGCCCGATGATTAGCGAGTACAAACTCCCTAATCCAAGGTCAACCATCAAACCTCCCCCAGGTTATGCGATGGGTGTTATTGACTTGGCGGGTGCTCATGGTCGGATTGCGGCTGACCAAGCAGAAGATGAAACCGCGATCGCAGGAAATAATGACAAATCAATAGACAACCACAGCAAAGTTGCAGTTTACATTGCTAAATGTCAAGGATTGGATTGGACATGGGAGGACATTGCTCGGCTTCGTGAGGAACCGTCTGACGAAGGGAAGAAAGCGGATGCGTTTCGATCCACAGCAAAAAATACCTATTATGGTTGGCTTAACGGCGCTGGTGCTGGACGCATTCAAGACCAAATTACTGCTAATACTGGAAAAGAACCAAAGCTTGAAGACTGCGAAGCTGCTATTGAAGGGTGTAAGGTGCTTTACCCTAAAGTGTTGAAACATCGTGCAGCACTTCACAAGCGTTTAGTGAAAACGGCTGTTGAGGTTGATGGGCGTAAAGTCGCTGTGAATAAAACCTCAGATGGGTTTAGGATTTTGCTCCCATTAGTCGCCAATCGCAACAACCCAGATCGTCTAGAAGCACCCTACACACAATCTCTTGCAGCGATTTGGACGCGAATTGAAGCCACAGCCGTAAAAAGGGCTTTACCCAAAATCCAATATCTAATCAACCAATACCCTGAATGGGATTTGCAGATTATTGGGGTAGTTCACGATGAAGTGGATGTGTTGGTCAAAGAAGAATTTGCCCAGGTCGCGATTATGCAAGTTAATGACTTGATTGGGGATGAATTCAAAGCCCAGCTTAAGTACGTGATTGATGGGCGAAAAACCAATTGGAAAAAATTAATTGTTCCATCGTGGGCTGACAAGTAATTTTTGTAGGTTAACTATCGCTGATGCGTTACATCACTATCACATCTGGGACAATTAAAAAATGAAACCTCCTCACTTCGCCAAACGCCCAAAACCCCCGCTCCCGTCAGACGCCCCTACACTAGTCACTGCGTTTAGCTGCGGCGGGTTGTTTGATGTTGGTGCGTGGCATGCTGGGTTTCGACCTGTATTAGCCGTTGAGTTTTACCCAGCAAAAGGCAAGAAAGATGACAAAGTTAAACAGCGCCAGTCCGCCGCTGCGGCGGATAACTACGAGCGAAATTTAGGTAAGCACGTTGTCCGCAAAACCATTGAAGATGCTGTGCGCGATCGCGTCTTCGCCAATCACATTCAGCAACACGGAAGACCCAACGCCTTCCACTGTTCCCCCAGTTGCACCATGTTTAGTCAGGGGAATACCAAGGGTGTAGAAGATGAAGGGGATATTAGTGCCGCAATTGCAGTGACACATGCGATCGCACAGCTGAATTTTCCTGAAATTTTTACCCTGGAAAATGTCGATGCTTATCAAAAGTCAAAATCGTGGGCAATCATTCGCGACTTTCTCTACGCCAACGGGTACGGCGTATCGGGTGATGTGGTATTTGCTTCGGACTACGGAAATCTTGAGACGGGTGAGGGCGTGCCCCAAGACCGGAAGCGCTTTATTGTTCGCGCTGTAAAAAACCACTTTGCCCCACCGCTCCCGCCTAGACTTCCTCAGCGGATGGGATGGTTGAACGCGATCGTGGACTTAATTGAGGATCTACCTGAAGGTGAACTCGCACCGTGGCAACTTCAAAGACTACCAGCGTTGGTCAAGAGTGTACTTGTTGACGCAAAGAATATTCATCCCAACGACAAAATAACCACTAGAGAATTTGATCAGCCTGCATTTACCGTAACGAGTGACGATCGTTGTAGGATGCAAGCGTATTTGGTTCGCAACGATAACACCAAGCAGGAGTGGGGAAAAGGTTATCGAGAAGGGGAAGAACCATCGGCTACAGTTACTGCTACTTACGTCCCTTCGGCTGTGTTGCTGAACGGGCAGAACGCTTCTGGTAAAGAGGTTCCGCACAGACAAGAAGCTGAACCTGCATTCTCTATTACGACAGGAGCGAAGTGGGCATCGGCGTTATTAGTTGAGCGGGCCGGCGCAAGCGATGCGCGTATCACAGTTCGTACTGCCGAAGAACCAGCCTGGACTCTTCGCTCCTCCATCGGCACTGACCAAGATGGACGCAACCGCAATGAAGTGATGAACGTGGTGATGGGGTATCGGGTCAAGCGATTGAATGCTCGTGCGATCGCGCGACTCCAATCTGTACCCGACTGGTATGAGCTGCCCGACCAAATGAAAGACGCCGGTCCACTACTGGGGAATGGGGTGCCATGCCTACTGGCAGAAGCGATTATGAAATCACTACTACGGTTCGTTCAGAAGTCTGAGAGTTCACTCTCACTTAAATCTCAGTTAACCCTTAATTCAAGTTGCGCTCGAACTGAACTCGACATTCAGTCCTCTGAAACAGCTCTGAACGGACTCTGCACGCCCAGTGAAAATTCAGTGTCAGTTAACTCTCAGTTCACTCCTAATTCAGATCGCGGACAAAGTGAGTTCACTCTATTAAAGGCATCGAACTCGACCAGTCCTCAAAACGAAACACTGAACGGACTCCGAACGGTTACTGAAAATTTAGCGTCACTTCAAGAGCAATTCAATCCCAGTTCAATCCCAGTTCAGTCTCAGTTCAGTCTCAGTTTAACTCCGGTTAAATCACGGAAACCTTTTTTGAAGTGGGCGGGTAAAAAGACTTGGGCGATCGCACTTCTCGAAGAACTGTATGCTCCGCACCGACATAAACGCTACCGCGATTTAACCTTAGGCTCAGGTGCAATCCCACTTGCACTTAAGCCCAATCGCGCTTACCTCTCGGATAAAAACCCGTTTCTTATCCAGTTGTGGGAGTGGGTTAAGTCTGACGGAAAGCTTACCCTTGACCTGCGGACGGATAAGGATTACTACTTAGAGTGTCGAGAGCGGTTTAATACTGGCGATCCGCAGCAAGCGGAGTTACTCTACTACCTCAACCACACCTGCTGGCGAGGGCTGTATCGCTCTAGCAAAGATAAGTTTTTCAATGTACCGTGGGGCGAGTACAAAGAATTTCACGGGCAGACCGACCTTACCCATTACAAGCAAGTAATTGGAAACTGGGAGTTTGCAGTTGAATCCTGGGACGAAAGCTTGCGCCACGTCCAGGATGATGACTTTATCGTTTTTGACCCACCGTACCACTCAGTCAGCGGCAAAGGGTTTACTCAGTACTGTGGTTCATTCACAGAAGCCGACCAAGTACTAGCCGCCCAAACTTTATCTGAGTTGGGCGTACCCGTTGTGGCATTCAACGCCGCTACTGACTTCATCCTCGATCTGTATCGAGGTCTAAACTTTGACGTTCAACTACATGAGGCTCCTCGCATGATTTCTTCTACAGGCGATCGCGCACCTGCGCTTGAAATGGTCGCGACCAAAAATACACAAGAGCAAAAGCTGGTCTATATTGAGAATTTCCTTGAGTCTAGACAAGCACAACCGGATGATTCCGAACTCATGTACACGAATCGTGTACATGAATCTGAAGCTACTGAGGGTGACTTAACCTACGATGAGCAACGCGATCGCGCTCACCTCGAACGGAAAGTTGAAGGGGCGTTCTATGAGGCCGGTAAAGCGCTGAAGGAGTTACGTGATCTCAGGTTGTACCGGACAACGCACAACGACTTTGAAAGTTACTGCTTAGATCGATTTGGCTTTGGTCGCCAGAATGCCCATAAACAAATCAAAGCCGCCGACGTTTTCGAGATTCTGTCTACGAATCATGTACAGATTTTGCCTTCTTGTGTTGATCAAGCTGCCCCGCTGGCACATGCTGACCTGACGGATGAGCAGCGGATTAAGCTGTGGGAAGACTTAACTCAAGATGGAAGACCCCCGAATGGGAAAAAAGTCAGGAATGCGGTGGCTGAGATTTGTGATCGGCAGGCTGCGCGAGGAGAGTACCATAATCCCTGGCAAGTAGGGGATTTGTGCCAGATTCATAAAAAAGGCGACGGGACTTTAGCCAAATACGACGGAATGTGGGGTATTGTCCGCGAAGTTAAAACCAGACAGTGTATTGTTAAAGTCTGGGATGGGGAGCTGCTGGTGAAAGCTGAAAATCTGGAACCTCTGGAACTAGGAGAAGAATTTGTTGCGGTGTGCGATCGCGTCCGATCGCTCATGTCCCGCCACATAGATGGGGACATCACCCTCAAACGTGGTCAGCTTAGATTCCTTGAGGCGCTGGGTGAGCAAGCTAAGTTTTTTGAGCCTGAAGATGTGGATATGCTTGCCTATATCGAGAACTTAACCGCTAACCACGATGCTTCTTTGAAACAGGCTACTCAGTTGCTGGTTGAGAACATTGAGGACTTGAGTGAAGTCGATGCGCGATCACTTTACGACGCCCTTCGCACTGTACACGAATTCTGATACAAGAAACCCCCTCGATTTTGAGGGGTTTCTTTTTGGGTGCGCGATCGCGTTAGAACAGACGTGAACGAAAGCTTACTCTAGAGCCTTCTTGACTTTTTCTCCCGATTCAGAGCAAGCATTGCGACACGCTCTGAACCCTTGCAAATCATCAATTCGCATCTTCTTTCGTGCCAGCGCTTCAGCTAGGGTGATAGCGGCGTTTTCCACATCATCTAGAGAATCCCGAAGATTATCTTTAGCTGGAACTTTGCGCTCCAACTTAATTTCCTTGGCTTCGCCACCTAAGACGGGTTTATAAATTTCATTGGTACAGACCCCATACTGCCAAGGCTTGTCAACACCTCGATTTTTTAACTCATCGGTTAAATAATTGCGTCCTTCAATCTCCCTTAGCCGAGTTTTAATCCACTCATCCGATTTGCCCTCTTTCTTCCACTTGGCGATCGCTCGTCCACGCGAACGAGTTATTCCTAGCTCTGGATTGGCGTCTTCTTCAATGCGCTCGGCTAGTGCGCCCAGTGCCCAAGAGTGAAACTTAGGACTCAGATATTCGGCGTAAGCAAGAGCTAGTTTTGGGATACCAAACGTCCCACCGCCTTTACCCTTGCGGGTTTCATAAATGTGGGATAGTCCCCCATTTTCATTTTTAAGGACGACTTGCAATTTTTCTGTGTCAGGTAGTCGTAGCCATTGAGCAGGGTTTCTGTTCTCTGGACAACCTTGTGCTCTCCACATATCGGTAAGACTAATCCATTTATCCGTCAACCGAATATTGATTGGACATTCGTTGTATTCCACTGCTCGAAATTTGGGTATAGTAGACATCGTGCATTCCTAGTTGATTAGGCGTGTACTCCCGATGGCTGGTGACACAGCGCGATCGGGGGCGGCTTTTTACGACGTCCGCCGCAGGTCAAGTGGGATTACCAGTAGTTGGTATATCTCACAGGTCTGTCTGCATCGTCAGGGACAAACTTTTTCTCGGTTACATCGCGTTCTCCTTCTGGGGTTCCAGGCTTATACCCTGCTAGAGAGCCATCCCAATTCTTGGCTTGATAAGCCTTAATCTTTGCCCAGTACTCTGTCCCGTATGACTTTTTGACAATTTTGAATGGTTTTGATTGTGACATGATTCACTCCTATCTGTGTTGCATTTGTGAGAGCGCGATCGCGCTATTAGATTTCTGACTTTCGTTGTCTTGGTCGTCGTTTTTGCCGATTTTTGCAGACCGCAAGACTTGATCATTAAAGAAATTAAGGTTCTAACAAATCCGCAATCTCTTCAATGCCAAGGCCTGTTGCCTTACATAAATTTGCCATTTGCCTAGGGGTTAACTTTGGTATATGTATACCGCGCTCCCAGTTAGATATTGTCTGATCGGTTACTCCGATTGCATTTGCTAGTTCTCGTTGAGTCATATTTAGAGATTCTCTAAGCTTTGTCATGCGTTTTCCGGCTGTCATTCTTTGTTTCTTGTAAAACATTCTACTACAAGAAACTTGACCTTTTACAAGTTTCTTGTAATACTTAGGTAAATCAAAAGCGATCGCGCCTGTCCTGACAAACTGCACGCGATCGCACTTCTAGCCCTTTCTTAAGAAGGGTTAACATATTATGCCAGATTCAGATCAAGATCGTTCTAAAGAAAGTCAAGAGGCTCCGGATGATCGCAACGCTGATCTTTTTGAAGCTCCTGGAACTGATGCGCCTGGTCAACAATCGCTATGGGAGGTAACGGAAACACCGCCGCCGCGTATCAAGTAAAAACTTATGAGGGCGTTCTACGCCCTCAAGGAAAGAAAAATGCTAGTACATGTTGTTAATGATTGTCGTTTGTTTGTTGTCAAGTACAAGATTAAGGACACATTTGTCCTGACAACATTTTTCCCTACGTACACGCCTAACGGGAGTTCCATGTTTGAGACGTTCATGCTGCCTGCGAATGAGGTAATCCCATTTTGTTCTAGTCAACATGTACCAATTCAAACATCAGGTTATGACTTTCAAATAGGCGATCGCGTTCGATACATAGGGACTGTACGAGCTATCCTTTGTTCGCTTGAAGGGAAGTTTCTGACAATAGAAACTATCGGTTTGAAAGATATTGGGTGTGTTAGAGATGATGAGACGCATTTACGGTTTTTTTGTCCAGCTGTCCTTGAACTGATTTAATTTTCTTGACAAGCACAAGTACGCGATCGCGTAGACCCTTAATATCGCGTCCAAAACCGCTCCCAGCAGGGCGGTTTTTTTGTCTCAGAACAAAAGCTGAGTTGCCATCCGCTTTTCTAGTAGGATGTCATTGAGGCACCGCCCATCAGGAAAGAAAATCTTCCCCAGATACCTGCCGTATTTTTCCTGCTTGGTTTTGCTCTTAACTCGAATAGTTTCTAGGGTCAGCACACTCCCGATCGCGCACAGCCCTTCTACAAACTTCGCGACTTCCTTCCCTTCCTCTGTATTTTTCTCTGGTGCGTTCAGCCCATACAGTCGGATTGATTCATTCTTCAGCCACAAGGGAGAACCCGTTAGGATTTGTGCGACAAACGTGTGGGGTACAAAAATAGAGAAGCCCAGGTCAACTAGTTCAGTATCGGGAAGAATTTCGTGCAACTGGCTGAATGAAGCCAGGTTAATATCTATAGCGAGTGTGTCACCGTCTATGACCTTGACTATCGTGACCTGGTAGAGCCATTGTGCTTTTTGCAGCTTTCTCATTTTCGCAATTAAAAACCCCCGACATTTCGAGGGCTTGACTGGTAAAAATAATCTAAGGTTAGCTACATTTTAGCATCCCTAACTAGCAGTTTTCCCGCGTTTCTTTGGGTGTGCTTGTTCTTCACCTTTAAATATTGCATCGATTATTTATTTACAGGTGTTTTTTGCGCAAATTCAATCCAATTCAAGATCGCATCTTTAAGATTCACCCCAGCAGCTACCAGCGTCTTTACCTTGTCCTGATAGCTATTCCGGCAATGTTCTTCTGTGTCGAAATGCGACTTTCCCCAGCCGACTGCCAAAGCTTGAGCCAACTCTTGACATAATTCAGGCGATAACTCCGCAGGTAAGTGCGCATTATGATCTTGGCACCAACTAACAATCTGATCTGCACTGTGTCCTGTCACTTGGCGGATTGCTTTAATTAAGGCATTGTGTTGTGGGTACAACGCTGGTTTGGGTGTCGATGGTTGTGCCTGCTGTTTTGGCTGGGGTTTAGCTTGAGGCTGCGGAACTTCTCCGCCGAGTCGAGCAAGTGCCTGATTCATCAATGCGCCCCAATCAGCATTTTCCCAGCTACCTGCGCGGATCGGCTCGAAAGTTTCTGGGTCGCGAGCGCTCACCAGCACGTTATTTTTCTCATCCCCAGCCTTTAGTTCCAACGTGATGGGTCGCTTCAGTTGGTTGTCAGAGAGTGCTGCGATTGTTATCAACATTCCTTTAGTGAACGCTGTATCGACACCAGAGCGCAACACGTAACGCCTGTCCGCTATTATCTCAAAGTCTGCTTTCAGTTCGTTGCCAAAACTGGTTTCAGCTTCCTTAACCTCAAGGCGCTTGAGTGTCCCTGTAAGGGCAGATTCTTGGATGTAACGCTTGGTGCTGTCATCTAAGTAGTACCAGAGGGAATTCCCTTCATTCTTGATAAAAACGTACAGACGGGTGAGTGGGGCGTGGAATCCCAGCTTAATCATTGTTAATTAATCCTTGGTTATTGGGGAAGGTTGAGGGTTAAACGTTGAATGTCGTTGGCGATGTCGGACAGGAATGTTTCTGTGAGCATCTTTTTGCTGAGTCGATGGTATTTAAATCCCAACTCCTTGGCCGCGATCGCTTTTTCTTCATCTTTATCAAATTTGATTCGATGTACTCCGCCATGAATATCGATCAAGACAGCCGGGGGTAAGAGTAATTGGGGTTTCTCCTCGTAGAAAACAATGTTGCGTCCATAGGCAAAATCAGCGCGATAACGCCGACCCGGAATAAATGGGGCTTGTGTCATTAGCGGAATATTCGGGTATAACCGAGTCCACAAAACAGCAAAGTTTTGCTCTAGAACGCTAGAAGACATATTTTTCAAAGCTTTTAGGCTTATATCTTCCATCGTGCTCAATTAAATTGTCCTTGACAAAATTTTCGATGTTGCGCGATCGCGTTGGTTGATTAATCTCAATGTGTCTTCTGCTACTAGTTTCTCGTCTGGTGCTTGAGCTGGCAAGGCATCAGCGATAAGCGCGATTGCGCCTTTCGGGAACCTTGCTTTAACCTCTCCTTGGTATCCGACACGAGAAACAATCAGGTTTTGACCTTCTATCAGCACTCCGCCAAGATAAGCCCCATCTTTGGTTATTCGTAAACACCAAGTTTCATCATCCAGGAGTGCTGTGAATTCAAGCCCTCGCTTTGTGGCTTCAGCCTCCAGTTGATCTTTGAGACAGGGCTTGTCGGATGCTGAAATTCGCGAGTTGTTCCAGTCTGTTAAATAAGGGGAGATGTCCGCGATCGCGCAACTACTTGTTTTCGTACCGTTCCAGTTGTAACGGAGTTTAATGCTGCCGTCCTCAACCGGAATGACTTCTTTGATGGTTGCCCCTATTTTACCCCGCTGCTCCAAGGCGAAATTCAATGCTTTGACGATTTTACCAGTGGCGACAAAGCTACAGGTTTTCCATCCCGAATCCAGGGTGTAGACCAAATAAAATACCCCTTGCTTGGTTTTTCCCAACTTAATAACGCTTTTGATTTGGGTGTCGTTGACGAGGGACTCGTATCTGGGTTTACGGCTAGGCGGCTTCAGCTTGATGACTGCAATACCCGCTAACTGAGCCGCCCAACTGCGCTCTTGTTCAAGAGACTCTTCTAAAGTGTCGGAACGCTGTCCGCGCTGTGCTCGCTCTTTAATCTTGGCTTCTAGCGCCTCAATTCTTTGCTCACACAACTTGAGTGCTGCATCTGGCGCTAGCTTGGTGCAGTTGATGACAGCTTTCTCGCCAAAGCGTCGAAAGTCTCCAGCTGTTGCTTCGTGCAAGCCTTCTACAAAACGGAATTTTGGCGGATAACGTACAGGGTTACTGGCAGGAAGTGCTAACATACTTTGTATACTGACACTACAGCTACAGAAAGAGGGCGATCGCGTACTTGGTCACAGCAGCGCGATCGCTTTGTCTTTTCTTATTATTACAAGTTGACTATCGACTGTCAACTTGTTAGTATTCTGAATATCAGTATTTTGGTATATCAGTAAACGAGAGACAATACTTTGGTAGTTTTGCAAGAGGTTAGGTCTGTGCGGGTTTATCTCGACATCAGCGGGTATTGGCCAAAATATGGCGATGGAGAGCCGCGATCGGTTAACTCCGTTCACGAGGCGTTAAAGGGGACGCCCAACGAAATTGGACGGAATACCCTGCGTTTGGCACTAGAAGGGCGTTTAGACCGTGGACACTTCGCTCATGTGATTAAGTTGCAGCGTGTTGTGTCGTACTGGGTTGGGAGAAAGGTTTCGTTGGAAGAGTTGATGACAGTAGAAGAGGAGCGGCGCGTGTAAACTATTCGTGTACATCAAAAACCTCTGGCTTGGAGCTAGAGGTTTGTTTTTGGGTGGGCGCGATCGCGAATAATGTAATAATAAAGAAGATCGCGTTACGGAGTTTTTCTCCCTGAATGGCTTCCAGTTAGACAAAAGTTGAAGAATGAATGGGTGTCAATGCCCTGGAAAACTCATTGGAATTTGGTCTAGGTAGCGCGATTACCGCGTGTAAACGTTTCGTGCACAAAAAACCCCTGGCTTGGAGCTAGGGGTTTGTTTTTGGGTGGGCGCGATCGCGTTCAATAGATTTCGCTGACTATACAGTCACCAGCAATTCCGGTCTTTCGACTACATCCGATTCTTGTTTTCCACGACTTAATACTAAGTCGCCCACGCCCGTTCGTTCACATTGGAAGTGAACTAACATCCAGCCAGCCTTAGTACGAATCCGAGCAGCCTGCTCAAACCGGGTTTTACCCTGTGCATACAGCTGTCGTTTCTGCTCTAAATCTTCTGGATGCCAGTCTCCAGATGTGTCGCGCTGAATCGCGGCTTTCATGTCTTCCATAGACAAAGCATTGAAATTGAACAAATCAACGCTTGCCTTGTTAATACCCCACTGGATAGTGCGAATAACACCACCGTTACTATTTAAGATGGGCTGAACCAAACCCATCGGCTCATCGGAATTTTGCATTCGGTCAATAACGGCATCCATTTGTAATTTCTGGTCTGGGGTGATAATTCCACCAAACCAGACAAAACGATCGGGCACTTGAATGCTTGATGCTAGATTAGAAGTTGATTCCATTGTTTCTCTCCTTGGTATAGGTATTGGTTCTTCGGGAGCCATGCTGGCAAATACCCGGTAACCGTTTACTTTGCCAGGGCAGCAAATCTGAGCAACGTCCAGCCCTACCCGGCGTAAAAGTAGGGCTATCCGCTCAGAGACACCTGGTTTTTTGATAAGGGTCTGCACAGAAGATTTAGGTAAACCCCTTAGCACTAGTTTATTTCCTTCAGCCTGCCAGCCTAACTGCAAAAGGCTTAAATCAAGTTTGTCTACAGCGTTGTCAAACCCCATTCCTCTTTCTTCCTCTCTTGTGTTTTTGGACGAGCTTGACGATTTCTGTCAAGCTTTCCGCTTCAGTATCTTCAAGGTCTAAAGCCCCTGAAAGCTCTAGGGCATCATCTGAATCAGCTTTTGCTGTGATCAGCTTTTGAATAAACGCGATCGCGAGCTTGCCCGCATCTTCTATTTCATCTTCTTCATGCGGTAGATTTTCACGCTGCCGCATAGTGGACTCCGCCTGAGCCAAAATTTCGCGACCCAGCCGAATCAACTGAATTCCAGAAAACCGGGCGAATGATCGACGTACCTCGTCAATTGACAACACGCGATCGCTTACGCTGCTTTTTTCGTCTAGCTTCAGTAGCCCACGTGCAAACCGCTCAATAACTTCGGCAAATGAAACCCCCAAGGAATCAGCGATTTCCTTGAAAAGTCGTTTGCCCGTAGCCGTCAGTTGAAGGTTAAGGCGTTCCGATTTCGGCTCATCCCATGCTTCACCCTGCCCCCGTCGAGATTTGATTCCTTTTTTTCCCATTTTTTTATCCTAAGGCATTGCACGATACCTCCACCAGCAGAAGCCCCGATATATAGGTACTCTATCATTTATTTATTTATTTGTACGATGCCCTTGACAAGGCTCTACAGAGCACCTAAAGTAAGTAACAGGTCGAGCAAAGACCTTTTGCACCTTGCAGGCTACACAAAACCGTGTAAGCCAGCAGGTTTACACGGTTTCTTTTTCTATGAAAGAACTATTTTGTCTCTCGGCTCTCGCGATCGCGCTCCTCCTTCTCATAGGAATAACCGCGCAATCGACTATCGAGCTATCCAATCCTTTACTCGAACGAAACGATGAATTTTAAGTCAATGTTTCACCTAACCCTAGAGCTAGGTGCTTGGTTAGTGACAATGCAAGTTTTGGTAAGTTTAATCCACGAACTAGGGTAGTAGTTTTATCCAAAACTCACACCGTTTACCTGGATTAGCCGCTGCCGCTCTGGCAATCACTTGAACTAACTTTTCTAATTCCCAGCTTTCTTCATCAGGGCTTCTGAGAATCACCTCAGCTTCTGGTACTGAGAGGAAAGCGTTCACATGCACTGTTTCGCTGACCTTGTACACGCCTTTTGTTTCGCTCGTCAATAACTCGCCGCTAAGTTCTAACGAACTATAGCGGGAGCTTGTGAAAACAGGCTCTAGTTGACCAGACTCAGTTCGCAAGAACTACGTTATTCAGTTCATGAAACCTACAAATACGTGCCAGTTTGTAGCTCTTTCGTACAACGTTAAACATCTGTAATGAGTTAAGGAAGTGCGTTGTGCTAAAAAAGGCTGGATAACATTGTCGAGGCAAACTTAACCAGTAATGAGAGTCTCAAAGTAATGCGAGTTTTCGTTCTAGATAAAAACCTAATTCCTCTTGACCCTTGCCATCCAGCACGGGCGAGAGAACTACTACAAAAGGGGAGGGCTAAAGTATTCAAGCGATATCCATTCACTATTGTTCTACAAGATAGAACTGCGGAGGATTCGGTTACACATCCACATCGAGTCAAAATTGACCCAGGTAGCAAAGTTACAGGGTTTGCGGTTGTTCAAGAAGAAACAGGGCGAGTAACAAATGCTTTAGAAGTTGCCCATCGGGGACAGCAAATCAAGGACTCCCTTGAGTCTCGACGCGCTTTAAGAAGAGGTCGGCGCAATCGAAAAACTCGATACCGCAAGCCTCGCTTCTTGAACAGAACTCGTAAAGCTGGATGGCTTCCACCTTCTCTTGAGAGTCGTATTACCAACATTGAGACTTGGGTAAAGAGACTCAGAAAACTTTGCCCAGTTACTGCAATTTCTCAGGAATTGGTAAGGTTTGATCTACAGAAAATAGAGAATCCAGAAATTAGTGGGGTTGAGTATCAAAGAGGCGAACTGTTTGGCTTCGAGGTTAAGGAATATTTATTAGCTAAATGGAACAGGAAATGCGCCTATTGTGGAGTTGAGAACGTTCCTTTCGAGATTGAACATATCCTTGCCAAAAGCAAAGGGGGTTCAAACCGAGTTAGTAACCTCTGCCTAAGCTGTCATTCCTGCAACCAATCCAAGGGTAACAAGCCTGTTGAGGAATTCCTCAAGAAAAAGCCTGAAGTTCTCAAGAGGGTATTAGCTCAAGCCAAAGCACCCCTTAAAGATGCTGCTGCGGTTAACGCAACTCGTTGGGAACTGTATAGCCGCCTTCAATCTACGGGTTTACCTGTAGAGGTTGGGTCAGGCGGTCGAACAAAGTTTAACCGTAAAACCAGGGGGATTGAGAAACATCACTGGACAGATGCCGCTTGTGTTGGAGCATCAACTCCAGAACAACTTCTGCTTAAGGGTGTCAAACCTCTGATTGTTAAAGCTAAAGGTCACGGAACTAGGCAACGCTGTCGCCCTGATAAGTTTGGTTTTCCAAAAGCGCATGCGCCCAGCGCTAAGTATTTTCAGGGCTTCCAAACCGGAGACATCGTTAAAGCCAACATCCCGTCTGGAAAATTTGCAGGTAATTATGTTGGCAGAGTTGCTATTCGATTTAGACCAAGTTTCGTCTTGCAACTGCCTACTCAAAAATTTGATGTACACCCAAAATACTTGAAAACTATCCACAAAGCGGACGGCTATGAATATCAATTCTGAAAAGGATTCGCTTCGCTCAATTATTCTTGGCGGCAATTCCCCTCCCGCTAACCCTATCGGGTATAACGGGAGTCCCCTTGCCGCATTTTAGATGGTATTTTGGGGAACTCTAAAAGGGACACGCGATCGCTAGTGGTCTAGCAGCACAAGTCAGCTGACTGGGTTCAATTCCTGACGATTGCAACTGAGAGCCAGCAGATTACGAGGCTTCTGGCTCCCAGGTAAACCTTAGTTAGGTTCTACATTATCATGCCACCAACCGACGACGAAATTCGACGGACTGAAGAAACTAAAAGAGTTTTAAAAGAGGCGGTCGATAAGCGGGAGGCTGAGCAAGCCGCTAAACAGCGGGGGGATAAGCCAAAGTGAAATATCTAATGTTCGCGATCGCGCTGACCACCTTGCTCTGTTTCAAAGCTTGTCCTGAGTCCCCCGACCGAGGCGACTGCCGAGAAAACTGCCCGAAACCAACTCAACCCAAGTAGTTTCGCGCACCTGCTCATTCCTTTTAAGGTTGAGCGGGATGGGCGAATCAATAAAGCCCCCTAGCGGTAGAGTTTCTATCATCTCGACCGGGTGAGCCGCTAGGTTTCTTCTTCCAATTAATTAAATAAGGTTAACAGCCATGCCAATGACTAAATTGCAACGTGAACAGCATCGGTTAGTTTTGCTACGTCGTTATCGCCAGCAATTGATTAACCAGGGTATATGCGAAGACTTGGCGAATGCCGCATTCCGCATCTGGAAGCGCGGTGTTCAACGTCAAAGAGATACACTAATTCTCGATCGCATCGAAGAACTTCTGGCTATGCCCGTATCCCGTCGTTTAGCGGCTTAGGTAAAATGCAACAAAACTGGAAAATAGGCGATCACGTCCGCTCCCAAACTAAACTACATCGGGTAACCGGTACAAAACCCAATGGTGTTGAGTTGACCTCAGAGGACGGATGTGTCAAAACTCATTCACAAGAGGTGTTTGAAAGCAATGGCTTCCACAAAGAAGAGATTAACTTTTGTCGAAGTTCGCAAACTAGCGAATCAGAAAGGGTTGTCGATGGACAGACATCATAAGCAAGGTTTCCGCATATGGGACAACACTTTCCATGCAGAGAAATACAACAGCAAAAATCTCTACCCAAATTTGCATGCTGCAAAAGAGTTCATCGAAAGTTACGAACCCAGTACATCTAGCTGAACCTGCTGAGTACGTTTATTTGAGGCACTGGCAAAGCGGGGTCATTATTCGGTGTCGGTTAACACGCGATCGCGCAGACTTCCAAATCGAAAATTTCTTAGGTTCTCAAGTTCTCGACTACATCAACAGCTTTTGGGAACCAATATCGAGTAGTGCTGTTTTGTATGTAGGTAACCCACCAAATCTAAAGCTGCGTCATCAGCAGCGTGCATACTATCTCCAAAACTACCTCAATCGTCTACAGTTCCAAAGGATTGAGGAGTTACTAAAAGCATTAACAGTGAGGTAAATCATGCAGAGAATTGTTACGGTTGCCAAGTATCAGAAAGCTGCTGACAGCGATGTTAAACATCTCTTGATAGCAGCCAACAAAGATTGGATTGAATGCGACAAGCTTACTCATTCGCTGGCTTGGAAAACCATCACATCTGGAGGTGTATTTTTTTCAAGTGAGCGCATTTCAAAGTAAGGCGGAGTGTCAACGACCCGCCGCTAACCGCTTAGGCGGTATAGCGGGGGCTTGAAAGAGTCCTACGTTGACCAGCTCACTTGGTAACAAGTAAACGTTAATTTGGTCATCTCACCTTGGGGTACGTGCCAGCTCCAAGCTCTGAGGTTCAACATTAAACAGCAAGGACGGGAAAACCAAGCAGTGTGTTGAACGTAAAAAGCCAAGTTAACTGAGCGAGGCAAACTTAACCAGTAATGAGAGGCAGCAGTAATGCGCGTTTTCGTTCTAGACAAAAACTTAAAGCCTCTTGACCCTTGCCATCCTGCACGGGCAAGAGAACTACTACAAAAAAGGAGGGCGAAAGTATTCAAGCGCTATCCATTCACCATTGTTTTGCAAGATAGAACCGTTGAGGATTCGGTTACACATCCTCACCGAATCAAAATTGACCCCGGTAGCAAAATCACGGGCTTTGCTGTTGTTCAAGAGAAGACAGGTCGCGTCACAAGCGCCATTGAAGTCTCGCACCGAGGGCTGCAAATCAAGGATGCTCTTGAGTCACGCAGGGCATTACGAAGGGGTCGGCGTAACCGTAAAACCCGTTACCGTAAACCTCGTTTCTTGAACAGAACTCGTAAACAGGGATGGCTTCCACCTTCTTTTGAAAGTCGAATAGCCAATATTGAGACTTGGGTGCGGAGGATCAGAAAACTCTGTCCAATTTCAGACATCTCTCAAGAACTGGTAAGGTTTGACCTTCAACAGATGGAAAATCCTGAAATATCAGGAGTTGAGTATCAAAGAGGGGAGTTATTCGGATTTGAAGTTAAGGAGTACTTACTTCAAAAATGGGGTAGAAAATGTGCCTACTGCGGCATTGAAAACGTTCCGTTCGAGATTGAACATATCCTCGCCAAAAGCAAAGGTGGCTCTAATAGAGTTAGCAATCTCTGTCTGAGTTGTCATTCATGCAACCAAGCCAAAGGCAACAAGCCTGTTGAGGAATTCCTCAAGAAAAAACCTGAAGTTCTCAAACAGATTTTAGCTCAAGCCAAAGCACCTCTCAAAGATGCTGCGGCTGTCAATGCGACCCGATGGGAACTGTACAGACGACTGCAATCAACTGGGTTGCCTGTAGAAGTCGGGTCTGGCGGTCGGACAAAGTTCAATCGTAAAACCAGAGGGATTGAAAAAGCTCACTGGACTGATGCAGCTTGTGTAGGTGCGTCTACTCCAGGGCGATTACTTCTTAATGGGGTAAAACCACTGAATGTCAAAGCCAAAGGGCATGGAAGAAGGCAGCGTTGCGGTACAGACAAATTTGGATTCCCAGTCCGTCATGCTCCAAGTCAGAAACTTTTCATGGGATTCCAGACAGGTGACTTGGTTAAAGCTGATGTTCTGGCTGGAAAGTATGCAGGGAGCTATACGGGTCGAATTGCAATCCGATTCAAACCAAGTTTCAAGTTAACAACTGGAGGAAAGAGTTTTGACGTGCATCCGAAATATTTGAAGACCATCCATAAGGCTGATGGCTACGAATATGCATCCTAAGAACAAGGATTCGCTATCGCTCAATTTATTTACTGGCGGCAATTCCCCAGACGCTAAGTTGTCGGCGGTACTCGCCTTACGGCTCGATATATCCGCCTCAACTATAGCATCCGCCCCCTTGCCGCATTCTAGGTGGTGTGTTTAGTTCAGATTAAAAAATGGTAAAAAGAGGACCAAAGATAAACCTCCGCGAAGCTTGGGAGGATGACGAAGAAGAGGTTCTTCCTGAACCTGAACTGGAGCTTGATGAGGTCGAATCAGCTCCAGATATTGAAGAAGTCCAGCAAGTTGAAGAAGAGGAAATTGTAGATGAGCGCGATCGCGCCAACCCAGAACCGGACGAACCTCAACAAGAGCCTGAGCAACCAAAGGCTGAGGAAGTCAAAAAAAAAGATGAGCTGCTTGTCCGTCACATAATCCCAATCGACCCGGAACTGGCGGAGCGAATGTGGGGGCGACCGTTAACCCCAGAGCAGCGTCAGCAACTTGAAGAAGACTGGGCGTTAGGCTTCCGACAATTAACGGATGAAGAGAGACGCTTCTGCGGTATCTCAAACAACCCGGAAACTTATTCTCGGATGGAGGCTCTTTCAAAGAATTACTTGAAGGTATCTTTCCAGCAAGGTAAAGACGACTTAATTGTCTTAGAGTTAGCCAGCAAACAATACGGCTGGCCGGAGGGCTACCTCCGTGATGAGAACGGACGATTTACCGATCGCTGTGTTTTTGAACTCATGCAGCTTCGGCGTCGCGTTCGAGAATGGATACTTCCTGAAGAACCTGATGGGAGCATAGCTCTCGAAAAATATAAGCGAGGAGACTTAGCCGCCAAGCGCGGGATTCGGATAAAAAACCCACGTTACAGCCAACGGTTTGATTATCTAGATGCCCTGTTTGAACGGGCTAAACGCTGGAGGGCATGGAAAGAGGAACGCGATCGCGCAGTCCCTGTTGTTGTTGATGTTGGCGAAGCCGTGTTTGGGGAATTAGTTCTAACTCCTCAGACTAGAAGTCAACACGAAGCTCAACGCAGTGTCGCCCTTCAAAAGCTGGAAGAAGCAGAGCACTTACTGTGTTCTGTCCCGGAGCAGTTGAAAGACTCCATCTGGGAAACAGTCCGCCCATTATGGGCAAACGTTGGACTTGAATTGCGAGCCAACGGTATCGCATATGCGACTCAAATAATGCAAACAGGAGAAATCAATGAAAGCACTGAATCCGATCAGCCAAATGAACAACACCCAGACAGAGAATCCTATTGAGATACTGGGGCGTCCAAACGACCAGACTTGGATTTTCCCAGAGCCTATTAATTTGCCAGAAATCCCTGTTTTGATGTTGGATACAGGAAAATCTCCTGACAACGGCAACAAAATTGCAATGTTTCGTGATTCACGAACGCTTAATATCAAAAAGGTTCCTTGCAACCTAAACAAGAAACCAGGGCATATTGTTCAGTCAGACCCCTCCGATTTCTTTGCAGAACAATACAGCGATCCGGATGCATCCTTCTTGGAATTTGAGATGGATGGAGTTGTTTACACAGCTGGTAACCTTGCCGCTGACGAAAATGCTGGTGTAGGACTAGGTTTGGATAAGTTCGTTGACATAAAACCGCGTGTCACCTCGGCATTGGCTTTGTTTGGCATCACTGGACCATTCGCGTTGTGTTTGACAGCAACCTACGAAAATCTGGAGCACTTTCAATATCAGTCTCGCCAGATGGAGAACGCCCTGTTGGGTGGGTTTAATTGGACGACAATTTCTGGTTCTTTTTCTGCTCAAATCTTCAAGCAAGATACTGGGGATGACAATCCCGCAAAGAAAGGGTTGTTTACTATTCCTGAAAGTTCTGAATCCTGGCAGTTCCCTAAGCTTTTTGCTCAGGACAAAAAGCTTTCACTAGAAGGTAAACCTAACGTAACGGTTGAGCTTGGTTTTCAGACAACGAACTATATGTTTCGTAAAGCAGGCGCGACGGCACCAGCGCCTGCTTTGTCTGGAGCCGATAAAGAACTGGGCGGAAATCTTTTTTACGCTGATATTGCTCAGCGAATTGGTGCTAATAACCCCCAATCTCCGGAATTAATTAACGCTATTAATCGAGGTGACGCTAGTATTTACTTGCCAGAGCTGGGACAAAAGATAGCATTGCTCTCTGTAGTTAATGCGGCAAAGCCTAGCTTTGAAACTCGCTACATTGATAGCATTCTCAAAAATATGAGGAGCGAGTACAGAATCGTAACGCTATCTGGTGGAATGGTTTACTTGTTCGGACCCGCAATCAAGCAAGCTTTAGAGCAAAAAGGGTTTGAGGTGCGATTAATTCCGCAGTTTCCTGAATTAGCTCAAATCGTGTCCATGAGCGTCATGGCTGTTAATCGCTTCTATCGGATGTTTAACTAGTAGGCTTTGCGCTTCCCGCCCTCTGCAAAGTAGGCGGGACGAGCCAAGCTCAAGCATAAATCAATGATTAAACACCTTCTATCGTTTTTCAGGAGGCTATTTCTTATGCCACGCAAACCTGCTTCTGGGGGTTCACCCAGGAATAGAAAAAAATCAACTCCATCACCAGAGATATCGACAGAGTATCAATTCGATACGCTAACAGAAAGTGAAAAAGCTTTGCAACGTGCGGGTTGGAAACCAACCTTGCTTGATGATTTTGCCGAATTTCGCCGCATCCATAACATTACACCAGAGATTATTGCTCAAAAACGCGCTGAGGGTTTCGAGATTGCCGATATTGTTAGCTTAGAAGCGACCTCAATTCATGGCGATGTTTTAGAGACAAGTCGTTTACGAGGTAGCTTTCATTCTTTGGCGGTGTCAGAAGACCAACTGGGCTTGGTTAAAGAGTTGGAAGCCGCACGTCGCGAGAATGCCCGATTGAAAGGTGATGCAATTGTGTTGCCTGTCTCCAAAAGCCAAATTGTTGATTTGTTTTGCTGGTGTAAAGACAACATGGCATGGCTCATTGTTGGAATGTTAGGTGTTTCCCTGATTTGGGTAGTATTCTTCAAGTCTGCACCTACCCCACATCAAGCGCCTACGCCAACGGTAACTCAAAAAACGCAACGCTAAACATCAGGGTGCGTCCGCTAGAACTCATCTACCAATCTAAGGACGCACTATCGTGTCTAATTTTTTTGCTTCATTTTTCAAATCATCCAGCAAAGATTCAACGCCACAAACACCAAATGCTGAAATAGAATTTCTAAATTTTGCAGGTCGTAACCTCGCAGGCTATAACTTTTCGGCAGCTGGATTAAAAGACGCTAACTTTTCAGATGCGGATTTAACAGAAGCTGACTTAAGTTTAGCGATTCTTGCTTGGGGTAACTTTACGCGATCACGCATGACCCACACAAACTTAAGAGGTGCCAATTTAATTGGTGCAAAGCTGATTAGTTCTGATTTAACCAAAGCTAATTTAGTTGGGACAAACTTGATTGGTGCAGACTTAACCGGAGCTAATCTTGTTGGCGCAAATCTTTCAGGAGCCACGCTTCAAGCTGCTGACCTTACAGGCGCGAATCTAACAGGTGCAAATTTAAGTGGCGCTAATTTGCTAGATGCCATTATTACAGGGACTAATTTCCACGGAGCAATTTTAACGAACGCTAATTACTGAGAAAAATGGTTGGAACATTACGCAAGCCTTCTGCTATTCGATCTACCACTACATCTTTACCTGTAGCTTTACCTAAATCTCAATATTGCCTTGCGAGTGAACTTCTTGTAGAACAATCCAAACTTCTGGCAAACCGTGTCACTGGACTTAAAGAGCAGGCGTTGCTCGATAGCCAGTGCCAAGAGCTTGCGAGACAAATTGAGGAGCGGGCGCTTCACCTGATTCGTAGGTACGAGTCGGGTGAAATTGACCTTAAAGTCTTCGAGAAGCATAAGCGCGAGATACTGGGAGCCGCCGCTGCCATTGGCTTGAGTTTGTTGATTTTGAGCAATTTCAATCCAGTCTCAAAAAAAGGGAATACCGAGGTGAAGTCATCCGCAGTCTCAGTTCAGCCTCAAGTTCAAACTTTGTTCTCTGCGCCAGCTAAGCCTGACACTTTTAAGTCTGTAGACAAATTGAATAGCCCAATCAAATCACTTGCTGAACTAAAAGCGTTGTTCGCCGATCCGAAAGCACCGGGCGCGATCGCGATAGGTGCTGCCGAAGGTAATTACGACAGTAAAGGTAATCGTCTGAGGAATTGGTATGGGCACTCTGACCCTGGGGATAATCGGTACAACAAAGGTTTTTGTTCTATTGCCCCTGGTAGAGGTGACCATTTTAGTGGGGGAACACCGGAAGAGGCGGATGCGGCTTGTATCCGGATGCTGCAAGGGAAATTGGAGAAAGTATTTGCTGACTTCGAGAGAGCTGGCGCAGAGTTAACCTTAGAGCGGGCCATTAATTCTCTTGACCTTTACAACCAAGCTTCTCCTGATGTCTCAAAGAGGTTCCCAAAGCGTCTTGTTGAATTTGAAAGGAAGTCAAGTGGAGTTGACTTGATTGCCGATGCTCGGACTGCGGCATTCTACAAAGGCAATCGCAACACCGCTACTGGTTTGCTGAGTATCTGTCGTAGGGAGAATCGCCCGGTTTCGGACTGGAACTGCGTGCGGGGTGACCAGATGCGGCGTGCTGTGGCAATCCGCAAAACCCTTAACGAACTACCTGCTATTGCGCCAAGCTTGCCCGTTCAAGCTGAATCTAAGAGCAGCATTTTTCGCCCGATTGTCAATTTTTTCAACAAGACCGCTGGGCAGCAATACTCTGCTGAAGCCATTATTCAATTAATGGAGAAGCGCGGATACAAAGTCACTCGCAATCCACAAGAAGTCAACATTGTTCACGTTCGCAATGGAATTGAGGCACGCGATCGCTTTGAAGATGATCGCTTGGTTATTCAGTTCGACGCTTCAGGAAAGCCCCAGATCATCGGGCAGTGGAAAGAAACAACCAAACCAGGTCTAGGTGTGGTACGAACAACCCAACGACGGGATGGCGCCATTACTGTTTCAGAAGGGCAGTGGGAGTATAAAGTTGGAACGCACTACGGACAAACGGGCCTGTTTGCCCACGAAGCATTAATTCAGGTATCCCCTAGTAGAGGAAGACGTGACACCAATCGCGATGGTACGCCTGATAAGCCTGTTTTCGGGCATTACTGGACGAATATCCACGGACCTTGGACAGATGAAGGGGACAGGGTACACAAGAAAAGTGCAGGTTGTTTCGTAACCAGAACCAAGAAAGCGCATCAGCAGTTTATGGAAATTGTTAAGCGCGATCGCAGGTATCAACGAAACTCCGAACATGTGTTTTTAGCAACTGTAATCAACGCAGAGGATTTATAGTATGTTACCAGATGAACACTGGCTTAATGTACCAATCGACGACTACCAATACTACGATTGGAAGCTACAGTGTAAACTCGACCCTAAGGGGATTTACTTTCGTTACCAAGCACCTGGAATGACTGACTGGTGGGACGGGTTCATTTCTGGGGGTACGCTTGATTATGTCCGCTATTATTTTTCAGCTTGGGCGGACATGCGCGTGCGATCGCTTCCGTTAAGTCCTAAAAAACAAGCAAAAACTCGGTTGGTAAAAGTAAAAGTAAAACCAGTGCCGTCAACAATTCCAGAAACTTCTAAATCAAAGAAAAAACAGAGTGTAAAATAAGAAGGTTAGTAGAACGAGATGCACCCTGTAACCGAAAAAGCGACGTCGCATACAACGTCGCTTTTTTATGGCTAGAAAAAATCAGGTAACGGTAGTAGCACCCGCGCCGCCACCTCGAACACTAAACCAATCCCCAACCGCTGTTGTATTAATTGAAATAAAAATATTTCGACTGACGGAGTTAATGAATACTAAATCAATAAATAGAGGAACGAGGGTTGGTGCCGTCTCGCGAACGACAACGTTGTTGTGACAGATCCATTTTCTAGTGCCTCCTAACACAGGAGTAATCACAATCGGTTCATAATCTGGAAGGGTGCTATCCAAGAGTGTGTAGCTACAAGGCGGTAACCCTGCTCCAGGACTTTTAACAACCAGTGTTGTCCCTGTAAATACGTTGGTTAGATCTATCGCTCTTAGCCTGAATAAATTGTCTAAAACGATTGGGTTACTTGCTGGCATCTTAAATCCTCACCCAGTTTGCACTACTAGTAGTTCCTGTTGATTCGTACACTTGGACAGGGGTTGTAGCGGTGTTAATCCAACGCTGACCAATAAATAGCGGTGCTGTAGCTGGTGCAGCTGCTGCTGTGAATACTTTAGCCGTATCAGCAATCCAGCAATCAGCTGTTAAAGATGTTGGTATCACGACAACGGGTAAACTTTCCGTTTGAGTTACAGCTTTGAATAGGGTATACCAACTGGGCAGTAAATTGGTTCCAGGACTTCCCACAACCCGGCGTGCGCCATTGGGCAAATTGGCTGTGGGTATTGCTTTTAATGCCGCTACATTAGCGACGTAATAAACAGCATCAGGCATTGAACTTTAAATTTGAATTACACTCAGATCGATTTGCGCGATCGCGCTCAATGGCGTAATCTCTCCAGGGTTGTCCCAGTCTGAGTTTAGATCCCAGTCTGGAAGGGAGTGCCAATCAATTGTATTTACTTCCATTACTTTAGCGCTAAAGCCTTCTCCAGCGCGTAAAACAACTTTCCCTGGTAATCGCCACGTAGTGTTTGCAGCTAATCTCACGGTGTACTCTACCGAGGTTTCGCCGGCAGAACGCACAAGATAGAGATTACACGCTTTGCTGCTAATGGCTAACAAGCTAAATATTATCTCGCCATTTTGGGTAGCCGTATAAATATTAGATCTAGTTCCTGATAATTGAGATACGCCACGATCAATTTTCAAGAGTCACCTCAATCTTAATCTGATAATGCCAATATTAGCCCAATTGCATCGCCGATCGTCGGAACATCCAATTGAGCAGGCGTTACTTGATGGGGGTTGTTGGTATCTATGAGGTGACTAAATAAATCCACAAAGCTCCCAGGTACTTCAACCATGCAGCCCTCTGCCGGATTGTGAGAAATGCGTGACACTTGAGTTCCATCCAGGTAGTACGCGATCGCGATTTCGTATGTACCCGCTATCAGGCTTCCCCCAGATGCGCCTTGTAGCGTAATGGTGGGAGGGCTAAACAATCCGTGGTCACTACTTGGAGGGGCAGGAAGCGTGGTAATCTCCGTCAATCCGCTTAACGTGCCAATTTGCGGATTTGCAATTGCAGGAACTCGCACTTCGTAAATTCTCCCGCCAAATCGAACGAAAACCGCTAAGACGGGTAAATTAAAACTACCTTTAGTATTTCCCCCAATTACCGGGTAATCATTCCGGATTGCGTTTGGATAAGTGCAAGTGATGGAAATAGCTTGATTGACTGTTATTGCCACACTCTTCCATTCCCCGGCTTGGGAGTATCCCACAGCACAATCTACAATCGCTCGGATAGCTTCTGTACTAGGCACACTACCACCACGTAAAAATATTCCTCCGTTCCCATCAATGGTTACTTTTTGTCCTGTCCTGTTAGGTGCAATCCCATAAACACGATGTCTTGCTTTTGCAGGAAAGCTAAATCGCTCTACCAAGGCACTACCTTCCAAGACGTCTACGCCGCCCCCATCGTTCGGCAACACACGCAGTAAGTCGCCATTGAAAAATACCAAACTTTTGCCACCAACAAGCTCCCATAAGTCTCCAGCAAAATTCCCAGCCTGTGCAAAGGGAAACAAGATGATAGACAGCCGAGTCCCTTCCAATATTTCTCGCTGTACCTGTTCTGAGCTAAATTGTAGGTATACTTCTACAAAGTATGCCCATCCCGTAGGTAAGTCTGTCCGTAAAGTTAGCAATCCCCTTACGCCGTACTCCCAAGTTCGAGTTCCGCCCAATTCGTTAATTGTGGTGCCATTACTATCGACTGTCACCAATGCCCCATTAGCTAGATTGACCATCCCTCTTGGGCGCACAATTAACAAGCGGTCATAAACCTGGCTTCTGATAACCCCTTCTTGCCTTACCTCTATCCCAAATGTCGTTCCCGCCGACACTGCCATAGAACTGTTGTTGCGCCAATAAAGCTTTAATGGAAAGCTGCGCGACCCATCCATTGGGTATTTTGGTGGTGCTAGTACCGCATCAAGCGGGACGGTTGTCACGTCTTGAGCACAACCACTGTCTCCGTAAGGGTCGGTAACTGCACTTAATAAAGGATTTCCTGCCATCCTCACCCATTTCTCCGTTGGGCGACTTGGAGGTGTAATTACTTGCGTTCCATCTACTGCCCTATACTCCCCTGGATCATAGTAATAAAAAGCCCCTTTACTACTAATTAAGCGCACCATTCCTTGTAGTAAGTCAGCGCCTATCGGTAACTGTGTGGCGGTATCGACTGCGGGTGCAAGTGTGATGTGTGCCGCTCTGTTTAAAACGATTGGGGTAAGTACGCGATCGCTAATTCCAATTACCCGCCTATTTTCATCAGTAGCGTATTCATACGTCTTCCATCCACACAAAATCATGCCGTCATGACATAACCAGTACCAATGAAAATCAGTTGCGTCTGTTTTATTGCTTATAGGTAGTGTAATTTGAATTGCTTGAGACGCTGTGTAATTTACGGTTACTTCATTACTGGCAATCGTAAACCCTGCCCTGTTTTGTCCATGCAAGGTTAATGTGAGAGAGCCTGCGGTGCTAAACTGTCCGCCATTGAGTAACGCGATCACGGAGCTATCAAATGCAAGTTTTGTTAATCCGTAAGCGAATTCACAAGGCATTAAAATTATGCTCCATTCTTTTTTGTATAATAACTTGCTACAAGCACTTTAGCGTTTGGTAATAAACCTAAAACTGTAACTTTTTTATCTTCTTTTACTACAAGACCATTATTTAGTATTTTAGCTACCCAAACTAAGACATCTTTGGTTGTTTTTTCTGGGTTCGTTTTGTCATATATATTGAATTCCCGATAATCTCTAAATCTTTTCTTTACCCATAGACCTGAGCCATAAGCGCCTTCCATAATATCACTTTCAATAACGTCTTTATCGATAGAAGGTGCTACCAGATAAAAATTGTTTTTGACAAGAGTTGCACCAAACCTAGGATTTATTGAGCTTATACTAGTGTTTGTATCTTCATAAGCGTAGCTTGCTAATGTATTAACTATGGTTGAGTTATCAGCACTCATTTGACTAACAATCACTTTATTGGTGACAACTCTACTAGGTGCAGTCCTAGAGCTACCATCAGAACTTTCATACCTTGTAGATGTGTTTTGTTCAAGATGTACAATTGAGTTATTACATCCAATAATAAGAGAGTTTATATTAGTTTCTTCTTTTTGACTAAAAATATCTAAATACCCTCTAGTCCTAGGTGTTTCACTACTTATGTCTATCAGTTTATAATCAATCGTAAAACCGTCGTTTCCTATAAAAATAGGTTTTATTTTTTCCTCTGAATCATTCCTAGCGATTCCATTAATAACACCTGCTGAGCTTCCAGCACTAGTATCGACAACCTTTGAATAAAAAGAGTAATTACCACGTTTTATTATTGTTTTTTTGTAAAAACTATAACTTGTATTTTGTAATTTATAATCAATAGTTATGGTTGTTCTTCTTATGGAGTAGTCTGCACTATTATAGTCGTTTTGCTCAACAGTTTGGTTGTATGTTCCTTGGCATTGCAGCAATACGTTATTGCTTGAATAAGAAGCTGTTTGTGTTGTTATTTCACCTAATCTCCCAAACGTTGAATAGGTTTCTGTAATTGCACCGCGAACAGCTTTTCCTTCTAAATAAGCTGCCCAGTTACCTGTTCCTAGCCAAGTATACTGGGTTGAAGCTAAATCGGTGTTAGTGTGAGTATACACATTAGAATCATTCCCAAATATATTAGTGATTCTGCTTTCATTATTAAAAAAACCTACTACCCAATCATTTAGTTTTAGCCCTAAATTTGAAAGGTATGTGCGAGAACGTGTTGGTTCAGTTCTTAAGCCTGAGTAAATCTTGAGTGGGGTAGCGCGATCGCCTCCGATGTAAAGACTCCATGTCGCGCCTTCTCTAACAGTGAATAGAACCTTGATTGAATATTCTTCGTCAGACTTAGGACGCGATCGCGTTTTCTTGAATCCAGTGGAGCGAACAACACGCTGCGGCGGCGCGTCAATGGCAATTTCTTTTCGCAGCGTGTCGGCAATTTGTTTGATTAATTCGTCTTTATCTGCCACTGCTACTTCTCACTACATTGACGCTTTGTGTTCGTAATTGCTTCTTGACCTGTGTAAGTAAGTCAGAGTCTCTTTTTTTTAAAAGATTTGCAATTTCTCTGATTAAATCCTCTTTTGTCATACGTTGAAGTTCTTTCTACTTGGTAAATTTGGATCTAAAATTTCACCCATAGGATACCTATCCGGAATAAACAAGCGCTGCAAAGTTTGACCCTTGGGTTTACGCTCTTGTGCAGGGACGGCGGCTTTCTGTGTGGTATATCGCATGGGTGCAGCACGTTCTATCCCTAAATTAATACTACAGTTTCTCCCCAGTAAAATAGGTACGCCATTTTTAGAATCAATCAACACTTCTCGCGAAATGCTCAGAAGCCGCCTGTGTCGCACGGTATTATTCGCTGTATACGTAACGCGATCACCGGCACGCATGGTCATATTAAACTCAATGCTGAAGCTATCTTTCGTACCCCCAGTGATATTTTGAATAGTCAGGTCTGTCTGCGCCGCTGTCAATGCCTGATTTAAAGTCGTGGCGAAAGGATAGCTTAGACTCCCTCCTTCTACCTTGGCGTCTGGATTAATCCCACTACTGACGTAGTGCTCTATTTTGTTGGTTGCCGTCGCTCCGCTTTTGTTACTACTACCATTTGCGCCTTCTGGTTCTACTTTATCCCAGAGCGTTCGCCTTAAATGTGTTGGCGGTCGCCCGTAATTTTTCTCCCCTGTGCTCATCGCAAATGAATTAGCAAACTGGGCATCGCCCGACGAGTAATTCCTTTGGGTCACAATGTAGCTGTCTTGTTCGTCAAGTCGAGGTTGACCCGGTTGAAGCGTAGGGAGTGGAATATTGAAATTGTCTGTCTTCGTATTTACTGAAGGGGAGACTGTTACCCACTCCTCGTGATAGCTATCCTGTCCTGTAGTTAACGGCTGGCGTGGATCATCTGGTGGATCGTTTTCTGGATCAAGTCTAGCTGTGAAGGAACTTTCCCTTGTAATTTTCCGAACCACGAAAAATTCTTCTACCCAGCTAGGATCTTCTACTTGGGCATACTGGGATGTACCGTTAGGGAGACATACTTTATAGGTTTCCACAGGACGCGGTGGCATGTCGTTGTAATAGTCACGCTTGGCTTCTAAGTAATATCGTTCTGCGCCAACCATCGGGTGCCATCCAAAACGATGACATTGCAGGATTTCCCCCTCAATTTCATCTTGTGGGTCAAGTTTGACGGTTTCTAAGGACGTACTCTCTGACTTGTAGCGGCTGAGCATCGACCCCACTAAATCCCAACCCAAATAGTATCCCGTATCTCGCGAAACACTAAATGAGCCGTCTATGTCCCAATAGTGCTTCTTTTTCCACTTCATGGTTAACTGCCAGCACCCAGAAGAAGCTCCTGTATTGTCAGTCTCCGCGTCACTTCCCGTGGCACCCACCAATATCCCACCATTGGTAAACATGTCTTCCCCGTAAAACACATAGCCGTACCTGAGAAAGCTACTCTCAACAGGTTGATCATCTTCGGTGATTTCAATTTCCTGTTCTTTGGTTGTACCTCCGCTATCAAACACCAAGGAAATGTCTTTAAGCGGGCCTGTACCGGCAGGCGCAATACTGGGGTCATCAGCAGGTTTTGGGATTACTTTTCTTACAGGGACGTGCGCTTTCCATCGCGGCTGCTGATATTCAGAATTAGCAGAGGTATCTTCCTTGTCTACATCTTCTGGGGATTCACTAAACTTCCCTTCTAGCTTCCGTTTGGGGTCGTAGCTAGTTACCCAAGGATAGATAGCAGTTGACTCAGAAAAAGGAATTGAAGGGGTAGCATCTGTAGGGTATGGATACGGAAGACTTTCTACTGGAGTTAAGTCCGGATGGGCGAACGTCTCTCCTATATTTAATACGCGGCGCTTTCTTCCGACCACAGACGTGGAAATTTCAGATTTTATTTGGGACATCTCTAGGTAATGTCCTCCTACCCCTGCAAGATTACGGACTTCTACTGCTCCCGGATGCGAATAATCTAAAAATCCCCCGAACATCCGTACCTGCTGCTGAGCCAAATTCATGAAGTTTCCTGACTCATTCCCTTCAGCCGCAATTGGAACTTGCATGTAGGGACCAATAAACCCATCACCGACTCGTGACGCCAATTCTTGAACACTGGTGTAGGCAGATGTCGCTTTTTTCTGCCCACCCCCTGGTAACTTCCCGGCACAATAAGGGTCAAGCTCTAAAGCAGGGCTTTGCGTTTGTATTGTTAGGCTACTCCCCCCTTTAAGAAGAATATCAAAATCGTAATTCTCGTGTCTTCCTCCCAACCCTACTTGTACGGCTATCTCGTGAATCCCGCCACTACTTTCAGTAAAGCTTAAGGAAGATACTCGAAACCCAATGCCAAACGCTGTAAACTCAGCTCCTTCACAAAGCAGCGTAATTACAGCATCCCGCATTCCCACCCAAGTCACGAAGTTAAAGCTACCCGATGGATGTCCCTCGAAGCTATCCGTCCAGCTAAAACTGCCCTGCATCGGAATCTGAGAAAAAATAGCTGGGTACGGCGGTGGAAGATAAGAAAAATCTGTTTCTACGGTTTCTGCACCGCTACCTATGATTAATTCCCCAGCCACTACACCAGGCGCTACGGCGATACTAATCTCCCCTGTAGGTAACACTGCAAACTCCCCCGATTGAGGTGTAGGATTGGGAGTCTGAATGTAGGTGGCTCCAGCAATAGTGACTTGTTGCGGTACTACCCCTAAATCTACCGTGACTGTATTGTTGACGGGAGTAGGCAAGGACGCGATCGCGCTGTCTTGGAAGTCACCGATTAAGGTAAGCTGGGGCATGGAATGTACACGAAAAGTTTACACGACTTGGCGCGATCTCGTAGTAATATAATAAGTGATCGCACCCCACCTCCAATTTTTCCGGACGACGATCTCTACCCGATTTTTGCTGATTAATCAGCAAAAATTGAAAGTCAATCTCCGCCAGGAATCCAGCATTTTCAAAAGCTGCTTTCTTATTATTTTTTCGACTATAACCAAACCGCAACCACGATGTAAACTATTCGTGTACAAAAACTGCAAGCTTTAAAGTTTTCTGTTCAGTATCCCAGTAAAACTCTCCTGGCTGCGGTTCCCCTAAACTTCGAGTGTACCTGCGACCCATGTACTCGATCGCGTCCAGCCTTTTTATCCTCAACCCTTTCACACTCACTTCAATTACGTGTGTTGTAGGGGTAGGGATAGGGAGTGATATGGATTTATTACCTTCAAGACCGATTACGGCAATCAGTGCCCCGTAACACTCTTTCCCCGTCCCTAGTTCAAAATGCGCTGAGCTTAGGGCGTTGTTTGTTTCGTTGTTGGAACCTTCGAGTGTGAACACGTTTGAATGCCGCCAGCGTCTGTTTTCTCTTAAATCCTACAACTTCCATTTCACTTTCTACCTGCAATCGGCGTGCTCGAATCAATTCCAGCGCTGTCGCTATTTCAATGTAATTTATTGGAGTTTGACTAGTAGCTTTCCCGTCTTCCACCTGTGCTACATACTCACGCCAATTCAGCGTAGCAAGCTGTTCATCAATAAGCATTCCTAGTGTGTCGCGCACCCAAGGCAATTCTTCAAATTCATTGGTTAAGTCTTGTGCAATTATACGTCGGCGCACTCGCTGCAAGCTCTTTTGAACCCCAGGCTGACCTGTGTAGCCTTTGAAACCAGGCTCTAATTCATAATTAGGTGCACTCTCATCAAACAAGTCTACGACTCGGTAATCTATTCGAGCTTGTAAAAGGTCTGGGACTAACACAATTTTCATCCCTACATCCTTCCGCATTTTTTTGTTAAACTGCTCTAGGCTTTTCAGGATAGTCTTTGGCACCTGACGCCCTTTAATTTTTTCGGGATTATTCGGATTACCCCATAATTGCTGTTTCTTGGTAGCCAATTCCTGCTCTTTTGTCAGTAGCCTTACCCGTCTCCTATAAGCATCCAATGCGCCCGTTGTGGCGGCATCTCGCAATGTCTTCTGTTCTGATTCGTTCAACCCATTGATAAACGCCTGTTCTCCTGCGGTAGGGGTGCGCTCTCCTTTGTAAACTTTTTCAATCCCTTTGGAGTCGGCTGTACTGAGTGGTGCTAGTTTTGCCCAGATGGGAGTTAATTCATCGCGTCGTCTTGCGATTAGCCGCCCCACCTCTTGTTTGACTCCATTCAATTGAGTACGAATCGCATCCGCACTTAGTTGCTGCCCTCGATACTCAAACAGCGTGGGTTGCTGACTGTCTCTAATTAATAGCGCTCTCACTCGCTGTAGTTCAATAATCCTGGCGTCATATTCCTCAACTTGAGATGCAGCCCCCACTCGTAACTGTTGGATAGTTGCCCATGTAGGAGTCTTTAATAGTTCAACGTAAGCCACTGGGTCAAGCCGTCGCAGCTGTTCCATATCCGCCGCAACAGCATTTGCTAATTCTTGAATTTCTACTGAGGTCTGGTTTCGAGTATTCAACAAGTCCTGAAGTGACGCATCTACACTAGCCAAGCGCGATCGCGTCACCACTTCCGGTAATGGAGGGCTTCCCGCTCCGCCTGGATTAATTACCAATTCAATACGCTGCACGTAGCTATAAGGGAATCCGGAACCCAATGTTCCATTGCTAGTAATTAGAGCAGCTGCTCTGTTAATTGCCGTCCTTCGTTGCTTCAGTGCGTCATCCAGTAATCGACCTTGAATTTCTTCTTGTGGGAGCGTCGGGGCTGGTGGAGGGGTTAACCCCGGTTCGTTTGGAGCCGCAGGTAAGGCGGCAACATCGCGTAGTGCTTGAGTTTGTTTTATAGAACCCATAACATTTGCCATCCCTGTAAGTGGGTCTGACAATCTTCTTAATGCTGCCAGTTGTTCATCAATTCCTTGGACGCTCAAGTTGATTATATTCTGGGCATGCTCTAATCCCTGCCGTCGCTCTCGCTCGTATAGCGTCTCTCCTTGCGGAGCTTGCATTGGGGTAACAGTATTGGTGTACTGCTCTACCGTAGAATCTAAATAGCTGCGCGATTTTTGTAGCCTTTTTTGTAAAGCCGATACATTTCGATCCAATCCCAGATTTGCGCCTTTAATGCGATCGCGCACAGCCTTAGCCTCTACAAATTCTTCCTGCTGCTGGGGGGCGAGTTCATCAAATGTGAGTGGAAGATTGTCAAGCCTTGCCTGTAATCCTTGAAATCTTTCTTGGGTTTGACTCAGGTAATCGACTAATTCTGGTCGTTTTAAATTTCGTGCGTTCTGTAAAACGTCATCGACAGCTTGAATCTGTCCGTCGATACTGGTAATGACGGCATTAGCATTAACTTCTCCTACGGACGTCTTTAAATTATTAAGGCGACCTACTAGCTGCTGAACTTCGGCATAATACCCTCCTAATTCTTGCGGAGTTAATTTTTGCAATGTTGCTACTTGAGTATCTAAGCTCTGCATTAATTGATTGCGGTCACCACGTAATGTCGTGTTTAATGCTTCGTCAATAACAATGCGTGATCGCGTTCGTAATGCCAGCAATTCTTCTTTACGCTTTTCTAATTCCCCTCGCACAATATCGGGAAGTGTTAAGCCATCACTAATAATCTTTAGCCCTTGCCGAATACTGCTTCTAGAAAATTGGATTGTATTTTTAATTTCTTGAGTTAGTTGTCCGTTCTGTTTAAATAATGGGTCGGCTAACGGGTCATCAACGTCTTGTAGTCTAGATTCAATGTTAGTGATACTTAACTCAACTGAATTTGCCAATTGATTTAAAGCCGCAGCATTAACTTCAGTCCCAATTGCGGTGTTTGTAGCTTTTTCAATTGAACGCTGAGCTGAATTAAAAAGCTGAGTTTTATATTTACCCAGTTTTAACCCGCCCCCTAAAATTCCTTGTTTAGGCATTCGGGCGTCGTTAACTGTCTTGGTAATATTTCTTTGATAATCAGTAACCTGACCCAAAACCTCTGAATATTCATTGAAAGCATTATCTCGCCGTCGGCGTTGGTTATCTTCTGCGCTGGGTACAGCTATCACGCGATTACTGGGGGTCGTGGATTGCACCCTATTAGGAATTCCCAGGATGTTGGGTGGCATCGTCGGCTGTTGAGCTGGTGATAACGACGTCTGATTTGGAGGTAATGCGGGGGGTATTGTTCCTGAAGGTAGCTGAGGCTGAACAATTCCGGCGGCAGGAGCTTGTGCGGACGGAATTGCACTTCCTATCCCTACCCCCTGAGGTTGCACCCCACCCACAGGTTGAGTGGGAGGAACAGGCATAAGGTAAATTCGTCCTGCCAATTGTTCTCGAATTCGATTTTTCGTTTCTTCTGTAAACTGAAGCCGACCTTCACGTTCTATTCTTTGGCTTACACGCTTAATCAAATCCTCAACGGCGTCTACCCCTGGTTGCCCAAACTGCCCTTTGTCTCGAAATTCTTGAACAACCACGCTTGCCAACTTCGGACCAATATCCAACGTCGCGGCAATTAACTCAGTCCCTTCTTTATCCCCTACTTGCAGTAGCAGGTTATTCAAGTTCTGGGTGTAATTACGCGCCAGCATATTCCGAACGGTAATTTTCCCCACTCCTGGAATAGCTGCCAATTCTTCTAGATTAGTGATTGGCGTACCTAAGCCAGACATGCGCCGCAAAGACGTGTAAATTGTCTGCGCGATCGCGCTACGCCGACTTAAGCTCATCCCCGCAGGCAGCAATCTGGCAATCTCATCTACTGTCGCCGTATTCAAATTCACCCCACCAACCATCAACTCTCCTGGCAGACCATCTACCCTAGCAGGTGGCAATCCCAACACATTCTGTACTCGCTGTTCAATAGCGCTCTGCACACCTTGGGCTTGCCGCTCTACAGCGGCCAAATCTGGAATGCTGCTATACAGAGACCTTAACTGTCCCATAATTCCAGCTTGAGACTGTGCCACTTGAGCGCTAAACGTTCCGGGCGTTCCATACACCTGCTGATACAAGACATCTACGACGTGGGCATAATCTCGCTGGCGCTGTAATAGCTTGATCACAGCCAAGTACCGTTCGCGATCACTCATCGCTTCATACCGCGTCCCAACCTGCTTACTCAATGCCTCGCGAATATTAATGCCTGTTAAATTCAGTCTTTGCAAATAATCTCGATAATCTCGCCCCGTCAATCGATTTGCTAGTTCCTGAGCTTTCCTACTAGGTGTAGCCGCAGGTCTAGGTTCTGGCAGACGTTTCCCTCGTCCCTGCTCTTGAACTATTTCCCCCCTAGCCCGCAAAATCATTCGAGCTAAATCCTGTAAAGTTAAATCACGCAAATTTCCAGCCTGCCTCAATCCTGGGAACTGACTCAAAAAATCAGGCTCCAAGAAAAACTGAGGAACCAACGCCTGTTCTGGAGGGATTATGCGATCGCGCTCGTACTGCTTCCTTAATTCCTCCAAGTTTTCAGCCTCAGCAATTGTTAACCCATAGATAGTCTGTAGCGAGGTTTTGTTGACTATTCTTAAGTCCAATCTTGATGGTAGCTTGGCAAGTGTTTGCAGCTGTTCAGGCTCGGTCAGAATTTCCGCCGGAACTATCGGACGCGATTGCACTTCCTCGACTTGCCTCGCCCGTTCTAAATCCGTATTTACCTGCTGCAACATTTGCTCTCCCAACCCACTAGGTTGAGTAGGGGTAATACCCTGAACCTGCATCCCCGGCTGTCCCCCTTGTTGCTGCATCCGTTGAGCTTGTCCGCGCATAATCATGTACAGCACCCCCAATGATAGTGCTGTACCTCCGGTCACCATCAGTGCCCGCGCCAGTCTCCTCGCCTGCTCCTGCTTTTGCCTCTCCTCTTCTTGCTGCCTCTGCAACTGCTGCCGCTGAATATCTTCTACTCCCCGCCTGGTCGCTTGAGCTGCACTCGTGATCGCGACTGTCACTCCCAACACATTCTTCAGTGAGTTCCATGCCCCCTTAAGTGGCTCAATCTGCCTATTCTCCAAACTACGACCAGGGTCAGCCGCCATATCTGCATCTTTCTTCCGACGTTCTACTAATGCCACCCAGAAACAGCGATCTGACGGATGGCAGGGTATTACAAGTTGTGTAGGGTCAATACGTTGTTTAAAAGCAAACTGATGTTGTGCTAACAAAGTATCTAGCTCAATCACAATTCCGTTACGAGTCCGACATCTCCTACACACTCGCAAATCTTCTAGGGTCTGCCACCTTACCCGTTTAACCCCAGCTTGGATATAAACCTGCAATCGGCTTAAGCTATATGCGGCACCTACCTCTGTTTCCGCTACAGCCTTCGCCCGACTCCGAAACGTCTGCGTATTGGGTACTCTCAACGAAGTCCTGACTAATTTCTCCCCGATCGCGACATCTGGATCTTTAATCTCCTCCAAACTCTGACGTCCCAGTGCCAGATTAATTTGTTGCAGAAGCTTGGCGCGATCGCGTTTCGGTATTCCCGCCGCACCGTGCTGGGACACCGCATTCATCACCGAAGCTTGGATGCGATCTCGTGTCTTGTCGTTTACGTCATTTGCCAAATACAACACCCGCTGCTCTACCGCACCTTGTAAGTCAGTATTTCGTAATGGGTAACCGTAATTTGGTGGGTAGGCTGTGTAAAACGGTTCTTGTGGGTAATCGGGTAACGGGTAATCCGCAAACTCAGCTCGACTAAAGTTACGCTCGTTAGCCGCTTCTTGAGTCGCAATATTCAACCCTTTCACCGCATGGAAACATCCCACGTCCCAAGTATCATTCCATAGACCCTGTAACAACCCTTGGAAATTCCCGTTTAGTTGCCAAGGGGTTTTTTCAATGAGTGCGCGATCGCCCTTCTCTAATGCAGGCTCTACTTTCTTCCACCACTGATCCGTACTGGTATATCCTACGGTGGTTAGTAATCCCGTGTACCGCGACTCCCGACTATCTAGCGCCTCAGCAATCTCTTCTTTAGGTAAAATAGGCTCATCATCTGGATACGGAATTGGTTCTTCGTCCTGGAACTGAGCAAGGACAGGGGAAAAAGTAGAGTCAAACATGGAAGATAACAAACCAAGCACTTATAACCCAGATCTTTATGTTATCGAAGGGTACACCGATGGTTCTAGGTATCATAAAAACGTTGGTGCGATTCAATGGTACTTCACAGTCATAGTGTCTTTCCCTTTGCGGTTTTTACCATTATTTAAGCACTATAAATACGTTTATCAACGCAATAAAGTGTTGATTTTTCGTAGCAAACAAGAAGTTAATTTTTAAATTATTGAAGCATGGCTAATCCTCTGTCCGACAAGCAAAAAGCTACCAATTGGGAAACGCTGAAACATATTGAAATGGTTATGCAGCTGCTTGCTGTGATGCAGCATGAAATCTCCAAACGGATGTTTAGTCATGATCGCTCAAAACTTGAGTCTCCAGAACTGGAGATGTTTGAGCAATTTACAGACAGGCTTGCAGGATTGACGTATGGAAGCGACGAATACAAGCAATGTCTAGACGAAATGAAGCGATCTGCACTTCAGCATCACTATGAGAATAATCGGCACCACCCTGAATTTTTTGCAGGGTGTCAAAAAGATGTGGACGCGATCACACAATGCAAAAGCGTGCTGACAGGATTAAAACAAATACAAGTTTCCTACCCTGAAGATGAATATGTTTTCGGTTATGCTAGTGACATCATTGAGGCTCATAAGCAGACCCTAGAAAGTAATGTCAATGGCATGAACCTTATTGATATTTTGGAAATGATCTGCGATTGGGAAGCAGCGACTCTTAGGCATGATGATGGGGATATCTATCGTAGCTTAGAAATTAATAAGACACGATTCGGGCTTTCACCCCAGTTGGTTTCTATAATTCTCAATACTGTTCCGTTGCTCAATAGCATTTACAGTGCTAAAACCCAGAAGTACCTCAATCAATGAGCAAAGTTGAACCAATTGCGGCAGGTAATCAAATTGTCGCATACGCATTTTACTGCCCTGGCTGCAAAAACAATCATGCGCCGTACATCAAGCCTTATCAAGCGCCTAATGGTTCCTCTTGGCAATTTAACGGAGACTTAGAAAGTCCAACATTCAATCCATCAATCTTGACTAAGGTTGAACGTTCCGACAAAACTAAAACCATGATTTGTCATCTGTTTGTCAAAGATGGGTGGATTCAGTATTTGTCAGACTGCACTCATGAATTAGCAGGGCAAACCATAGAAATGTTAGACGTTGATTAGAGAAATGCGATCGCATGAATGAAAATGACAAAGAGAGCGAAGAGGATATTAGGCGTCGAGTAATTGGTTACTGTTTGGTCTGCGGCAGTGATGAGCTTTTGGTGTTAGAAGGTCTAGTTAAATGCCTTGCATGCAACCAGACCTACACTGTTGAATATTTTTTGGTTCATCTAAAAAATAAATGGAGGGCGTGATCGCGTATGGCTAAAAGTGACATCTCCTACACCAACCTGAGTACAGGTATGGTGTCGGCTTCCAAGACAATCCGGCTATCGCTTAGGAGACTCTTGGCTTTATTAACGACACGGGATGCCCCACCGCGCCGGAACAATACAAAAGATATGTTCTGTCCTTTGTACTGCTGGAATTTTACCCGTCCACAGATACGACTATGGATAGCCTGTTACTGGACGGAACCCCATATTCCAGGTTGTCAAGGTTCAATGCACAGGAAGCGGTTAGCTTGTTTGATTAACCTGTACCATAAAATACTAGCATATCGATATGGTTTTTGCTAGCATGAGTCAGCTTAATATCAGACTGTCCGACCGAGAAAAACAGCATTTAGCAAAGTATTGCGAACATACAGAACGCAGTCAAAACGATGTGGTTAGGGAACTCATCCGTCGTTTGTCAATCTCAGGGGTGTTGAACCCCCTCGATTAACCGCCTATCCATCCCACGCCAACCTGAGTACAGGTATGGCGTGGGGCTTCCGGCGAAGAAAGCTAAAACAGGTGGAAGAATTCACTCTAGTGACTACCAGATAGGAAACGTCACAGGAATTAAGCTAGAGGACTGGACGGGATCAGCAAATCAGACTCCCCCAGCAAGTAAAGAAGACTGCATAACGGCTGCTTATTGATGCTGAATTTTAAAAAGATTGTACGCGATCACGAAACTATACAGCAAAGCGCCGATACAAGACTCAAACTATATCTTCGACTCATTGATGAAAGGGATAAGCGCGATCGCATGACTGATTTCAAAAAGCTCAGAGCCTACCTTAATCGTATTGCCGAAGTTGCTGAAGAAGATAGTAACTCGGTTATTAGCCTAGGAATTATCCCTGCGGTGCGAGAAGCAATTCAAGAGTTAGATAGACTTGAGCAGGAGCGCGATCGCGAAGCGAGAAGATCGAAACGCAGATCGCGCCATGTACACGATTCGTGTACAAACCCAGACTAAAACAAAAGCCACCTACTTCGAGGGTGGCTTTCTGGGGTAGTTGACCAATTCTGAAATTTGTTCGCGGTTCATCTGTAAACTTTTTGTGTACAAAGCTTGAGCCAAGCCAAGTCGAGCTGCTTGTTGCTGTAGATTATGCGTGATCGCTCCAGCCGATAGCAAAGAACCAAAACCCAAAAGCATGACAGTAGCCGTCATACCATATTTTGATGTACCCTAAGTAGCGAGAATCTGAATCCAACCATATCAACCCATCAAGCTTGTATTTTGTCAGTTTTTTGAACATAGTTTTATCAGACCAAGTCTGAAACGATCGCGCTCATCTTTCCTTGAGCATTTTTCTGGTTATCGTCATAGAGAAGCGACGTATCTGCTTTACTGTGTCGAGAAAGTTTCTGCACCCGTCGCACATCCCCATTAGTTGCATCTAGTGCCGCTTTCAGATTAACTCTTTTTCCTGAAACTTAATGTTGCTACAGCATTTTCTTTCTCTTTGTCAGCAACTTCTAAATACCTTTGAAGAACAGCTAAACTTCTATGCCCACTGATCGAACGAATAACGTTCAGTGGTATTCCTTGATGATGCATCATTGTTAATGCCGTTCTCCTAAAGCTGTGAGTGCTGGCCCCTTCAATTCCCCAGCACTGAAATATCTCCCTAAGTATTTTGTCCGCTGAATCAGAACGGATATGTCCTAACCCATGCCGTCCTGGAAATAAATACTCTTTGTCTGTGTTGTATTCTAGTAGTAGTTCATGTAGTTCTTTACAAACTGGAACAACTCGTGTACTTAATTTTCCTTTAGTAGTACCGCGTCGAAAAGTAATGTGGGTCTTTGGCTTTCCACTGTGTCCATAAACATCAGCCTTGTGTAACGCACATGCCTCTGCTATACGACAGCCTGTGTAGAGACAAATTCCGAACAAAGCCCGATCTCTTTCATTTAAAAACCCCCGCTCAAATAACAGAGTGATTTCTTCCGAGCTAAGTATCCGTGCTTGACCATTCCGCGCTACTTTCATGCCTCTTATCCTACACCATAAAATCTCCATTTTATGGTGTAGGGGGTTGAAATGGCGACTTTGCGTAGTATGATAAGTGGGTGCAACAAGCATTTAAGCGATCGCACTCCTGACCGTGGAAAGTACGGAGGCGATCGCTTGTCCAAACCCCAACGAAGGATTATAGACATGAGAGATCGTACTACTGAGAACGACAAGCTTAAGCATGGTTCGACAAAAGTTTACGTTGGTGCGGTATTTGGAAAATTGACCGTAATTAAATATGCGTTCAATACAGACAAGCAAAAATACTGGGAGTGCCTGTGTGAATGCGGGACGGTTAAAAATTTCCGGCAATCTCAATTAATTGCAAAAATGGCGCAAAGTTGTGGCTGTAGTCATTACAGGCGAGGAGGCAAGGCGGCTCGAAATACGGAGTACAGCAGGACGTATAGTTCTTGGGATGCAATGCATAAGCGTTGTGACGATCCAAAGCATATAGCATTCCATCGCTATGGTGGCGCTGGTATTACAATCTGTGCGCGATGGCATCGCAGCAACCCAACTGGATTTGACAACTTTTTGGAGGATATGGGATTACGTCCTGAAAACACCTCTTTAGATCGGATAGATGGGACACTGGGTTATTCTTCGGATAATTGCCGATGGACAACGCGAAGCCAACAACAGAGAAATACATCAACGAACAGATTCGTTACTTGGCAAGGAGAGACCAAAACGTTAGTAGAGTGGAGTGAAGATTCTCGACTCAAGGAAAAAAATATTACGTATCAGACGCTTAACCAAAGATTACTACTGGGAACATGGACGATAGAAGAAATGATGACAACACCAAACCTTGGGCGACGTCGCCGCCCAAGCCTGAAAACTCAAAACTGCTGTAATTAGATTTGTATTTAGCGCTTATTCAGTGATTCATGAATAAGCGCTTCAACTCTTGATAATGGCTCTTTTCGTGAGTTCAACTCATGTACACGAATCGTGTACAAAGAAAAGCAGAGCGTAATCACGCTCTGCTTTTTGCTACCCAAGTTTTTTTAGGCATGACTCGATGCTGACCAAGGGATAACATAGTTGCAGAGTGTCTACTGTCGTAAATGCTGGCACGATCGCATGAAATGGACTACTTTAATAAAGAAAATTAATCCTATAGAGGATTTACGGAAACATCTTCAAGGGAACATAACTACACCTAGTCGTGATTCTATTGAGTTACCCACATGGGTAAAAACATTATTAGAGGCGCGATCGCGTATGCCTGAATTAAAAAGAATCACCTTTGCAAATGGCGATCACTTTCTTTCGTTGAGTGCGACTGGGTTTAAAGTGAGAGCAATAAAAGATTTGCCGAGCGCTGACTGGAAGACTTCCGCTATTCATGGTTCTCGCCATCTCCTCAAAAATGAGGAGATGGTAGTTGACGAGATTTTTATCAATATCTACGGGTTGTACTTACAAGGATCTAATCCACGAGGTCAGCTTGTTAGCCTACGACCTGATGACTTACACCTTTTTTCTGAGACTCTTTAAAAGTTAGCGTGCAAACGATTCGTGTACACCACTAGTGAGAAAAATAATTTGTCGATTGTGACCTTCAAAGCTTGCTTTACCCTTTGGTAAAGCAACTTCATATAAGGATGAAATGCGATCGCGAAGTGCCTCTGCAAAGCGCAGTTTGCGCTTCCAGATTCCATGTACACGATTCGTGTACAACTAAAAACCCCTTCAAGACGACAGAGGTTTGATTGCGAGATTTGTGGGGCGCGTTACGCTTTAAGTTGCCTTTTGACTACTTCAATGTCCGCAATGTTGTAGCTCATATAGCTCATGAATGTGACATCCTGTGCGCCACGCTGGTTAATATGCTCAAGCCAGTCCGTGTATTTGATATGCTTCTCTGTCTTGACCTTCTCTTCTTCTGGCAGCAATGCCCATTGACACTCAGCGTATATAGCCCGCAGTCCCTTGTAATTAATTCCGGGGTACTTACACATTACCCTGCTCAATCCCATTGCATATGCCTTGTTTACCGCATTCCTGTCAGCTTGCTGTAGTTCCGGTTTTAGCCTCCTTCCTTGCTCATTCAAATAATCAATAGCCGCCTTAAGAATGGCAGCTCGAAACAAAGTAGGGATTGTGTAGTCAGTTGTGTCCTCCATGATTCTAGTTTTGGCTCGTCCAGAAAAATACAGTTGATAGTCACCAGCTACCTTGAATTTTCCGAGAGAATGCACCTCAGCCATTCTTCGACCTGTTCCAAGGGCAGCAGCGACCGATACTTTAGTCCAGTGGGGATTTAGTCCACTTGTTAATTGATCTAATGTCTTGTGGCAGTCAGCAATCAACTGACCAATTTCAACGGATGTCTTTTCCCGATTCCTGCTTTTTACCTGCTGCTTGTAAGTCTTAGTCAGTTCTACAGAGTCCTCTCGCTGGAAACTCAAGAGTTGGTTGTAGAAGTACTCAGTCAGAATTTCCATTGTTTCCTTGAGCAACGGAATTTCCTCATCCCCCATTACGAGCAATGCTTTCTTGATGTCCACCCTGCGAGTCTTCACAGTTGAGAATGCGTATTCTTGCATCTCAGACCGCGCGATCGCAGCAACTACCCCATTAATCTCTTCTTTCATGGCTTGGAAATCGCTACCTTTAGTTGCAATTTCCTTCAATCGTTTGTATGTCTTAGTTGCAACCTCGGCTACCGGAATCTGATAATTCTCATTTTCAATGAATTCCTTGAGTTCCATTTGGGCTTGCTCTTTTTTTTTTGAATTCAGTGTTATTCAAATTTTACACTCACAATTATTGCAGCTACTCTCGTCTTTAACCTTACCCATGACTAACTTCCAGCACCCCATAGATCCGTTTAGCGCTTCTGGATACTGGCACCAACTTGGCTGTTGATACCACCGCATGGCAGCTTTACCAGGAATTCTCCCGGCTAGCTCATAAGGCTGTTCGTGGAAATAAGGCTTGGTCATAGCGCGATCACATGTACACGAATCGTGTACATGAAAAATCAAGCTTCTAGGTGGGGAAGTATCACCTGAATCTCGGTTCCCAGGTTTTCTTGAGATTCTACAATAATTTGACCGTCGAGCAGGTCTACAGTTTTTTTCACGATTGCAAGTCCTAGACCAGTACCGGCAACAGCCCCAACATTACTCCCTCTTTCAAACACACCATACAAATCCATCGAAGACGGGATTCCTATTCCAGAATCCCTGACGATGAAACAAATTGTATTCGATTCTGCAACGACAAGCACAAGCACGGTTCCAGTACTGTACTTGAGCGCATTGCCGATTAAATTGCTAAAGATTTTGTATAGTAGACCCTCATCGCAGTATATCTCTGCGACTTGGATATTCAATAAGACGCGAGAGCTTTCAGGGAAAGACTCAATCAGCGCTTCAAACCAAGGACGCAGTTGGATAGTTACAGGATTAAGTTGAACACGTTCTGAGTCCAGCCGAAACACCAACAGTACATCATCGGTCATGCGTGTGAGTCGCTCTACTCCTTTTTTGATTTGATTGATATGTCGATGAAACTTGTCGCTAGCTGGTGGATCTTTTTCCAATAACAAGGCGGCGGTTAAGATAGCGGTCAGTGGCGTGCGATATTCATGAGAAATAGTCTGAATGATTGCCGACTTTGCCTCGCTCACTTCCTCTTGTTTTTTTAAGGCCTCTTCTTTCGCCAGTCGCAACCCCTCTTCTAATTCCAACGATCGCTCAGCCCTGTCAAAAGCGAATTTCATTGCTTTTGCATTCTGATAGGTAAGCCACAGCAGTAGTAGCAACGAGGATATCGCAATAATTGTCAGGACTAAATCCCTTCGCTCTCGACGCCGCCGTTCATTAATTAAGCGATCGCGTTCCCCCTCCAGCTCTGTTTTTAATTCACCCAGAATCCCCCGCAGTTTATCCATGTGCTGCTTGCCTTGCCTTAATAATGCTGGTGATGGATTCTGGATTATTTTATTGGACAGTATCAAAAACTGATTCACTTGATTATCAAGTTCTGGGAATTGACCCTGGGTGTCTAATTCTTCCAACAGTCCCGGAAGTTGCCGCTGACCTTCCCAGTAAGGATCGAGAAATCTGGAATCTTTAGTGCCTGCAAATCCCCGTGTTCCAGTTTCTAGGTTGAGTAGTTGCGTGAGTAATTCATCAACGCTATCGGCTTTTTGCCGCACAGATGTTAGTTGTTCACTGGCGACTTTCTCTTGGTTCAACCGATAGTAAAACAAAGTACTGGAAGGTAAAGATAAAGCCCCGACGACCGCAAGCGCAAATACTGTACGCCTGTATAACTGACTAAATACTACAAGCGGCATACGATGAAGGGTTGCTGCTCCGAATTCTTCTATGATAAACGACTCGCTTTTAAACGTGGTGTAGGCGGATAGTTTATTGAGCACTTTCGTGTACATGAAAGTGCAAGTGTGACGTGAACGTTTAAGCACTCCCGATTACTTTCAACGAAATTGTGTAATAATTTTATAAATGCAAAGCCGCCAAGTTTTTGGAGAACTTGGCGGTTGTAAACCATGAAAAGAGTATATGTATAGTATACTCGAATTTTTTTAAGCTAGTAAACTACAAACGATTACGTACATGTGTTTCGTCTAACCCTATCCACGCGATCGCTTGTGGTTTAAACCAATACCATCAATACACAAAGGAAACAAAATGAATTCGTTGCAAATACAACAAGAATTAAAGATTCGACAAAACCTCCGCGCTATGCCGTATCAGCGCTTCCTTATCACTTCTTTTTGGAGATCCGTCAGAGAGATTGCACTAGAAAGAGCTAAACACAGGTGTCAGTTATGCAATAGTGCATCTGAGTTGCAGGTGCATCACAGAACCTACAAAAACAGAGGATGGGAAGATCAACACTTAGACGATTTAACAGTTTTATGCGCTAATTGCCATAAGAAACATCATGATATTGTAGCTAATCCCAAGTTAGCCGACAAAGAGGCTCAAGATCAAAAAGGATGGCGGGAGCCGCATTTTAGTAGCGGGGATGTTACCATGTGCCGTCCAATGACTTCAAATGAGTTAAGACTTTTTAGGGTATATCGAGCACATCAAGGTTTAGGCGCTCCAGAACCTTATGAATTAACCCCAGCTTTTCACGCTTATTGGGATTCATTAGAACAACGACAAGCAAAACAGGGCATCAAATCCTGGGAGGAGCTTGAATACGGACTGTGAAGCGAACTCTATTTCGCTGACGTTATTCACTGGATGCGCGATCGCGCTCCCAAATGTACACGAATAGTTTACACATCAAAAACCCCCGTCTCATGACAGGGGTTTATTTTCCAAACCTAAGCCCACCTAACCATACCTGACCTCACCATCCTGACCGCACCACACCCAACCACACCCTAAAAATCAACAACCCGTTACATGTACTTGTTTTGATCGAGTTTTTTTGATGAACAATTTCCATGTACACGATTCGTGTACATCAACTCAAAAATACCCTCGAATATCCCTAGCTGAACTTCGTCTATCCTCAGACGTTCGTTCTTGCCGACGTCGTGCAGCTCCAAAGAAATCTCTCACGTTCTCATCTTTGGTATCTTGCTTTAAGACTTTGCCAGCTTTCTTACGCGCCGCATAATTTGCCAACACCAACGCGATCGCGGCATCACCGTGACGCTTCCCACCATCTTTACCTTTATATCGACTTCGCTCTGGAACTTTGGGTACACCATTATGTTCTTCAATAGCGGCATGATCGGTTTTTATGTCTTCGTCATATGGCATCCGCAGACGCTCATCTTCCAACGCTTTTTTGTAATCTGGCATGGCTTCCAAATACCAAGGCTGTGTCGGCATCACTTTCTCAATGCGACTCGCGCCATACTTCGTTTCAGCAAACTCTGCCAAAGCCGTCCCATTCCCCCTAGCGTCACTAGCCCCACCACAGAAATTAGGGAGGTGGTCGATTACGCCGTACAGTATTTGCTCTTGCCGTTTGATTGGTACATTCCGCAGTTCTATAAGCAAGGGACAGTAGAGTCTTACCTTCCCTTCAATAGTCACACCACTCCAATCATCTTCGAGTAGTAACGCGATCGCGCTGATATCTCCCGTGCGTCCAAAGTCCATACCGTAATAAGACTTCTGGTGACGAGGTAAGGCGTTAATTAATGGGTAAATTTTGTCTTTGAGCCATTCCTGAATTTCTGTTAACTGTACGGGTTGAGACTTGATATTAAATTCATCAGGTAATGCTAGTCGCACCACCGAGTAGCGCCTATCCATTCGTGCTTCTACCAGTAATGGTGGAATGTAAGCTCCGCCACCTGCTTTTGGATTACAGAACAACTCCTCATCAGCGTCATCCCCATACTGATCGATCATGTCCTGCCGCCATTTCTCTTGCCCTTTAACAGACCAGTCTTTCCCAGTCATTAAACAAATACGCCTATACAACCCAGCCGCGATCGCGTCATCAAACGTGACTTTATGCAATGAGTACGGACGCTTCCCAGCCTTAACTTCTTCAATGAGCTGGTTAAACGCATTAGTTACACCGTCATGTGTTGAAATAATGTGTACCGAGCCGCCCCACATTAAGAGCGCGATCGCGGCTTTAAGTAACTCTAGTGGGTTTGGGTGGAAGGCAAATTCATCTAAGATGACTCGTCCTTTTTTCCCTCGCAAGTTAGTAGGGCGTGAAGTTAACCCAGTTACTCGATACCCTGATGCCATCTTGATGCGGTAAGCCAGAATATCGCGTTCTGATTGAATTACCTCTTCTGGAAATACTACACCTTCCGATACCAGCTCCTGCTTACTAACAGCTGTCACCTCAGTTGCCACTTCTTGATACTGCTTTACCCAGAAAGTGCAATCCTGCATAAACTCCAACGCACCTTCTTCGTTCGCGCCAATGTACCAAGTGTCTTTTCCATTTCGTCCCGATGTTGCTGCCATCAACACTGAGTCTGCCGCCTCAGCCCATGTAATCCCAATCTGGCGGCTTTTTTCAATAATCTTGACGTCGCTTTTGTCTAATATCCATTGTTGCTGGTATGAAAGCAATACCGCTTTAGTCTCTGTCATATATAATAGATACAGTGTATTGAGTTAGATAATGGATGAACACGAAAGGGAAAGCAGCATTGAAGCGGCTGCGAGAATTTCTCAATGATAAGCCAGAGACACAAGTAATAGGTGTGGGGACGGTAGCTAAGATTTTAGGAGTAACACGCGATCGCGCTCACAAATTCATCCGGTCTAATCCATCACGTCTTAAAGCTGAGTTAGGACTTGGCTTAAATCCCAGTTACGAAATTAAAGTGGAGGACTTGCGGGAGTTTATTGTGAACGACTACGCGATCGCGGTTCCGGGTAGACCAAAGCGAGAGGTGTCATGAGTATGAATTTAACTTCCGAGCAAGAAAACTTTTTTCGCTACAAGCAACAGATTCGCTCTGAAACTTTGGGTAAGGTTGAAAATGCGCTGAAGCGCGGGGATATTACCCAAGAGGAATTTCATCAATACAGAGAGCGTGAGTTACAGCATTATGTTGCTTCCGTGGGTCGTTACGCTCGACACCACAATATTTCTCTACCGATTACTCCGCCCCAATTGCCGCTTGACTTAAGCTAAGAAGAAGTTCTCTTGATGGCTTCTATCAATCCCCAGCTCTATCCTTGGGTTGTGAAATGGGAACAGAAGGAGATTACTTGGGAGCAAGCCGCCTATGGTATTATCTGTTCACTGATGTTTGAAGTTAATGCTTGGCGTGATCGATACAAAGAACTCATCGAGAAGCATCCAATGGGGCTTTGGCTCCAGCCCAATGACTACACCGTCATTATCAAGAAGGATGAGTTCGATAAGTCGATGGGTGTCAAGTCCAATCAGTCTACAGCGGAGAGCGATCGCGAATGACTATTAGATTTTTCGTTACACCAGCCAAGCTTTTGGATTTAACTGACCAAGGATCTGCTTATTCCCCAGTTGTTGATGCGGTTGTTTGTAAAGCATTTTATTTAGCTGTACAGGCTGTTGCTTCAAAGTTTGACCTTGACTACATGACGGCAAGAGCAAAGCTTGTTGAGCTGTACAAATACCAGCAAGTATTTAGTTTTTATGGTATTTGCTCTCATGCGCTGGAAGGTTCTGGGTACGTTTCAGAGGAGTTAACTAAATTCGCTTTACGCCAACGCGATTACACCCTCAACTCAAATGTACATGAATAGTTTACATTGCTAATTAGCTTCTTCTGCAACTACTACTTCTACCCCCACAGGAGCTTCAACTGTAACAGGTTGAGGCTCCTCTTCTTTTGCTTCTACTATTCCTAGGATTCGCTTCCTGATTGAATCTGCCATTTCTTCTGATAACCCCCTAGGTGTGGTTATTCGCTCAGTCCCCTGCGCGATTGTCTGCTTCTCAGTGATACCAGCTAGCTTGATTACGCGATCGCACGCCGCTAATCTATCCACATCACGCTTGCCGTTTTTCATAATGTCGATAATTACATCAACAGCTTTAACAGCGGCTGTCTTTAGCTTTTCATCCACTTCCGTCAGGATGACTTGCGTTCGCGTGGCTTGATACTGCTGGGTTACTTTGACACGAGTTTCTTCCCTCGCATCTTTCTCATACGCGATCGCATCACTGATTTTTCCGCGTTTTAACCAAGCCCTTCCTGTGTTTCTTGCTATACCTGCTATTCTTGCCGCTTCTGAGATACTTTCTCCTCTAGCAATTGAGCTAACAAAAGCTTCCTCTTGGTCTGTTAACCCTATATGGGCATTATGCTTAGCCACAATCTTACTCGTTGGTGTTTGCGCGATGCTCAACTGACATGGATAGTTCTGCGCGATCGCCTGAGCAGCTCCGCTCAACGCCCTGCGCGATCCTTTCAATATCAAGCTTCTATACGTTATTTGTATCCTAAAATCTTACCGCGCCTCTCACCCCTTGGTTCCCGATCGCGCAGCATACTGAGATTACTTTTGTATAAAATATTTTTTAGAAATCAGTACAAATACCGATTACACTGTAGACAGTTGAATGTGATAGTAGATGAAGTAACGCGAAAGGAGGAGACAACAGACGGCAATCATATATAGAAGCGCGATCGCGTAACTCCTTTGTGATCGGCAGCAGACAAACGCAATTACAGCACAGGTTCCGAGCATAGCTACCTGTAGGTATAAGTCAAGGATTGCGGTAGGGAGTAAGAACCTTGAAAAGTTAATAGACTGCTAGGACGCCTCTATTAGAGGTTTGACACTAGATTACTCACCTGTATGGGTGTAGCGCTGGTTAGTCCCTAGTTAGTCCCTGTAGGCATCTGGTGCTAGACACTTGTAAGTCCTACTATCTATTACGCGATCGCATAGTGCTCTAAGCGTTGTGCAAGTCAGCGCGATCGCATACCGGATCTGCATTATCCGGCTAATCACACAACACGAGGTAATGTAATGGAAACTGCAACACTTAACGGTAATGGTAAGGTTTCTGAAACTGTTACAGATTCTAATTCAATCGTCACAGAATCTAAAACCCAGACAGGCAAAGCAACTAAGAAGAAAGCCGCTAAAACCACAAAAGCGGTGGACATTAGTATAGAGCAATTGGAAGGTAAGCGCGATCGCGTCTTATATAAAGAACAGATTGCTCTGAAAAATCCCACGGCCTTAGCTGAAATTGTCGGCAATTACTACGATGATGAGGCTCATGATATTCGGTACTGGGAAGGGAAAGTTACCGTCTATCTAGTACGAGAGGGCAAGGAGACAGCAATAGAGGTGGGAACCCTCACTAAGCATGGCTTCGAGATGATTATTCGGGATGTAAAGCTACTTCCCATAGTTGAGCAAATCAAGAAAAAATGGGCATACACAGAGCAAGTCGCCAAGGCTACTAAGAAAGCAACGAAGCGTAAGCTAGAAACCTCTGAGGGTGAAGGTGCGTTAATGGCGCTATTCAACGCTAAGAAGAAGGGTTAAGCGTCATGTACAAAACATCTCTTTCGCAAGGCATTGGCAAGCGTGGTAACGGTTCTAGTCAAGTGGCTAACTTTGATGGCAATGAGTTAAGCGCGATCGCGTCGCACAATCGGACTAGCCGCCGCTACCACATCGAAGTTAAACACGGGATTGTGCTAGTTGTCCTAGCTCAACAATCCCCTGGTAGCCCTACCCATGAGGTTGTTGTAGGGGAGGTAGATAGTCATGGACAGTTTGGATTGAAAAATGCCCATATTCTGGCTATAGCCAAGGCTGTCCAATGCGATCCAGACAGGTTAATTACTTATATACGCAAGATAGCAGCGGCTAATCCTGCTGTAGAGGGAATATCGTCACGCGATCGATATGGGCATGAGGTAGGCAATCGCAGGAAAAAGGCTAAGCGCGATCGCATATCCAAGGGTATCCGTATCTGTTAGATTTTCTTGAGCAAACACCCACTCCTTAACTGGGGTGGGTGTTTTGTGCTGTCTATCCTCACCCCTATCCAAACCAGGGTAGGGGTGTTTTTTCGTGCCTTGAAATAGGTGGGATACAGATCTGGGTTGTTTCCCGACTGACCAGATCTGTACCTAACCCATTTATCAGGAGTAAGTTATGCTTTTTCAAATTCTACTCTCAGACGGTCGCAAAATCTGGAAAGCTGGCAGCGATACTGACGAGATTTGGAATATTGTTGAGTACTGGTTTGATGAGGAGCTATGTGATCGCGTAACCACTATCCTTTCTATTGAGCCAGTATAATTCCGTGTTTTTAGGTGCCTCACGAGAGAATGCGGGTTTCAGGCTATGCAGATGCATGGCTTGATATTTTCCCGTGTTTTCTGATACCTGAACGAGTTTACGTTCTTTCAGCCCTCGATTTACGCGATCGGGGGTGTGTTTTTGACCCCTTACGGAATACCACCAGCATGAAAACTATCTATCAGCAACTTAAAGAGATCGTGTCCAACAATTCTCATTTGCTTACCGCCTACCAGACAGATCTGACTGTTCATGACTTATCAGCGTTGCGACAATCTCGATCTGGTGAGGTATATGTGTGGGGTTTGCGCGAACATGGCACTCAAATGACCCCAGTACCAAACGCTTGTAAATGGGCGAACAGTTTTCCTAAGCTAGCGGACAAAGAGAAAGCATGGGAATGGAATCAAGGTTGGATTGCGTCTATAGCAAAGAACCACCCAGAAACTCTATGGTTTAAGCTGACCTTGACTGGAAAGAACCAAGGCATCGTTGAGCCAATTTCATCAAATGACGCGATCGCGCTCTTGAAGTGGAAGTCTGATATTAGCAGTGTGTTCGCACACAAACAAAAATAGACCAGCTTCCGTAATGGTTGTTGGCTTCTTGTGCTTAGCTTAGGTAGTCTTAACAGGTCTTATGTGATCGCGAAGCGCTGCTACGAAGCGCAGATCGCGCTCCTAAATCTCACGTACACGAATCGTGTACATCATCGAGCATCAGCCACATTAGCATAGAGCGCTCTCAGTTGTTGTAGTGCCCTTACTCGACTTCTGGGAGACTTGCTCATGTGCCTACCGTTGACACTCACTATGTAGAACCGACTACGCTTTCCTTTCCTAACTCGATGCAAATGGTACGGCATAGCAAGACACGGGATTTATTATAATTCTAACCTGTTTGATGTTGACGCATGTTCAAACTGGACTGTATTGTTTATGTATCATGTTCAGTAGTTACTTACTGGAGGGCGTTACGAAGAAAAAGTATAAAGGCAGAGGCGGCAAGCGACCAGGGGCGGGAGGAAAGCCGACATGGAAGCTTGGAAAGACGAAATCGGTCAGACTGCCGGAAGCGATCGCGCCACAAATCATTGAATTTTCACGAGCGATTGATGCTGGTGCGTTGAATGAGCAGGACGCGATCGCGCTCATCGAAAAAGCGATGATTTTTATCCAAGCAGAAACAGACTTCTAAACACGGGGTAAAGCAAATGACGACGTCAACGACCCGCCGCTAACCCTGTCGGGTATAACGGGAGTCCCCTTGCCGCATTTAAGATGGAGAAAAGGTGCCAGTCTCTTGTCGTCGTCAATATGGCATGGGCATGGGGAGCGAATGGAATGCCAAGTTGATGGCGTAACCCAATCACGAAGTGCCGCTGCAAAGCGCGATCGCGCCCTAACTTTTCCGCCGCTGTAAACTTTTCGTGTACATCTTCCTTCCCTCAGTTAGCGTCCGACCCGCTACTGGGGGTTTTACTTTACCCTGTTCAAACTAAAGCTTTTTCAATCATGGCAACAACCAAGAAAACAACAATCGCAAAAGCTAAAGATCCATACGTTCACGAGTTTCCCGCCATGCGTGGTGTTATGGCTGGGCGTGAGTTTTACTCCTGCATTGTCCCTATTCGAGTCCTCACTAAAATCTTTCTGTTCGATGAAGAAGAAGTTCCGGTTGAACTTCGGGTGCAGCGCACGTTAAACCCAAAGCGTGCTGATGACATCCGTGACTATGTAATCGATAACCCTAAAGATTACGTTCTACCTTCTCTCACGGCATCCGTTGACGGAGAGCTTGAATTTGTCCCAATCTCTGATGAGGGGGACTTGAGAAAATTGGGCGTACTGCGTGTCGCGATCGCGTCCAGATTTATTCTCAACGATGGTCAGCACAGAAAGGCTGGACTGACCAAGGCCCTGCAAGAAAACCCACAGCTAGCCTATGAGTCGGTCAATGTTCTGTTCTTTCTAGATATCGGGTTGAAGCGATGCCAGCAAATCTTTTCCGATATCAATCGGAACATGAAAATCCCGGATGCGGCAATCAACATTACCTTCGATCATCGTGACGCGATCGCGGTAATGACTCGTGAAGTTATCAAAGAAATACCGTTCCTACGCCAGTTTGTTCAACAAGCGGGAGGAACCATTAAGGCTAAGAGTAACAAGCTTTTGGTAGTAACTTGGGTGTACAAGGCTAATCAACGAATCAGTGCGGTGCTGGCATCAGGTCAGCAGGAGTTTTGCTTGAAATTCTGGGAAGCGCTGATTGCTAATACACCCAAGTGGCAAGAGGTGCTAAATCAGGAGATATCGGCAGAGGTTCTGCGACGTGATTACATTTGTTGTACCGCGATCGCGATTGAAGCTTTCTCTCATCTAGGTGTAGCACTAGCTCAAAATCCAACCTATATCGAACATCCAGAAAAGATGCTAGATAAATTAGCATCCCTTGCGACCGTTGATTGGTGGAAGCAAGAAAAAACTTGGTTGGGTATGGTTGTAGATACCAATGGACGAATGCTGACCAAGAAAGAGAACATCCAGCTACTTATTCAGCATCTATCACAAGTTACAGGAATACGCGCATGAGCAACGATTGGCAAAATTTCAAGTTCAAGCCAAATGAAACGCCGCCAAAAGTAATTGAGGGGGCTGACCCGTTCAATGATCAGATAGAAGCGGCTTCTTATCTTCTATCTACACCACCAGCAACAGAAGAACCTCCAAAGAGAAAACCGATGCGTGACCTAAAGCGAGGCGACAAGGTAAAGCTTCCTACTGGTGAAATCTTTGAGATGACCAGTGTTGAGGTGATGCGAGGAACATTCTTCGCTTTCAATGTAATAGATGAGAGTGACCGACGAATGCTTAAAGCAAAAGACGTTGAAGCCCTTTGATAGTTTCTGGTTCACACAAGAGACATGACAAGAAAAAATAACTACCGCGAAACCATTCTTCACTTAAAGGCTCAACGCGATCGCGCAATTGAGCATCTCAAAAAGTTAGACCCTACCAAGAATTGGGCATCTATTCTCGAAGCAGAAGGGTACGATTCGTTAACTCCTGAATACAGGGAAACACACATACAGCAAGCGCAGGTCAAGGCAAGAGCAAACCTCAAGCCCAACGTAGGGAGACGCCCGCCTAAGAAAATTTTAGTCGGTGGTCAAGAGAAAACCTACAAAGAGCTAGCGCAGGAGCGTGGTGTGACGATTGCAACCGTTCGCAATCAAATCTGGAAACAACAGAAAACCCAAGCACCCGTTGATGCCGATACGCAAGACGGTTAAACGTTAATCCGTAGAAGATGCGATCACGTGAGACGTTCCAGTGACTACGTGATCGCTTGTCAACCCAACAATAGGTTAACTCTAAAATTATGCAATTTTACTGTGTCAATGATCACGGTTTTCGGCGTGTTATTGGATTTAATGATGTCGAGCGTTGTGTCGTTTCGTTCTATCCTCATTCCCCCCATTTTGATTGGGATTACGCGCAGGCTACAAAAGAAGAGTCACAAAAATATCTTAAAGACTATGGAGTACCTTGTAGCCTTAATATCCCGTGTATTGCAGGTTATCTAGAATGGAAGCAGGCTGTAGAAGACGAGATGACATTCTTAGAACTGATGCGAGAGCCAGAAGACGAGTCTTCACAAATACAGGTATCAGAACTGGTGATGCAAATCTTTTTTTTAAGTGGTTTATCCGTTCAAGAGGTTTCAAGAAGTTTATGGGAATAACTCAACAAATAACACTACGAAAAACCTCGCTATTCACCTAACTCATGCGAATAGTTTACATCGCGATCACGTTGTCGTAGAAAACCCGTGATCGCGTTTTGTTGACCCTAGATGGCGCAACTAATTTATAATGACACAACAAAAAACACGCAAAATCGAAGATTTCTCTTGGTCGTACAAGGGATCTGAGTGTCATGCTCAAATAGAAAGCGACGATCCTTTTGTCTGGGCGCAACAACGATGTCGCCAAAACCCAATTTATTGGCAGATAGATTTTCCCAATTCTTACTTTGTCGAGAAACAACCATTTCAGCAAAGCCTAGATGAATGCATACTCAAGCTTGAAATGCTTATTGAGGCAAGCGGTATCGATCCATTGATAAAAAAGCGCCTACCTAAGGAGTTGTTTGATGGGTATCAATTTCAATGTAGCCAAGCTGAGCTAAGAGAAATTCTTGACAAGTTGATACCCGTTCCAGGTCAACTCTCTTTATTCTCTTCATGGGATTAAAATTCATGACATTATTTGATCTCGCCGAATACGATCAGCGAACGATCGCGTGCGACAAACACCTCAAAGAAATTAGTAGTGTTGCTGACGCAGTCGTTGTGAGCGTCTCGTCTGGCAAAACCTCAACCTATCTTGCTCTCAATAAAGATCCAGAAGACAAGCGCCCATACTACTATCAGTTTGCCGTTGTCCTGACGAGTGATTTGAATGCGCGCCCAAAAGACAAAGGTTTGCTCAGGGAATGTCAGAAACGCATCCCTTGGTTTGAAGCTTCTCATGAAGTAGATGATTCGCTCAAGGTCATCTTGCAGCTTGAGCAAGAGCTAGGGCAGGAGGTTCGCTGGGTCGCATCACCAATGACTTTTGAGGAACTAATAGTAGCGAAAGGACAATTGCCTAACCGATCAAGACGTCTCTGCACTCAATACCTAAAATATGAGCCTCAGTTTTGGGATACTTACCTCAATCTAGGCGAAGGGTTAGCTGTCCAGAACAACAGCTTTATTCCCAACCCGTTGTCGATAGAAGTCCAGATTGGGTACAGGTGGGATGAGCGGCAACGAGTGTATCGTGCTTTGGGTCTTGAAGCTAATAGTAGCGATTGCGATGCATTTGAGTTCGCCTATTGCTGCGACTTAGATGGGCAGTTTACCGGAAAACACCGATGGAGAAAAGTAGATTGGCGGATACGGACTTTCCCTCTGTACAGTCGCCGCATTACGACCGAAAATGTGTGGAAATATTGGGAGTACAGAGGATGGAACTACAAATTTCCAAAAATTTCCAACTGTGTACTCTGTTTTCATAAGACAAAAGAAGAATTACAGTGTCAATCGGCTCTTTACCCTGAACGAGTGCCTAACTGGATGGCGCAAGAGGCTAAAACAGGGCATACGTTCAATAAGACCGCTAGTCTTCAAGAAATCATCTTTGAGGGCGCATCAGCAGAATCTGATTCTATGCCTTGCTCTTGTACAGATTAGCTTGACTACAATGTACACGAAAAGTTTACACCGTGATCGCGTTCCATATCTTGACTAATGACCAATCGCCAATTAGTAGAGGATGCGATCGCGTCCATCCAATCCCTTAAATCTGACTATCCTGACCCCAGTACCTTGATTAAATTTCCTGGAGCTGGGGTTCTCAAAGAAGCTGGAGTTCTTACCAACGATAAACCTGCATGGGTTGTTGCTGCAAGAACAGCACTGCGGCAGCTCCTGAGTGTTGAGGAGTGGGAGGAACTGGTAAATGTGGGAATGCTAAATCAGCACTTTACCAGTCATGCGATCGCGCAGGAAATGTGGAACTTCGCATTTGAGTTCACGGGTTATCGCCAGCTCAAGGTACTAGACCCTGGGTGTGGGACTGCGGGCTTTTATCATACTTGTCCGCACCCGCATCTCATCACCTACACCGGTGTTGAGATAACCAAGGTTTGCTCGGATATTGCCAAGTGTTCTACTGAGTCTAATGCTGCTATCTGGCAGCGGGACTTTATGAAGTGGGAGTATCCAGTGCAGTTTGACCTCGTGATCGGAAATGTACCATTTGTAAATGGGTGTAAGAAGGTGTTGCTAGGTGATCTACGAGTTAACTTAGGCTTGCACGCTCAGTTTTTTGTTAAAGCTCTAGGACATTTAGCTCCTGGTGGGCTACTGATGTTCCTCACTTCCACTAATACGCTTGATTCAGTTGGGGAAGATTATGTGAGGTTTCGAGAGTGGGTACGCGATCGCGCTAAGTTTCTTGGTGCTATCCGCTTACCCTGCGATGGTTCCACTCATGTGGGTGGGACTGAAGTAACGACAGATTTAGTGATTTTGCAAAAACAGCCTTGACACTTACCCCTTTAGGAGTAGATGACAACCTGTACGGCTACGGGGATGAAAATCGCTACATTTAGATTCAAAATACAGGGAATAAAAAAATGGGTTGGGATGGATTTCAGGATGCTGTTGGTGGATATGTAGAGGAAGTGACGATAAGGCGATTGCTAGTAAATGGGCATGAAGTCATTGTTCGGAATATTGCCCATCGACAAGAGCAAGGGTTGTTGAGTAGTTGTACTGCCTTTTATCAGGGCACAACATATAGTGGTGAATGGTTAGTATCGATGCCGGATGATGAGCTGTCTGCTGAGCTTATCAGACGGAATAAAGAGAAGAACGAAAGACAGCAGCTAACAAACGAGTTAGATTCTCTCGTCTATCACAAGGGTGTTGTCACAAAGGTGATGAAGCAAAGAATAGCTGAACTTAGGGCTATTCTGTATTAACAACAAAAATCTCACAATGTGGATCAAGGCTGAAATAATCTCAGTCCCAGCCCATAAAAGCCAGACAACTGAAGTCAGCGTTAACGAGTGGTTCATCCAGAATCACTCGTTTTTGTTAGGCACCCCCGTAGCAAGTCAGTTACGGGGGACTGCTGGTGGCTGGGTACAAACTTGTGCAGTGGAAGCGCGATCGGGACAAGACACGATCGCGCTACTGCGTGACAGACTTTCTCAAATTCTGGTTAGGGCGAGGGGAGATGATGCAACATCCCCCTCGTGCAATGACCCAAACAAAGCAACATCAACACAAGGATATTTTAACATCATGGCTACTATCATTCCGGCTGACCGTTTCGAGTCCAACTCAGTTTACGCTTTCATCCTGCGAGAGAATCCCAAGGCGTCAGGGATTGAGATTCAGTTTCCCTTAGACTGCACTGAAATTGAGTGGCGGGAGAACACACGCTGGACTAATACTGAGCGGAGCAACATACGCGATCGCATAAGCCAATCAACTTCTGGCTTTATCTCAGTGATTGAGAAAGAAGGGTTTCAGCAGGCGAATACTAACCCGTTTTTGTGGTGCGTAAAGGTGCTTGACTCTGGGATGTTTACTCAGAAAATGTCCAAGGCCAGAAGCTGGGTAAACAAGTGTTCACGGTTAGGTGCCTATGAAATTGAGGCGAGTATCCCAGTTGAGCAAACTAAATCTCGCCGCCGTAAACCCGCAACACCCGCAAGTCAACCGCAAGTTGAGCTTAGACCTAACTCAACCTTAACTCAACCTTCGGGTAATAAATTAGCTGATGCGATCGCGTCAGTTCTTTTGCCTCAGATTGTGGAAGCTGTCGGGGCGTCCCAGCAGACTAAGGAATTAGAGCGAGAGCTTGATCGCTTAAGGATGCAGGTAGAAGACTTACAAGAAGTACGGGCGAAGTATGAAGTAGAGAACATGCGGCTTCATAATGAACGCGATGCGGCGTTGGCTCGCATTGAGGAGATGGAGAGTGCTGCACAAGAACTGGGAAGTGAGGTGGAGAAATTTCGTGAGCTGGCAATTGAGCTAGAGCGCGATCGCGACGCACTCAAGTTAACTTTAGCTGAAGTCGGGTTAGATCCGGATTCAGATCTAACTCAACCTGAACCCACAGTTAACTGGGATGAATCTCCTACACCCGAACTTGTTTCATGGGATGACGATGACACGCAGCCAGACACCACGAATTCCACTCAAGCTGTGGACTGGGATGAAGACTTGGGGGAGTCGCAGTTAGGTTCAGAATCAAAGGACGAACCCGACGACACCGGCGAAAAAGAGGAATCCGACCCTGAAGGATTTGACCCAGAGCTTTTAGAAAGCTTGGGGGAGTAGTGGGGGTAAGCGACCTCACACCGATACTGAACCTGTTCGCCACGGCAGCAAGCAAAAAGAAGGGCGGTAAATTTCCCAAAATTCACTTTGCCGAGTGGGTACTCTATCAGTCCACTAAAGGGTGGTATCCAGGTTCAGTCTATGTGTCAGCTCCTGGTTTCGATTCCGGTTGGTATGCTCGGATCGAAACCGATGGGTCGCTTACCCTCAATGAAAAAACACTTCGACCTGCTGGGTTAGAAGAAGAGTTACGGAAGTTTGCGGCTGACCCTGTAGGTTATGCCGCAAGTTACGGGCGTGAGTCTAGTAACTGCTGCTTCTGCGGAATCACCATTACTAGTGACGACTCACTAGCTGTTGGGTACGGCCCAATTTGTGCTGATAAGTGGGGGTTACCTTGGGGTATTCAACCACTGCCAGTACAGGATGAAAAGTTAGAGGCAGAGTTGGCTCAATTCATCAGTTCAGATACAATCTATCGCCACGGCATTTCTAAAATGCTGTACACAGAAGGTGTTCAGCATCTGGCAGAAAAGGCTGAGTGCTACTGGTTGCTGGATGCGATCGCGTCGTGGCAATTCAAAACCAAAGTTAGCCGCGAATTGTTCCAAGTCTGGACACTTACGGTGAACCAGAAGAAAGAAGCCCTCTTAACCTGTGTTCGGGATACTGGTGCTAAACCCTTAGCAACTCAGCGCATTGAGTACACAGATTTTCCGTTACCGGAAATCAAGCTATACCTGTGCGATGGGACGTTGATGCTTCCGAGTGAGTACTGACGCTATTACTCAATGCGTTTTGGGTAGAGATTCAAGCGCGATCGCGCCCCACTCTTCAAAACGCGCATATTACCTTGACAATATATTTTACAATTGATACATTCAAGGTAGTTGAGTATTAGGGTTAATGCAAAGAGGGCAACCGAAGCGTGGCAAACAAATTGCCAAAAATTTAGGTGTGTCTGTAGCTGGGGAAGTTAACAACGGTCTTCAGGAATTAGCTCAAAAATTGGGTTGGTCTAAGTCATACCTAACTGAGCAAATTTTGAGGAACTACCTCGAACTTCCTTCAGATTACACATGGACAGATTTGGAATTAGCAAAATTAGGATTGCTGGAATGAACAGAGAAGAGTGGATTAAATCTTTAAAGGTTGACGACAAGGTTATCTATATCCATTCAGAAGAAGTTTGGGATGCAAGAATTGGTGTCATCAAAAGCATTTCTAATACCAAGCTATGCATTCAGTTTTTCAAAGACCAAAGGAAAGGTGCCATGCTCGATAAAAACACTGGTGCTAGGGCTGATTGGGCGGGTTGGATTCAACCATACAAAGAGTTTTAGTGCTGTTTTGCTTTTTTGACGCGATCGCGGCTTATCAAAAAGCTGTCAATCACATCAAGCAAAACTTTAGCATGTACACGATTCGTGTACATGACCCAAGCCCGTAGCACCGCCCCTAGGCTACGGGCATTACTGGGCGGACGAAAAAAAGTTTGAGGTAAGCAATGCTGTACATTATTGATGAGATCGAAACACAACCTTTTGACAAGCCCGTACAAAAATACCCGCGTCTGTATTTTCACGAGAAAAACGAAGGTGTGTATGGGCAATTAGTTAATCGTCGCTATCGTCCGCACACGGAATATCGTAAACTCCTGCCTCAAGTATTTGAACGGTTAGGAATAACAGAAGAAATCCAAGGTAATGCTAAATGGAGTCAGTACGCAGGGTGTTCTTGTCCATGTAGTCCAGGATTTATTCTTAAAGTGAAGTACGACCAAGATATTTGGGTAACCGTAGTGATGGATGAAGAAGAGGCACTAAAACTAATGACTGTACCATCGGAGGAACAAAACGTAAGCAATCACGCGATCAGGGAATCCACTGAAGAAGCTGGAGAACAAGACGCGATCGCACGCTACCTTAATCCAGAGCAATTAAAAAAAACGTGGGTTATCTACCCTTGATGATTGGTCAAAAGCGTTTAGTCTCCCTGCATCCGACAATACTTGAACTAATACCTATCGCGTAACCTACTGCCAATCTTTTGTCGCATTCCTGACAGTTTCTGCAATTTATTTTGCAGTAAAATAGAGGGGTAATTCCCAGCGCGGGACGGAGGATGTTCTCACCATCCTCTTCCGCTTATCAACTGGGACTATCTGAGTGAACAGACAGCATGAATAATGATACAGTACGTGCGGCACGAGCAACCATAAAGCTCGGCGGTATCCCACTTGACGTTTTTCAGTTGCCTAATGGCGAATATCGACTAAGCCAGTCGCAGGTGTTGGAGACGATAGATGCCCCAAATAACTGGATTACAAGATTGCCGCATTCAGAGGGTACTGAAAGAGTAAAATACTTACAGGGTAAAGGTTTCACTGGTTTACAGCAAAAGATTGAATTTAAGGAAGAAGGCGCGAGAGGAACCAAGTCCGCCAAAACCCTAAGCATTCCAGACGCGGTATTGGTTTGGCGGTGGTTCGACAAGCAAGGTAACAACAAAGCTGAGGCAATAATCGACGCCTGTGCTATTGAGTCCATTGAACGGCGTGCTGACAGCGCATTCGGTGTTCAACGGGATGAAGCTGATTACCAAGCCAAGATGAAAGCACGGATAGATGGTAAGGTCGTGCGTCAATCGCTAACTGATGCTATCAAAGATTACATCTTGCGACATCCCGAACTGTCGAGTAATGACAAGAAATGGCTTTATAAAAACTGCTCAGACAAAACCAACAAAATCATACTTGGCAAAATTGCCAAGAAAGCCGCAGAGGAACTGGGCTGTGAACATGCACAGTTACGGGATTACTTGCAAGCCGAACAGCTAATTCGGATTAGCTATCTGGAGGATGTAACCGTGAAGCTTATCCACCTTCAAGACATTCACCCTCTACAAGCTGTTATCCAAGCCGCTAATCGGTTATTACTCGACTTTGAAGAGTAATATCAACATGCCCGTAGCACCGCCCCTAGGCTACGGGCATTACTGGGCGGACAAACCAAAACAACACAACAAACACAATGCCTTACCTAACTCAACACGAAGTCAAGCTATTGGAGCTTTTACAAACTGGTTGTTCGGCATATTCAGTTAATCCCCAAGATGCACTACCTTTGAGGTCACTTCAACAGAAAAAGTTAATTCTTATCTGGGACTCATCCCATTGGGACGAAGTAGGTTTTGACGTAACCTATCAAACCTATGGCTGTTACCCGAATTATGTAGAAGACGGAGAACAGTATCGAATTATCGATTAGGTAATAAGCCCAGCGCGATCTGCACCTCGCGATCGCGTCTACGACCGGAAATAACAAACCAAAAGCATCTCGTCAAGAGGAAAGAAACTATTGTCGAGATGCTGGACAGATTGTTTTAGAAGGGTTTACGCGATCACACGGTACTACACAAAAACACATCACAAGGTAATCAAATCATGCAACCCAATTCATGCGATGCCGTAAAAGGCGGAGAATCGCCCATCATTCAAGCTGTAGTACTAGGAATCGCCTCCCAGTGTGAACATCCAGAGCACAGGCAATTCGCATTAGACATGGCGGCAGCAGGTATTGCTACAGCAATAGGAAGTCATCGATTGTACTGGCACGGACCTGCGGCGCATGGTGAAGACGTTTCTGAAATCATGTCTCAAACGCGAGTACGATGCATTTGGGATGAGTCCGGCAAAGGTGTTGTTGTGTATCCGCGTGTGTATACACCAAACAGCCTAATGTTGATGCTAGAAAATCTAGAGTCTGTAGAAATTGGGATTGGATTGTACTGGCATCAAGGACAACCTCTGCACGCGATCGCAAAGAATGCCTTAGAGCAAATCAAAGAAATTCTGTAAACGTTTCGTGTACAAAAACAACCACTACAGCCCCTGCAAATGCGGGGGCTTTTATTTATGACCTGGAGAAACTTCACCGTCTACATTTACCCGGATTTTATTCGTATTGTCTTCACCCAAGACCCGCGTGCTGCTGATGAACAAGGCAAGAAAATCATCACCATGCTAGAAAAAGCGGAGTTTAAGGAAGAGACACGACCAAACTACTCTCCACAGCTTAGTTGGATGCGCGATCGCACAGACTTCTGGGTCGAGCAATGCACCAAGCTCGCTCAAAAGTTCGGAGCTAATGTACTACCAGCTAAGGAGGCTCCGAACATTACGCCTGAAGCTCCGAACATTACAGACCCTATAGATAAGGTATCTAGCCCCATAGACAAAGATGTGCTAGGGCAGATGCAAGAGCAGATGGCTGCTATGCAAGCTGAAATTCTCAGACTTAGAGAGGAGGTGGAGGAACTAAAAAAGCTCGACGCGATCGCCTGAAAAAACAACATGCGCGATCGCGAAAGCCACTCAAGCAAAACTTTGACCCAACATTCATCCTCGAAGACGGTTCACCTAAGTATCTCATCTTGCAAGATGGGGATTTGAGCTACCTAGAACGGTTCAGGGGTGGATGTTGGGCAATCCATGAAGGTCAGCTAGGTATCTGCCTTAAGTCATTCCCTAGCACCTACCTCGACGTTAAGGGTACGTATCTGACAGGGGGAGACGCTTGTGTCTACTTCAGCGGTAATACCTTCATGCCCATCCAGATGTCTGGGTTTTGTCGAGAAGTGATTGAAGGGCTACTGGGGATTGCTGAGGCGAGTGAGGAGCTGTCTCGTCGGGAGGCAGTGAGTTCGTCGGATGCGTACTGTCAGGACATGCGGATTGTCCTTAATCAGCGCTATGACGAATTTGTTAGTCAGTTCGGTCTACTTCATAACTACAAGAAGTGGATTCATGGGGTTAAGGCAATCTGGGCTGATTATCGTTTACTGAGCTATGCCTTCCCTCTGGAGACTCCGCAGGGACAAAAGGCGACCATCTTCTTTCAGAGAGTAAACTACCCGCCCAGCATCCCTACTGGGCAGTTGTTCTTTCAAGAGGACGAGGGAGATCGCGTTGAAGCTGCCTACTACTGGACGCTCAAGCACTTCGACCGTGTTGACCTTGACCAAATCAGCGAGAAGTCTGCTATTCCACCCCAAGAGTGTGAGGGCATTCTGCGCTATCGCAGGTTGGTTGCACGATGGGTACTGGAGCAACAGGAAGAAGAATTAGAAAAAGTTTAATCAAACCCCCGCTTGGCTGCATTCCATCTGGGGGTTTTTACTCACATCACGAGTTGACATTCTCCCCGACCTGAAGGTGCGGGGATTCCAGAAATCACTTTCTGGGGTTCCTCTTTCCGTGAGTCGGCTTACTTGAAGGAGTTTTCTCACTCAAGCAGAGGTCGTTCTCTCCAGAGGCGT